CAGCGGCGCCAATCGCTCGCAGAAATCCCGATCAACCCTAGGGGCGCCCTTTGAAGCGCCCGGGAGCGCCCGAGGGCGTCCTCCGTCGGTGACGCATGCCGCGCAAGGTCAGGCTTTCGGGGGCAGCCGAAAAGAAGCTGCGCAACGAAAAGCAGATCTCCGAGCTGCTGGCGCAGCGCGGAAAGGTCGATGAGCAGCTGATGGCGCTCGGTTGGCAGCCGACAACCGCCGCAGCGCCGGGTGCGGATACCGGTGCGGCGCGGGAGGCGCCCGACTGGGCCGCCGAGTTCGAAGACGCCTTCGCGCATGACGGCGAGGAGCTCGACGACCCCACGCTGGCCATGCGCTGCGTGCGGCGAGCCCAGTTCATCGCCCTGCGGCAACGCTGCACAACGCCATGCCCGACGCCCGAGCAGCTGGCGGTGTGGAAGGGCATCGAGACCCAGGCGAAGGCCATGGGGGCAACCCGCCTGACGGCCGAGCTGGAGGAGCTCGCCGGCGAGGTGCAGGAGCTCCTGCAGCGCCGCCGGCGCGTCACGGCGGCGCCCGTAACGCCAACCGCCGGCCGGCCGCGTCCGCCCACTGCGCGGGGCGGAACGGGGCGGCGGGGGCCCCAGCTGCTGCCTGATCCGCCGGAGGGCGGTGGAGCCGCGTAGGAGCGCTCGTGCCGACGTTGCTGCAGAACCTCAGGGCGGCGAAGGCACTGCTGGGCGACGGGGCGCTGCTCGACATGCGCCTCGATCTCACGGCGCCCGGCGGCTTGGACGAAGCGCTGCTGGTAGCCGGCGGCTGCTGGGACCAGACCGACCAGCGGTTCCTGGACCCCATCAGCGAGCGGGAGGCGACCAGCGCGGTCACCATCCCGATGCAGGAATCGCAGGCACCGTTCGTCAACTGGGGGGCGTCCTGGCTGTCGGACTTCCGTGAGGGACGCCAGGACACCGAATACAGCCGGATCCGGCTCGTCCTCCTGGACGGCGCCCGCCGCGGTGGCAAGACGTTCGGCGGCATCGGGTTGGTGATCGCCACCTGCGTCGACGTGCCAATCGCCCGTGACGGCACGCCCCTGATCGCCTGGATCGTCTGCAAGAGCTTCCGGGAGCGCTTCCAGCTCGAGAAGTGGATCACCAACCGCATTCCGGTGACCAGCCAGGGGCGGCCCAACAAAAAGGCATGGGCGAAGCACCTCGGGGCGCCGACCCACGAGTTCCACTTCGTCCACGGCCCGATCCTCCGCCTGCTGTCGGCCGACCGCGACGACGCGACCAAGCAGGGCCGCGTCGACATCGCCCTCATCGATGAGCCGCAGAAGATGGGCGCGGCCGCGGTGGCCAACGTGGTCCAAGGCGCCGGCGACCTGGGCGGCCTGGTCATGCTGACGGCGAACCCACCCGGCAAGAACAGCCGGGGCGCCTGGATGTACGACCTCATGGAGGCCATCGAGGACCGGCGAATCGCGGCCCAGCAGGGCCGCCCAATGACGCCGCTGGCGGTCAAGCGCTTCTTCGTCGATGCCTCGCTGAACAAGGCCATCGAGCAGCAGGCGCGCACCGACGCAGGTGAGATCGTGAAGATCATCAATCCCGATCAGGCCCGTGGCGACGTCGATGCGAGCTGGGAAAAGCCTGGAGAGCACGCGACGAAGGGCTGGAGCGAGGCCAAGCACCGAGTGCTGCACGCGCTGCCGGAGACCAACCATCGCGACTTTCCGGACTGCACGCAGACGGTCCTCAACGAGCGTGGAATCTGGGGTGGTTGGGAAGTCGCCGCCGGCGCCGACTTCCAGGACAAGAGCTGGGCGATTGCGGGCGTGCTGGCCCGGTGCTTCGGCGATCCGCGAGACCCCATCATCTGGTTCTGCGACGAGCACTACGACAACACCGACGAGCGCGGCTATCTCGACAGCTTCAGCGACCGGTTCGCCATCAGCCGCGGCTACACGCGTGAGCGAGTGCTGTGGATCGGCGACGCGTCCGGCAGCTGGCAGAACGCCAGCCACAGCGAGGGCCGCACCAGCTTCGCCATCTGGCGCGCAAACCACTGGACGATCATCCCTCCGCAGGATCCCAAGGCGGAGGATGACGACCTCGAGGACGGCGAGGCCCGCGCGCGCAACCCCTTCGTCGACGACCAGCTGGCTCTGTGGAACGAGCTGATCCGGCGCGACCGTGTCCGCATCGATCCGGTCCGCTGCGAGTACCTCGCCGAGTGCGTGGCGAAGGCGGTCACCAAGCGCAATCGTGGGCGACGCGGCATCGTCCAGAACAAGTGGGCGCATGCGCTGTCCTGTGCGCTCTACCTAACCTGGCGCATTGCCTCGAAGGTCCAGCAGTACGAACCCATCAACCCCGACGACGTGCGGGGCGTGAAGAACACCTGGCGCTCGAGGTACTAGAACTCGTTCCCGTCGAAAGCGCAGTGACCAGCGGACCGTTGACCCGAGGCCCACTGGAAGCGCGAGAAGCAATCGGGTCCCGAAGCAGTCGACAAGCCGGAAGTCGAAAAGCGCAGCCGGCAATCTCCGACGGGGACACCTATTTCGCGGTGGCGGCATCGCGCGGCCGCGGTGAGGCGCCATGGCCACCAGCCGCAAGACCAGCTCTGCCGGTGGTGGTGGCCGGAAGGCACCGCCTCCCCGCGTCGCTGCAAAGGCGAAGGCTGCCTCCGAGCGCATCGCCATGTCGGCGCGCGGGCAGCGCCGGCCGACGATCAAGGGAATCGGAACGGGAGCCGGCGCCGGCGACTACCCGGGCACGAATCGCCGCCTGCAGGCCGAGCTTGAGGATCCGTCCTACCTGTCGGTCCGCACGGCCGTGCGAGCAGGACCGCTGCCGACCCGCATCTCGACCTACCCAGCGTCGAGCCTCGACCCGCTGAAGATCGACCGCATCCTCCAGCAGGCCGACCGGGCCACGGCGGTGTGGCAGTTCGCCGACATGAACTACCAGATGCGCCAGCGCGACGCCCACCTGATGGGCATCGACCGGCAGCGTCGGCAGGGCACGGCGAACAAGGAGCTGCTCATCCACCCGCTGAGCGACCGCGACCCGCTGTCGGTTGCGCTCGCACACGTGCGCCGCTCCATCTGGCTCGGCATCGACAATGCGCCGGCGGCGGTCTACTCGGCGCTGTCGAAGAACTGCGACGGCTGGAGCCTCAGCGAGATCATCTACGAGCAGTGCAGGCTGCGCATCGAACTGCCCGACGGCTACGGCAGCTCGAAGATTGTGTCGGTGCCCGGAATCTGGCCCCGCTCGATCGAGTGGGTCCACCCCAAGCACACGACCTTCAAGCAGGACACCGACGAGTGCCTCCTCGACATGGGGGGCGGCAACGTCATTCACCTGCCGCAGCACAAGTACCTCTACAGCCTAGCCGCCGGCGATGGCATCGCCCCTGGGCGTGGGTATTCGCGAGCCGTCATCTGGATGCACTTCTTCAAGCACGCGTCGCTGCGTGACTGGAATGTGTTCCTTCACCTCTACGGCATTCCGATGCTCGAGGGGCGGCTCTCACGCGAGAACTGGAACGACGCGAAGATGCGCGCCGTCCTCGAGAGGGCCATGCAGGCCTACGGGACCGGCGAGGAGAACCCCATCCTGACGTCAGGGATGGACATGAAGATCAACCAGCCGACGTCGGTGACCGGGGCGGACAATGCCTGGCACACGCTGGCGGGGTTCTGCAACGCCGAACAGAGCAAGGCGGTCCTCGGGTCGACGCTGACGACGGAGGCCGGCGGCGCCAGCTACAACCTCGGCTACATCCACCAGGACTCGACGCACGAGGCCATCGTCGGCGACGCACAGGGGACGGCCAGCGATATCGAGGCTGACATCTTCCAGTCCGCGATCGAGCTCAATGCCGTCGCGCTCGCGCGCGCCTTCGAGGAGCACAGCGTTCGCTGCCTGCCCGAGGAGCTGCCGCTCATCGGCGCCGACGTCGCCTTCGCGACCGACCGAGAGTGGACGCCCGAGACCCGGATGAAGATCTTCCTGGGCCTGGCCAACGGCGGCATCAGGGGTTCGATCTCTCAGGTGCGCCGGGAGCTGCGTTACGACGCGCCGTCTGGTCCCGAAGACGAGTTCACCGGCAAGCCGGTGGTGGTGCCGGCCGGCGCGGCCGCGGTCGGCTCGGCAGATGCTTCCGCCGGCGTCGCCAACCCGAAGAAGCAGCCCGCGCCGCCGCTGCAGACGCCTGCTCCGGTGGTGGATTCCAACGATCCAGCGCCGGTGGCCGACACCGGTGACCAACCGCCCGCGGCCTCGCCGCCGGCTTCGGAGAACCCATGAGCCTCACGATCAGCAGCGTCGTCGACCTCGCCCGCGGCTACCTCGGCATGCTCGGCATGCTCGGGCTCGACGCGTTCTCCGACGACCCGGCGGCCGGCACCACGCCGCTGCTCTGGTACAACACCGCCAGCGACCGGTTCAAGCTGATGCTCGACACGGGCGCGATCAAGACGGTGGCCTTCCTCGAGGAGGTCATCGCGAGCGGCGGCGCCGCGGGCGGCGACCTCACCGGCACCTACCCGAATCCCACCATCGGGTCCAACAAGGTGACCGGCCCGAAGCTGTCTTCGACGTCGATGCGCCTGCTGGCTTTCACCGGCCGCAACGGCGCCGGCGCCTGCACCGCCACCGGCACGAAGGTGGGCGACACCGTCATCGGCGTCATCGACCTGGCGGCCGGCACGGTGTCCGCGGCGTCGTCGTTCGAGGCCACGATCACCGTCAACGACCAGATCCAGCAGAGCAACGCCGGCAACCTGTCGGCCATCAAGTACGCGCTGCTCGTCGTCGCCAAGTCGTAGCCAACGCCACCGCTTCCTCCTGAGGCGCCCGCATGAGCACCTCCATCGCCACGCTGCACCACGACGAGCCGCTCGGCACCCCCATGCGGGTCGAGCAGCGCGGCGACAAGTGGGTCGTGCTGCCCGAGACCGGTGACGAGGTCCTCGGCGAGCACGACACCAAGGAGGAGGCGGACGCGCAGCTGGCCGCCATCGAGGCGAGCCAGAAGCGGAGCGAGAAGGCCGCTGCCGCGCTGGGCGCGAAGGTGCCGCAGGGGGGACAGGTGGCCACGCTGCCGAGCGGCCGCGCGATCAGCGATGCCGACCTTCGCCGGATGTTCGGTGGGGTGCAGCGCTTCGACGCCGGCGCCGCCGCGGTGCGCACCAACGTGTGGGACCGGGGCCTCACCTTCGGCGCAGGACCGAACGGGCGGAAGGAGAAGGACGGCGAAGAGGTCCAGTTCACTGTCGAAACCTTCAAGGCGTTCGTCGACAACTGGTACAGCCGGGGCGGCAAGCTCCCGCTGTGCCTCGATCACCAGAGCGCGCTCGGCGGCATCGTGCGAGCGCCGGCAGCCGGCTGGTACGACGCCTTCTCGGTGGTGCACGGCGGCGCGGTGGTCTATTTCAAGGCCCTGGCGGCGTCGGCGGCGACCGAGCCCAACGTCGCAGAACTCCAGTTGGAGGCGAAAAAGTTCGCCACCGCCGACGATCCCGAGCCGAGCCCCGACGGCCTGTGGGGCTTCCGCTGCGAGGTGACGCCGCTCGGCGAGAGCGCCACCGAGGGCCTGCGCAACTACAAGGGCATCTCGCCCCTGTTCGTCATGCAGGGGACCAACGAGCAGGGCGAGCCGATCGGGCCGGTCATGTACGACTGGGCCGCCGTCAACGTGCAATTCCAGGCGGGCTGCGAGCTGACGCTCAGCATGCTGCCGGCCGCTTCGAAGGAGACCACCGTGGCCAAGCCCGTCAAGATGGACAGCGGCGTCGACCCCGGCACCAACGGTCACAAGACCGTGCGGTGCCCCGCCTGTGGTCAGGACGTGTTCACCCAGGTCGACAACGCGCAGTGGCCTCCGCTGGCGCTCGTCGAGCACACGCTCGCCGGCAGCCAGACCGCCGAGAAGTGCACGGGCAGCGGCAAGCCCGTGTGGACCTGGTTCTCCGGCGCGCCGAGCGGCGACGCCGCCAACGGCAACCACGCCAACAAGGACGGAAAGAACATGAACGAGACCGCCATGAAGAAGTTCGGCGTCGCCGAGGGCGCGAAGCCGGAGGACATCCACGGCAAGCTGTCGGCTTTCGCCGCCGACTGCCAGACCAAGATGGACGCCGCCGTCGAGAAGAAGGACGGCGAGGCCATGAAGGCGCTGGCCGGCGAGCTCGACGCCGCGGCCAAGATGGGCGACGGCGGCGACGCCGCCTACGCGCATCACTTCGCCCACTTCGGCCACATGGCCAAGATGGCGAAGTCGATGGGCGACCTCTTCCTCGAGCACAAGGGCGACGACAAGGACGACGAGGCGGCGGCCATGTCGGCCCTCGCGCAGAAGTTCGGCCTCGACCCCAAGCTGCCCCGGCCGGTGCTGCTCACCGCGCTCCGCAACGTCGCGCAGCCGGCCGTCGACGCCGACAAGCTCACGGCCAAGATCAAGGCCGAGCTGAAGGCCGAGGCCGAGGCCGAGGCGGCCAAGAAGATGGGCGTCGAGCTCACCGAGCGCGCCGTGTCCTTCGGCATGACCTTCGCCAGCGACAAGGAGAAGGCCGAGTTCGTCGCCTTCGCCACCGCGTCGCCGGCGCTCGCCGAGAAGACCATCGCCCAGCTGCCCGGCGCCCGCGCGCTCAGCCGGCAGACCGTCAACGGCAAGCCGATCGGCAAGCCCGACGTCAACGCGAACCTCGCCGGCGACGACCCCAAGCAGGTCCGCCAGGCCTACGCCCGCGAGCGCGGCGTGATCATGAAGCGCGACAAGTGCGACCTCGAGCAGGCCAACGAGAAGCTGCGCACCGAGAAGCCCGAGCTCTGGGCGCAGTTCCAGGCCGTCCGCGGCGTCGCCTAGCACCCTCGCGGCCGGGCTCCCCGACCCGGCCCGCTCACGCCCCACCAGCACCGTAGCACCCGGGCGGCCGATGCCGGCGCGCCTTGGCACCCGTCCGTCCACCCCTCACAGGGAGACCAGCAATGGCACTCGGAGAGAACTACAAGGAGGGCGTCCACCCGGCGGCCCTCGACAGCGTCGGCGGCTTCCAGCAGGGCAACGTGGCCGTCTACGCGGCGCCGGCCGCGACCGGTGACCGGCAGGTCGCCCTGCCCACCGGCACCGCGCCCTGGCTCACCCCGCCCTTCGGCATCAACCGCAGCGCCGGCTACGTCGGCGGCACCGGCACCACCTCGGGCGAGACCCTCGACCTGACCCGCCAGGGCATCTCGACCGTCCTCCTCAAGAACGGCACCGCCGCCACCCGCGGCGGCAAGATGATCGCGTCGGCCACGCTGGGCTACGTCCAGCCCTACACCGACTACAGCTTCTCGGCGTGGATCCTCGGCACCTTCGAGGAGGCCCTCACCGCGAGCTCCACCAGCGACCAGGTGACGGCCTACGTGCAGCCGTACTTCCAGGCCATCGTGCGCCCGGTCACCGCCGGCACCACGTCGACCTTCGGCGCCAACACCCGCTTCCTCGGCGCCGTCGGCAGCACCATCGCGTCCGCGCAGGTGCCGCTCTACGTGGCGCGCTTCGCCGGCGAGACCATCCGCAACCTCGCGGCCACCCTGGTCACCGCCCCCGGCGGCACCGACACCGTCGTCTTCACGGTCCAGAAGTCGAGCGACAACGGCGCGACCTGGGCCGACACGGCGCTCACCTGCACCATCACCGGCGTCGCCAAGAGCGCGAGCGACCTGACCGACGCCGTGGTGCTGGCGGCCGGTGACATCCTGGCGATCAAGACGGTCTCGAGCGCCACCACCGCCGCCCAGGCGACGGCGACCTTCGACGTCACCTAGTCGTCCTCGACAAGGACCGCCCGCGCCCCGACGGGCGGTCCTTTCCCTGCTCACCTCGAATCCGTAACCCCACGCGCTGCCCTCGGGCGGGCGCGACAGCAACGCGCATGCCGCGCGGAGGGATCACATGGCAACCAGCCAGGGCGTTCTCCATCACGACGTTCTCCTCTCGCAGTACGTGCAGCACTGGAAGGCGCCCAAGGGCGTCAACTGGTACCTGCACAACAAGCTCTTCCCGGTGGTCACCTCCGACAAGGCGAGCAACGTCTTCAAGGTGATCAACCAGGGGACGTTCATGCAGCGCGGCAACGCCACCATCGGCCCGCGCGGCGACGTGAACACGGTGCAGGCCTACTACGATCCCGAGGTCCAGTTCGTGACCAAGCCCTACGGGCTCGACGGGATCGTCGACTACCTCGAGCGCGAGATGGCCGACGACGCGGCCAAGTACGAGGAGCTGCAGACCGACCTGCCGATGTCGCTGATCCACAACGACCTCGAGCTGGACGCCTGGAACGCGGTCACCACCACCGCCAACCTGGGCAGCAACTACGCCACGGTGCCGACCGACGAGATGTGGGACAACGCCTCGTCGCTGAACGCCAACCCGATCCTCCGCATGCGCAAGAAGTGCGAGTCGATCATGGCGGTCACCGGTCGCAAGGTGAACTTCGCCGCCTTCGACCGGCTGGCGCTGCGCGCGCTCAAGTACCACCGCACGACGCAGGCGATCGCGCCGGTGCACACCACGCCGGCCGGCCTGCAGGAGATCACCGTCAAGCAGATCGAGGAGAAGCTCCAGGACGTCATGGAGCCCGGCTCGATCCACATCGTGCACTTCCGCTACGACGGCAGCCGTGGGCCCAAGGGCCAGAGCTCGCTGGTGCCGAAGAGCCCGGTCGGCCCGAACCTGGTGCTCGGCTACATCACCGACACCTCGCGCGAGGACATCAGCGCCACCAAGCAGTTCGCCTTCGTCGGCGACCGCAACAACGTGCAGGGCACCAACCTGCAGGGCGTCAAGGACGTGCCCGCCCTCGACGAGGTGCTGTCCGGCGAGACCCACGACCCGCGCGCCCCGATCGCCGCCTACACCTACCCGGTCTACAGCGGCCAGCGCGGCGGCCACGCCGTCCGCGTCCTCACCAACCGCGTCTTCAAGGTGGTGCGGCCGTCCTCGCTGTGGGTGGACTTCGGCATCGTCGACTCCAGCAACTCGGCCCTCTACGGCTCCGAGCTGTCGTAGCCCCCTGACCAGGGCGCGCCGTAGCAATCGCGCGGCGCGCCCTGTGTGAATCCCTGCCGACCCCGACGGCGACGGCGCGCGCCCCGACGCGCTGAGAAAGCTCTCCGACCATGGCCGACAAGCCCAGCGACAAGAACACCACCACCGCCCCCGCCGCCGACAAGACGCTGCGCTGCCGCGTCGTCACCCGCTACGGCGAAGCCAACGTGGGCGACCTGGTCGAGGTCTCCGAGAAGGAGTACCGACGCCTCCGCAAGCCGCGCCTCGACGCGGACGGCAACCCGGTGCGCGGGAAGTTCAACTTCCCGGTGCTGATCACCGCCGAGGACCAGGCAAAGCTGGACGAGGAGAAGCGGCTCGAGGAGGAGGCCCGCCTCCGTTCCAGCGCCGCCGCCGACGACGCCACCACGGCGGCCGGCTGGGCTGCGTTCGAGCGCCAGTCGCTCGAGGCCGTCACGGCCGATCGCGAGGCGCAGATCGCTCGGCAGAAGCAGATCGAGCTGGAGGTGGCGGAGCGGCTGCGCGCCGGCGGCGCCTCGGCCTCCGCCACGGGGTAGCCCATGGCCTACTGGGCCACGCTAAGCCAGATCGAGACCGCGATCGGGGGTGCCGAGCGGGCGAGGCAGCTCGCGAAGGCCGACGCCTACGGTGACGCTGTCTACCTCGACTTCATCGCGAAGTGCCAAGCGCCGGCCAACGCCTACCTGCGATCACTGCTCCGCAAGGTCATCGACCCCGACAACGCGGCGGTCGCCTCGGACCCGCTCATCGCCGACCACGAGGCCACGCTCACCGCCCGAAACATGCACCGCAAGGGCGCTGGCGGCCTGGAGATGCCGCCGGAGCTGAAGACGGCGATCGAGGACTTCAACGCCTGGGAGCAGAAGCTCAGCGACGGCAAGATCGCATTCGATTCGCCAGACGCGACGGCCACCGAGGCCGGTGTGAAGATGGTGCAGACCGACACCGACGGCCGCCGGGTGACGCGCAGCAACATGCGGGGGTTCTGCTGAAGCGAGGTCGACGGTGATCGACATCGAGTTCAACGTCGAGACCGTCGAGGGGCTCCGGTCCATCCGGATCATCGCCGACAAGCTCGCGGACAAGGACTGGCTGTCGAGCCTCCTCCGGCGCTACGATCGCGAGTGGCTCCGGCCCCGCATCGACCAGCGCTTTGAATCTCGCATCGGATGGCCGGCCCGCAAGGAGGTCACCGAGAAGCGCATTGCCAAGCAGGCGGTGCTGCGCGAGGCGAAGAGCGTTTCGGTGCTCCGCCGGAAGCTCGTGCGCGATGTGGCGCGGGCGCGAAAGCGCCTGGGCGCGGTGAACACCGCCGACGGCTTCTTCCGCGAGCGGGCGCGGCAGGAGAAGCTCGGCCTCGACGGCAAGCGGTCGTACTCCATGTCGGACGTGCTGCGGTCGCGTGCGGCCGCGGTCGCGCGACGTGAGGCCGTGTTGGCCGAGTTCGAGCGCCTGGCCAACGGCGGCGATCCGAGTCGCCCTCTGACGACGCAGAAGCAGACCGACAAGCTGCGCGAGCGCATGGAGCGGGCCAAGAAGCTCGATTCCGGCGAGGCCACGCTCGGACGCATCGCCGGCAGCTTCAAGACCGAGATTCGCGACGGCACGCTGGTGGACGCCAGCGAGATCTCCTGGAGCAACATCCACAACGAGGGAGGGCGCGCTGGCCATGGTGCAGTCGAACCGCCGCGCCCCTTCGCGTTCCTCGAGGACATCGACGTGCGGATGCTCGTCAACATGATCCGAGAGGACCTCGAGGACGATGGCGGCGTGATCCTGCGCAACGAGGGCTGACGTGGCGCTCTACTACCCGACCGCGCTGGCCACGGTGCAGGACGCCCTCCTCGACCTGGTGGCCCTCGGCTACCGGGTCCGCGATGGCGCCGTCGATGACCGAGACGCGCTGGCGCGCGTCCTCACTCTCGGCGCGGACAGGAGCAACGCGATCCCGGACCGGTCGCTGCGGTTTGTCGCCGAGACCGGGTGCTGTTGGATCTTCCGGCGCTGGTCGCAAGACGAGCCATCGGAGGTGTGCGTCGCCGCTGCCGACCGCGGAAGCCGCCCGGGCCGCTGGCTGCGCACGGCTTCTCCGATTCAGACCACCGACGGAAGCAGCATCGCCGCAGTGGACAGCGGGTACCTGAAGAACGTGGCGCTGTGGACCGGAGAGATCGGCGGCAAAGACTGGGACCAGCGCATCCTCGCCGCCCGCCCGGCCGTGATCCTGAAGTACCGCGGCGAGGATAAGGATTGGATCACCACGCCGCGCGGAAAGAGCGCGACGAAGCTCCTGCACTTCGAGCTGTGGGCGGTCTCCCTGAACTACCGGCTGGAGCTCGAGGCCGCGATCGGCCCAGCGCTCTCCGATGAAAAGAAGGAGGATCCGGGCGTCGCCCGCATCATGGGCGACCTCGAGAACCTGCTCGACGGCGTGGCGGGGACCCAGCTCGACATCCATGCGGGCCGCGACAGCAAGGGACTCCTCGGCTTCGATTGCGGGCTTGTCGGCCCGACGACCCCAGCGGTCGAAGACTTCGCCGGAAGCGAGTTCATCTGGACAGCGCCATTCGACGTGCGCGTCACCGTGCACCGGCAGGCGCCGACCCAGCCGCCGCTGGATGTGCTGACCGCCCAAGGCGTCACCGACGCGCTCAAGTACCCGGTGGACACCATCATCCCCGAAGAAGGAGCCCCCGATGCGACAGCCTGAACTCGGCGAGCTGGTGACCATCCGGCCGGCCGAGCAGTTCAAGACGAAGGGGTCGCTCTCGATGGTGATGCGCGCGCCCGGCGTGCGCCTCTTCAACGATGGCGTCGAGACCCCGTGGACCTCTTTCCTGATCGAGCGCTATCGGTCGGGCGAGATCGAGATCGTGCCGCCGCCCGCCGCCGAGGAGCCCGGTCCCAGCGCCCCGGAGGCGCTGCCCGCGGATGCTCCCGCTGCCTCCACCACGCCCGCCCCTGAGGTGCAGCCGTGACCGTGCCGATCAACCCCGATCTCCCACTGTCGCAGGTCCGGCCGCAGACGGCCGTGTACCTCGACTTCAAGGCGCCCGGCGGCGGCGACGAGAGCGAGCCGATCAACGTCATCCTGTTCGGCGAGCGGCTGACCTCGGGGCAGTGGGCCCCGAACAGCGTCAACGCCATCCTGTCGCAGAAGGACGCCGACGACGGTGCCGGCAGCACAAGCCTGCTGGCGCTCATCGCCCGCTCCGCCCTCGGCACGGGCAAGGCGAGCAACGTGCGCCTGTGGGGCGTGCCGATCGCCGAGGCCGCAGCCGGCACCGCCTCGATCGGCAAGCTCGTCGTCAGCGGGACGGCGACGGCTGCCGGCGGCGCCAACATCCTTTTCGGCAGCCAGGTCGTCTCGGTCTCGTGGGCGACCGGCGACACCGGGGCCACGGTGGCCACCGCCCTCCTCGCCGCGCTCCAGGCGCTCGATCGCCAGCCCTTCACGTTCGCGCTCAACACCGCCACCATCACCTACACCGCCACGCAGAAGGGCGCGGTCTTCGAGGACTGGCCGATCCGCGTCAGCTACACGGTGCAGGGCACCGGCATCTACTTCGGGCCGGGGTCGGTGACCTTCGCCACGAACGCCGTGGGCGCGGGCACGGTCAAGATCATCAACGGCTCCACCACCGTCAGCGCCACCCTCGCCAACGGCAACACGCCGACCGTCATCGGCGACGCCGTGGTGGCGGCGCTGAACGGCGACGACTTCCCGCTCGACGCGGGGACCAACGCGGCCGGCGTGGTGCCGCTCTACTTCGCCCACAACCGGATCTGCCGGCGCACGTCGGTGGCCGTGGTGACCTCCACCGGCACCACCGCCACCCTGACGGGCGGCAGCGCAACCGACGGCACCGGCAGCGCGTCCAGCCTCACCTACAACGGCACGCTGGGAGCGGGATTTCCCTCGTTGGCGACAGCCCTTACCAACGTCCACAACAAGGGCAGCTTCGGCAAGTGGGTGTGCCCCTGGTCGAACGCGACGCCGCTCGGGAGCCTCTTCTCGCAGGTGGTGACCGATGCCGGCGGTGGGACGGGTGCGCAGCGCGGGCAGGTAGTGCACGTTGGCAGCGTCGACGGCCTGGCAGCCGCCGGCGCGCTCGCAGCCGGCACTTCGCCGGCGATGACCACCGACCCGCAGGGCCAGGTCCGCGGCGCGGTGGCCTGGTGCCCGGATGCCGGCGTGCCCGCCTGGGATCTGGCCGTCCGCACCGCGGTGATGCGCGCGTCGGTCTCGAGCCCCTTCCACGTCTACAACGGCGAGAAGGTGCCGTACAACGCCGACGTCCCGGTCTACACGCCGGACGCGGCCGTGTGGCCGTCCGACCTGACCATCAACAGCGCGCTCCGCGACTACGGCCTCACCCCGCTGGTGGTGAAGGGTGGCGTGCTGGTGGTCGAGCAGGGGCGCACCACCTCGCTGTCGAGCGACCGTCGGCTGTGGGACTGGTCCTACGTCGACCAGCGCGACAGCCACCGCCGCGACGTGCGCACCGAGGGGCCGAGCCGGTTCAAGGACTGCGCCCTCGTGGCCAGCCTCGACGCCGTCAACACCGAGAACGACATCACCACCGACGTCGTCAAAGCTTGGCTCCGCGGCAAGCTCTTCCAGTGGCAGCTCGAGGGCACCTACGACGGCGCCACGGCGCTGGCCCCGCTGGTGGACGCACAGATCAACGCCGGCCAGGCCAGCCGCTGCGACGCCGTCTACCCCGACAGCCCGAAGATCCCCTTCCACATCCTGAGCCTGATCAGCCAGCAGGCCAGCCCGCCGATCGGAGGCTGATCCATGTTCACGGTTCCCGGCCAGCTCCCGGTCTCGATCAACGACCGCTACGCGACGACGATCAAGGGCTTCACCGTCAAGCAGAACCGAAGCTCGACGGTGCACTCGGGCTTCACCGGCAACTTCGCCAAGAGCGAGGGCATCTACCAGTACAGCTTCGACTTCGAGATGCCGCCGCTGAAGAACGACGACGGCACCGGCGGGTGGCAGTTCACCGCCAACGTCCTCAAGGGCCCCTTCACCCTGTCGTTCTACATCGGCAGCCAGGAGTACCGCCTGACCGGCTGCGGCGTGAACGACAAGAGCCTCCAGGTGGCCCAGGCCGCCGGCTCGACGTCGTCGCCGATGAGCGGCAACGCGCTGCGCTGCACGCCCGAGCTCTAGTTCGCCTTCTCGCGCCGGCAATGCCGTCGGCGCGCCGCGGTTCCACCCTCGCACCCCGACGAGGAGACCCATGGACGCCGAAGCCTTTCTCGCCAGCGCCGGCCAGTCGGTCGTCGCGCCCCACCGCGTCATCGTCCGCCTGTTCAGCAAGGACAAGGGCGGGCCCCTCCAGGAATGCCCCGCCGTCCTCCAATTCGTCCCCGACTCCGATCGCCTCCGCGCCATCGACGCCGCCGCCGACATCCTGGCGAGGGTGCCGGGCGGAGCCACGCCCGATCGGCGGGCCGTCGAGGAAGCGCACCACGTGCTCACCTACGCACTGCGGGATGCGGACCAGCCGGCACGGGTCTTCTTCAAGAGCGTCGAGCAGTGCAAGCAGTTCCTCGTCGAGGACGAGGCGCTGCGCCTGTGGAACGAGTACGAGCGCTTCAAGGTGACGCATTACCCGGGCTCCATCTCCGTCGACGAGGTCAAGGCGATCAAGGAGGCGGCCCAGACGCTTTTTTTGGACGGCCTGATCTCGCGCTTCGGCTACTGGCCGATCCTGAGGGCACTGCCTTCTTTGGCGGTGATCTATGGCGCGCCTCTCCGCGCGCCGTAATCACCTACGCCTACTTCGTCGAGGTGGCGCGAAGCATCCAGCTGCTCGACCTCAAGCGCGCCGAGGACCGTCAGTACGAGGTCATGAAGGGCGCGGTCACCAACGGCCTGCACCTCTTCTTCTTCGGGAAGTGACCCCATGGGCGCGAAGTTCATCATCTACGCGCTCACCGATCCCGACGGCGCTGTCCGGTACATCGGCAAGTCCTGCAGCGGCCTCGCGCGGCCCCGCCGCCACGGCCACCCGAGCGAGCTGGCGAAGGACGTCGGCTACAAGGGCAACTGGATCCGGTCGCTCCGCGAGCAAGGACAGGACTTCGGCATTCGCGTGCTGGAGGAAGTGAGCGACGAAGCGCAGCTGTCAGCGCGCGAGATTGCATGGATTGCTGAAGGGCGCGCGCAGGGCTGGAGGCTGACCAATCTGACCGACGGCGGGGATGGACTGCGGGGCGTAAAGCGCGGGCCGTTTTCTGAGGAATGGAAGCGCAAGCTCAGCGAGGCGCACAGGGGCAAGACGCACTCGGCAGAGACGCGGGCGAAGATGAGCGCGGCGCACACCGGAAAGCCGAAGGCGCCGGAGGCGGCAAAGAAGAGCGGAGAGGCGCGGCGGGGGCGTCGCCTGTCCGACGAAATGAAGGAGCGCATCCGGAACACATTGAAGGGCCGAAAGCCGCCGCCGCAATCGTGGATGAACTCCGTGGCGGTGACGAAGGGCCGGCCGCTTTCTCAGGAGCACCGCGAAAAGATCCGCGCAGCCTTGAAGGGCCGCGTCATCCCTGACGAAGCGCGCGCCCGAAGCGCCGCGGCCCGTCGAGGCCTTCCGTGGTCTGCGCAGCGTCGGGCGGCATTCGAAGCGAGGAGGGTGGCACGTGGCTCTTGAAGGTGCCGCCAAAGTTGAGATCGATGTTCTTGGCGCCGATCGCGCCGCCGCCGCGGCCCGCTCTGCGCTGTCACCCTGGGGCGAGTACGCCGACAAGGCCAAGGAGAAGTTCAGGGGGTTCCGGCAGGAGGTGGGCGGCGCGATCGGCAGCGTGGTCTCCGACCTCGGGCGGGTCATCACGGTTGGCAGCACGATCTCGTTCGCCGGCGCGGTGCAGAGCGTCCAGAGCTTCGAGAAGGCTACCGCGCAGCTCGCCGTCGCCACCCGCCAGCCCCTCGAGCAGATCCGTACCCAGTTCGAGGACATCGGCCAGAAGATGGGCATGAAGCCCGAGGCGGTGGCGAGCTACGTCACCGGCGTCGGGCGCATCACCTACAACTTCAACGAGGCCCAGCGCAACCTCGGCGCCTTCAAGAACGCTGCGGCCGACTGGAACCGCCCCCTCGAGGGGATGGCCGGCCTGCAGGTGGCCATCAACAAGCTCGGCTTCAAGGACGCCGAGAAGGCGCTGGCGCAGATCCGCGCGAATGCCGAGTCGCTGAAGACCGTGGGCGGGCCCGCGGCGCTCGCCGACCAGGTGGAGCGCCTGTCAGGCGTGTGGGACCGCGTGAAGGGCGGCGGCGGCAGCGGTTCGATCGCGTTGACCGGCCTCATTGGCAACGGCTTGAACCCGCAGCAGCAGCAGCGAGCGCAGCAGCAGATCCTGGGCGACTTCACCAGCGACACCATCGGCTGGGAGCGGTTCCTGCGGCGCACCGGGCAGCTGGGCCGGAACGAGCGCGTCACCGACGATTCGGGCCAGATCAAGAACCTGCCCGAGTACATCGCCAAGATCCAGCGCGGGTACATGAAGGTCTCCGGCGGCAACAAGGACCAGATGGCCTGGCTCGCCGGGCTGCACTTCGGTGACACCATCACGGGCTCCGCCTTCGCCAACATGGACCCCGAGAAGCTGGCGCGGCTCGCGAAGGAGCAAAGCGCCTCCGACGCCCAGGCGCGCCTCAACGCGACCGATGCCGGGCGGCGCGACGTGAACGCGGTGAAGCGCGCAGGCAAGGAACGGGGCCTCTTCGGCTCCGACACCTTCCTGGGCGGGCTTGCCAAGATGTACGACGAGTTCTCGGCGGAGAACCCAATCGCTGGCAAGGGCGTGGAGCTGGGCATCGCGGGCGCCGCCGGCTGGCTGGGCAAAGCCATGATGGGCCGGAAGGCAGTGGCCGCGGCGGAAGGTGCGGCGGCAGCCAGCAAGCTAGCTCCCGCGGCGCGCGCGCTCCGCGTAGGCGGCCGCTTCGGCCTTGCCCGCAGCCTCGGCTTCGGCGAACTGCTCGCCGAAGGCCTTGGGCTGACCCTGGGCAACGCAACGGCCCCCATCAACCAGAAGGCCCGTCAAATCGAGGGCGAGACGGCCGGAGCGCTACAGACGATGCGCGAGGGCCGCGTGGCCGCGATCGTGCGCGCGGCCGAGCGCTCCGGCGGCACCAGCGAAGGCTACATGCGCGAGCTCGGCAAGCCGCTGCTCGCACAGATCGCCCACGACCCGCAGCTTCAAACGGTGGCGGCTGGCATGGCCAACGGATCGGTCGACCTGTCCCGGCTGGCGCCCGGGCTCGCTGAGGCCTTCACCTCCGCGCTGTCGAAGTCGCCGCTCAAGGTGCACGTCGAGATCATCGACAGCACCAGCGCCGGCGTCGACGCTGCGCAATCCGACTTCAACGCCAGCGGAACGAGCGGCAACCAATGAACGAGAACCAGCCCTCCACGCTGCCGGCGAAGACGTACCGCCTGGAGTTCGGCGGGATGGAGCTCCATGCGCTCGCTCGCGAGCTGATCGATAGCCGCCAGCAACGCGTGGCTGTTCACGAGTTCGACCGTCGCCCGGGCGGGCAGACCGAACCCATGGGACGCGGCCCGCACTCGACACGCGCGACCCTGGTCTGGATCGGTGACCAGGGCTTTCAGGATGCGCTCCGCTTCGGGGCGATGCTAGACGACAACCCGACCCGGCTCCTCGTCCATCCCCTCTACGGGCGGATGCAGGCGACGTGCAAGGGGTTCGACGGCGCCAACCTGCGCGCGTCCGAGCCAAACACCTACTACACGCCGGTCGAGTTCCTCGAGTCGAACCTTGACGCGAGCCTCGTGACGCAGGCCGCGCAGGGGGTGCCCGCCAAGGCGGGAGCCATCCGCGAGGGCGTCGAGACCTTCACGTCGTTCGCGGCTACTTGGTCCATCACGATCACCGCGGGCGTGCAGCTTTTCCTCGAGGCGGCGGCGAACTTCGCAACCCTCGCTCTCGACGCGGTGGACGACGGCACCCTGGACCCGGGGCTCGGCAGCGAGCTGGCCACCTTGCTCACCATGACCGGCACTGCGCAGGCCGAGCTGCGCTCGGTGAACACCCCGGAGGCGGCGCAGGCGGCCGACCAGTGCGAGGTGATCGCGGCCAACGCGCGCGAGCTCGGGGATGCGCTCCAGGCCACCAAGCCGGCGCCGACGGTCTACGTCGTGCCGAGCGACCTGCCCCCCATCGCGGTGGCCAACCTGCTCTACGGCGCCGCGGCGGCGCAGCACCTCGACGCGCTCTTCATCAACAACCCGTCGATCGTCGGCCTGGACCCGGTTCCGGCCGGCACGCGCCTGTTCGTTGAGGCAGCCTGATGGCCGTCACGTCGCTGCGCCCGGTAGGCTTTCTGGATGGGGACCGCGAGGTCGCCAGCCCCCGGAAGCAGTCGACTGGCGACCCGATCTTCGTCATTGAGATCGGGGGAGTCCAGTACGAGTGCCGGGAGCACAGCTACACCGCCAACGTGCTGAAGCTCGCGGACACGGCCACGGTCACGATCCCCTGCCCGGACGGATACGCGCTGTCCAAGGCGGGACCGGTCTCGATCTCCAAGGTGGCCCCCCGCGGCGCCCTCTGCATGCTGTACATGAGCGATCCGGCGGTGAGCGGCGGCGCGCTCATGCCTCGGATTCGAGGGCGCGTGGTGCGGCGGAGCGCGTCCGGTGGCGGAGACGGTACCGTGCTCACCCTGTCCGTTGCCGACCTTGGCTGGCACCTGACCTCCTGCGGTCGCGTCTTCAAGAACATCTGGGGAGCGCAGTGGGAGACGATGATCCGGAGCCAGATCCTCGACGCCTCCCTGAAGTGGGGCTTCGTGGACGTGCGCGGCACAAATCTGCTGAGCAAGCGCATCAAGCTGGGCCGCGCAGCCGTCGAGGCCGCCATCCAGCAGAAGTACGACCCAAAGAAGATCGTTCGGCTACAGATCGAGGTCGGCCAGACCCTCGACACGCTCTTCATCGAGTGGGCGCGCTACGGCAAGCTGCTGCTCAACGTCTCCACCGACGGCTACCTGCAGTTCTTCAAGCCGGCGAGTGGAATGGGGACGACGCCGTACACCGAGAAGCCCCTCTACACCTTCATCCGCCGCCGGGCGCCCAACAACCAGCACAACAACATCAAGACGGCGTCCCTCGACGAGAGCGCGGAAACGTACACGCACGTCGAGTGCTGGTCTTCGGTGGTGGACCTCCAGGCCGCCAAGGACATCCAGGACAAGCTGAAGGCGGACCCGAACGCGGCGCGCTACCACGGCGAGTACAACCCGCCGGCGAGCAAGCGCCCGTTCGACTTCTTCCGCAGCTACACCTTCACCGACCCCAACCAGATCGGCCACGACGCCGTCACCCAGCGGGCCGAGTGGCAGTGGCAGCGGTTCGAGTTTGATGCCTGGACCTACACCGTCGAGGTCTACGGCCACAGCCAGAACGGCTTCCCGTTCGTCGATGACACCATGTGCGAGGTGCACGACGAGATCCTCGGCGTCGACGGGCTCTTCTACGTGGTCGGAGTCGACTGCAAGCGGAAGCTGGCCAAGGCCGGCTTCGACCGCGGCGCTGGCACGACCGCCCGGCTCACCATCAAGAAGCCGAACCTGCTGGCCGCGTAGGGGGCGACGATGCCGATCGACTGGGGCTCTCGCATCGCCGCTGCGGAGGCCAGAGCGAAGGACTGGGCGCGGCAGATCGTCGCCAACCTGGTGCAGGTCTCGCCGCTGTCCTCGAGCGACAGCAAGCGCGGCGGCTTCCGGGTGGAGGGCCGACCCAGCTCGAGCAGCTTCAGCCAGGCCGCGCGCCTGATGCAGCACGCCGGCTTCCAGTCGCGAGCCTTGGCCGCCACGCAGTTCGTCAAGCTCCTCGTCGAGGGAGGCGCGGCGAAGGCGCTGCTCGTGGCCGAGGACGACGGCGTCGACCTGGGACTGGCGGAGGGCGAGGCTGCACTCTATTCACCGGCGAAGCCCGCCGCCAAGGTGGTGGCCACCGCGGGCGGAGGACTCCAGCTCAAGACCGACGGCACCGCGGACGCGGTCTTCCAGGACGGCGACAAGAAGGTCGCCACCGACCTGACGCCCACCGACAACGGGACGATCGCCATGACCGCGGTGGCGGTGCCGGGGCCGCCTCCAGTGACCACGGTGACCTTCACGTGGGCGCCGCCGAGCGGAACGCCGCAGATCATCGGCACGCTGCAGTTTACCTCCGGGCTCCTCACCTCAGCGACGCCTGCCCTGAGCGGGATCGGCATGACTGGCAAGGTGAAAGGCGGCTCGCCGCACCTCCTCGCACCGCAGGGGACTTGAGATGCCGCTCGCCATCAACGGCCACCGCGGGATGGCCTACCAGAACGCCGGCAACGGGCGGCTCACCTGGGTGTGGAAGAACGGCAACCCCGTCTTCGACGACGGCCTTGTCGACCGCATCATGTCCCTGCTCGTCGAGCAGGAGTGGTGGGCGGACCGCGCACGGCGGCGTCACTCCCAACTCCTTGACGTTCACGAGGACGACGAGCGCACGAAGAGCCGACTCGAGCAATATGCACTCGACGCCCTCGATTCTCTGATTGGCGAAGGCGCCGTCAGAAACGTGGCGCCAGAGGCAAGCCGAGACATCAACGGCCGCTGGTCGCTGCTCATCCGCTACTCCACCGCCGCCGGGCCGCAGAAGCCGCTCGACGTGCCAATCTCGGTGTGACGATGGCATTCACTCCCGATCCCATCGAGACGCTCGAGGGCAACCAGGTCGCGCGCTACCGGAACAAGTTCCCCGACAAGGGGCTCGGGACCGAGGACTTCCTCGGCAAGCTGGCCCACGCCGAGGCGGCCGGGCACTACTCGCAGCAGCAGCGCATGCGGCGCATCTCGCTCGACTCCGTGCCGCAGAACGGCAGCCTCTACGCCGCGCTGTCGAGCTGGGCAACGGCAATCGGCCTGCCTGACGGAAGCGGCGTCGACGGCAGCTATGGGCCGCTCAAGGCGACCGTCGCAACGGGCATCGCCGCGCAGGCGCGAGGAAACGTGGGTGCCACGGTATGGAGTGGCATCGGCGATGCGCCCGTGCTCACCGGGCCGGACGGCATCACCAAATTCGTGATGACCGCGGCTGCGTCCATCGGCGGTGGCGGCACCTGCAACATCGCGCTCAACGCCACCACCCCGGGCACCGCCGGCAACGTCTCCGCCGGCGACATCCTGACCTTCGACTCGCCGCCGGCAAACGTGCAGTCGACGGTGTCCGTCGTCACCGGCGCCACCAACGCGATCGACCAGGAGTCCATCCAGGCCTTGCTGGCGCGCATCCTCGACCGCTGGCGCAACCCGCCCAAGGGCGGCGCCGCGGCTGACTACCGCGCCTGGTGCGAATCGCTCGCGGGCATCGTGGAGGTCTACCTCTACCCGCTCCGAAAGGGGACGGGCACCGTCGACATGGTCGTCCTGCAGGCGGGTTCCAGCGCCTACAGCACCTCCACCCGCGACCCAGGAGCGACACTCGCAGGGCTCGTCCAAGCCTTGATTGACGAGGTGCGGCCGATCACCGTCGAAAGTGCGCTCGTGCTGCGGCCGACACTCGGCACGGGCATGACCATCCGGCTCCGCGTCACGCCCAGCGCCGCCAAATACGTGTTCGACTGGAATTCAACGGGCGGCACCTGGACCGTCGACACCGTCGTCGACACCACGCACATCAAGCTGAATACCCTCGCGGACGCAACGCTGAAGGCGGCAATCGACAACGCGCAGAAGCCGCGAATCCAGCTTCGCCGCACCGGCTCGGTGCTGCCGGTCCAGGTCCGATGCATCGCGTGGTCCGACGGTGGTGGCAAGACCACCCTGACCCTCGAGACTGCGCTCGTTGTGTCCAACACGCCCAGCGTCGGTGACGCGGTTTATGCCGGGGGACCGGTCGTCGCCGGTGTGGCCGACGCTGTGCTGGCCTACGTCGACAGCCTAGGGCCCTCGCGTGTGAGCGGCTACGCCGACCCCAACACGATCTGGGACGACACCTGCCGTATTGACCAGCTCCGCCGCACTGCGCTAGACGCTGTTGATGCGGATGGGACGCGCCTGGTCCTGTCTTTCGTGGCAACGCCCACCATCAACGGCAGCACCAGCGACGTGCAGGCGGCAGACGCCTCGAGCAGCCCGCCAGAGCTCCTTTTCGCCAAGTGGATTTCGGTTACGGCCTGATCATGAGCACCGCCAGCGAGAAGGCGAAGCTGATCGCCAACCTGCCCGGTCGCCTGGACAGGTGGACCGACCTCACACCGGGCAGCGACCCAGACAAGGTGCTGGAGGTGAGCGCACGCGGCACGGACGAGGAAGTTGTCTTGCCGCTCGAAGCTCGTGCGGCAGACGCCAACCCACTCACCGCGACGGCGACCGGCATCGGAATGTGGGAAGAGGCCTTCGGGGACAGCAACACGAGCGTCGCACTCTACGGCGGCGTAGAACAGCGTCGAGCGCACGTGTTGACGCGCCACCGGGAGCATGGAGCATCCACCCGCGATAACATCCTCGCCTCGCTGGTGGCGATGTGCGGCTCGACGGCAGTGACACTGCTTGAGCACCGGCGCTCGGTGCTGACGGCTGCAAACTGGTACGAACTTCCCTCCTATCCGAGCATCGCCGGGAGCGCAAACACGGACCTTTCCATCGCGTGTGCCGACAACGCACCTGCATCGCGAGCAGGCGCTCAGGTGACGGTGCGCGTCACCCATGCCAGCGTCGAAGACTTGACCCTGACGATCATCGCCCCAGACGCGACGCAGTCGAGTCCGATGCGATTTGGTTCGGGCTCGGTCACGGCTCAAGACTTCCGCTTCTTCTGGCCCGGCGCAGCGGGGAAGAGCATTACCGGCAATTGGACCATTCGCATCACAAACGCCAACGCAACCGTGGGCACGGTCGATGATCCGGCCGGTGATGGCATCACTGGTCTGTTCGTCGAAGGCATCGGCTTCGGTCCGTACGACGGCGAAGGGCGCGGTGCCAACATCTTCGAGTGGTGTGCACTCGTGGATGAGGCAGCGGCAGTGTCTGGCATCTATGACCGAGCTGCGGTGGCCGCCGTCATCCAGCGATGGAACCAAGTGCACGGGCGGGGGTACTTGGCGCTCAAGAACCTCAACGGGGGCGACGCTGGCGTCTGGGGCGATTCCACCAATTCCTGCTGGGACGGCTTCATCTGGGAGTGACCGATGGCGTGGCCCTACGACACATTCCTCGAGACGATCTCCGCAGGTGTCACGACGGCCAAGAAGACGTTTGCCGACGGCATCCAGCAGGCGATCAATCGCCTGTTCTCGGGCGCGTACCGCGTGTGGAAGCTCGAAGTGAACGCCGCGGGCGGCCCCTCCACCAATGCCGGCAGCAACGAGATCTACGCGCTCGGCAAGATCGTGACCGCCAGTGACCTCTACGCGAGGCGACTCCGTGCAACGGGAAACTCGCTCGTGGTCGGCGACTTCGATTTCCCGACCGGCAACTTCGGGGCTTCAGCGACGGTTTCCAACGTCTCGGGCAACGACACGCACTTCCGGTTCCAGGTCAACGCCGCCGGTGCAGGCGTGGCGGCGCCTGGCTCAGTGCGCCTGACCTTCAAGGACGGCGCCTACCCGACCGCTCCGCGTGCGATCGGTGTCCTTCGAGCCGTCGACAACAACGCCGACTTCGCCTTCGGAGTGCAGGTTGACTGCACGACCACGACGGCCGTCCTGACGTGGTGGGGGACTCCGACCGCCGGCCGCTCGTACTACTTCGACGTGTTCGTCATCGGGTGAGAATGACGTCGAAGTAGTACGACCTCGAAGAGGTGGGCTTGTTCCAGTAGGTGATGATCGAGCCCACGCTCACGGCGTCGACCTGGACGCCGAAGCCGAAGTCCGCAGGGTCGTCGGCGGCGCGCAAGACGGCGATGCCGTGCGATGCCGGCGCATCGAGGAAGCGCGCAAGGGAAATGCGCACCGCCGCGGGGTCGCTCTGGCCGGTGCCAGCGCTGTTTACCTGGAACCGGAAGGAGGTTGCTGTGCCGGTAACGTTCGACACGGTGGCCTCGGTCCCGTAGCTGCCGTTGGGGAAGTCGAAGTCCGTGACAAGGATTGGCTCTTCCCCGCGCGGCAGCTCTTCGGGGTTTGGCGCTGTGCAGCCTGCCAAGGCAGCTGCGAGCAGATACGCGAAAAGCAGGGGAGCACGGTGCCGCACGACAGCCCTCCGTTCACAGCACGTTGTACATCGCGCGGTCGCGTTTGGAGTCGGTGACCACCTCGATGGCTCGCACGCGATCCAACCGGAACGTGCGCTCTTCTTGGCGGAGGTGGCAGTAGCCACCGAAAAGGTCCTTGTTGTATCCCTTCTCGCCGAGTTGGTACCCGGACTGCGCTCCGCCAAGCCACTCGGGCGTGACGACGCGAGAGCTCCATTCGCCGTGGGTGTCGCAGTAGACGATTTCGATGTCCCACTCCTTGCGGATGGCCATCGAGATGGTCCGGCGCCTGGGCCGCGGGTCGAACGGCGGCCGATCCAGGTCGGGCCCGGTCTCCCCGAGCTGGCGCTCCTCGAAGGGCAGGCCGAAGAAGTCCGTCGGCTGGGCCTCCACCGGAGTGGGTGGCCCTGGCTGGTAGATGGTCCGCTGCCGCTCGACCTCGGCGTTGTGGCGGCTGATGGCGTAGCCGATCACCGCAACGACGACCACAGCGAGAAGCACCAGTTCCACGTCCGCCTCCCCGGCCTCGGGATGGCCGGTTCGAGCTGAAGCCTACCGAACCTCACGGTCGGCTGCAACCCGCCCCCCGAGCGGTTGCTTGCCGACTGCAACAACAGCACTCCGGCAACCGCCGCCAGCGCGCCCGGCGTTCCCTCGGCAACGAGGGATCGGGGCGTCAGGCCGCTGGCGGCGGCCGCCGCTATCTCCGACGAGGAACCCATGTTCAACGACCTCTCCGATGGTGGAATCGTCCTCGTCGCCCAGTACAGCGGCGACATCCCGATCAGCTTCCTCGGCATCGGCGCCAACGGCCAGCCCGGCAAGGCGGGGCTTGTGCGCAACCTGTCGTCGGCGAACTGGATCGCCTCGGACTGGTTCTTCGTCGGCGCGTCGGCCAAGGTTGCTCTGACCGTCTCGGGCGCCATCGGAACCGGCGTGAAGATCCGCATGGAGGGGCGCCGCCGCGACACCGTGAACGACGCGGACGGCCCCCCGATCGTCCCGCTCTTCCGGCCCTTCCTCATCGACACCACGCGAACCGACAGCCCCGCCACCGCGGCCGCGAAGGAGCAGACCATCCTGGCGGCCGACTTCCGGAACGGCCTGGGCACCGGCACCGACCAGGTGAGCGACTGGAACGGCACGGCCGCCGGCGCGGCCGCCGCTTCCGAGGCGCTTGACGTGCGGCTGCTGAGCTCGGATGCGCTCATGTCGGGCTGGGCTCGCGTGCTGCTCATCAGCACGGCCGGCCCGACGACCGGAGACAAGATCATCGTCTCGGTCAATCGCGGGTAACTCCGCTAGTCACTTCTCACCGGTCACTTCCAGACAGTCCAGCGCCCCGTCACGGGGCGGAGGCACCCCCATGTCTACGCCTGTGCTGCTCCCCGACAGCCGAGCGCGCAACGACCGCACCATCGAGGTCCGCGGCGCCGATCGCGTGGTCCCCTTCTACTGCGCGAGCTGCGGCGTCGAGATGGGCAAGGCGCCCGCGTCCGACGTCATCGCCTGCGTCACCTTCCTCTGCGAGGCGCAGCAGAACGGGTGCGCGGAGAAGTTCGGCAGTGTGATCGGTCTCAAGAAGGCTGTCACTCCGACGGAGGCGAAGTTCCAGATCTACGCCCAGGCGCAGCTTGAGTGCTTCGGCCACTACCTCACCGTCGACGAAATCACGGTGGTCCTGGCGGACGTCGATCACCGATTCACCAAATTGACCCGGGAGCTGTTCCCGGAATTGGGGCTCTAGGAGCCCGCGAACGCACTGCGCCCAGGGGGGCGCAAGGAGACAAGAACCATGGCGTGCTACTACACCGCTCCGGGGGCGCTGTTCACCACCTCGTCGACGCCCAACACCGCGCTCCTGGCGACGGCGCTGAAGGCTGGCGCGACCCGCGCCATCGCCGTGCGGCAGGCGATCGGCTCCGGCCGTGACACGGCCCGCACCAACCTGAACGCGATCCAGTACGAGCTCATCAAGTGGACGAGCACCGCGACGGCGGTCAACACCGGTGCGACCGTCACCCTCGGGCCGACGGACCCCGGCTTCCAGGCGGCGAAGGGCACCTTCTTCACCTGCACCGGCCAGGGCGGCACCTCGCTCACCACCGGCACCGGCGGCCCGGTGATCCACGGCACCTGGACCTCTTCGCTCACCTCGACGCAGCCGTGGGTCGAGTACAACCAGGACGCCTATCCCACGATCGAAGGCGGCGCGACGATGTCGATCGACACGCGCATGTCGTCCCCGATCGCCTCGGCGCTCTGCTCCTCGCAGCTGAGCGTCGTCGAGTAGTTCCACCTCCGCGGGGCGCTGCCGGTCACTGGGGCGCCCCGCAATGAGGCTTCGCCATGCTCTTTCTCGCGGGGCTCAGCAAGGCGTTCGGCACGGACGCGACCGACTGGCTCGCCAAGCAGCCGGACGACAAGACCGCGTGGGCCGCCTGCCCCGATCCGCGGTGGATGCTGTGGGCCGCGCAGAAGGCGGGCGTGGACCGCGCGCTCATCCTGCAGACGCTGACCCAGATCGTGGGCGTGCCGACCGCGAAGGAGCTGGCGGTGAAGGCCAACCCCGAGCTGGGCGCCGCGGCCATCGTGGCGCACCTGGCGTGCTGCGACGGCAAGCGGCCGGCGGACATGGAGACCGCCATGGCCGTGGCGGCGGACCTGGTGCGCGCCAACATCCCCTACGCGACGCTCGCGGCTGCGGTCCTGGCGGCCAAGTAGATGGGCCTCACCAACGTCCAGCGGGTCGTCTTCGACCTGAGCGGCGCGGCGCTCCCGTACAGCCAGAGCATCGGCACCGTCGCTGTCGGCGACGTGGTGCTGTTCCAAGTCCTCAATCGCACCTCCACGGGTTGCAACTTCTCGGGGCAGATCACCGACTCGGGCGCCGGCAACAACCTCCAGCAGATCACCTTCATCGACGACGGCACGCGCGGCCGGACGGAGCTGTGGGGCTGCATCTGCACCGCCGCCGGCACGATGGTTATCAACATCGGCGCCGGCTCCGCGCCCTATGCCGGCTTCGACCACATCTTTATCGAGATCGGTCAATGGTCGACGAGTGGCGGGACGGCCGCCATTGCCACGCACTCCGAGCTGGCGATCCCGTTCACCAGCTTCACGAGCCTGAGCGGCAACTCGCTCACCTTCGCCCTCGACGGCATCGTCGCCGCCTTCTTCGGTGGCGTCGGCATCGGCAACGACGTACCGACGCCGGACTCGGGTTGGACGCTCACCAATCACGGGGCGCCGAACCAAGCCGTCTGCATGGTCGACAAGGATGTGGTGGCGGCCGACTCTCCGGTCACCCCGCACATCCAGTTCGGCGGCGGCGCTTTCGAGTACGGCAACTGCCTCGCCGTCATGGTGAGCTTCACCGCCTCGGGGGGAAGCGCCACCCCCGACGAGGACGACCCCGCCCCGCCCCGCGCCCCCTCGCGCAGCTGGGCCGCAGCCGCCCTGGCACTGGCGGCGCTGTCCGGCGGCGTCGACGAGCTGCCCCCGCAGGCGGCGGCCACGATCGTCGAGGACGTTCCGGCCTACGCCTCGCCGCCCCCGCTTCTCGCGGCGCGCGCTGCGCCGACGGTCGCACCGGATGAGTCGTGGTTCGCGTCGGCCTACGACGACGAGGCCATCCTCTGCCCCTACCGCTGCGTCGGGCCGGTCGCCCAGCAGCAGCGCACCATCGCGGCACAGGCCGCGGCGTACCAGCAAGGGCCACACGAGGATCTGTGGTTCCAGAGCACGCCGGACGACGCCCCCACGTCAACGTGGGCACCGCCTCCGGTCGCATGGCTCTACGCCGAAGAGGCGAGCACCGGGCTGTCGGCCGCGGCCGACGAGCTTCCGGTCACAACCACATCCATCGTCGACGACCTGCCGACCTGGCAGCCGGCGCCACCTCCCTACGTTCTGCTCTTCGCGGAGGAGGCCTCGCAGGTCTACGCGCCGACGGACGAGAGCTGGTTTGCCAGTGCCGTCGATGACGAAGCGGTGCTGTGTCCGCTCCGTTGTGGGGGGCCGCTCGGTATCCAGCGCACTGCAGCCGCGGCGCAGGCCGCCGCCTCGATGCAGAGCCTCGGCGAAGAGTGGCCGACACCACCGCCGACGGCGATCGTTGACGACGATCCGGGGTTCGTTCCACCGCCGCCTCCTGCCCTGCTCCTCTTCGCCGAAGAGGCGTCGCAGGGCCAGACGGCGCCCGACGATTCCTGGTTCGCAAGCGCGGTAGACGAAGGCCCGCTTTCCTGGCCGCCCCCGCCGTACCCGCTCCCTGCGCCCGGGCTTGTCGCGCCGTTCGACGAGTGGATGCCGCAGCCAGGCATCTTCGGTCTAGACGACGAGGCGACGCAGCCGGTCACCCCGCCGCGGTTCGATCTGCCGTCGTTCGGTCGGGCTGCAGCGACGATTCCGACCTTCGTTGACGAGCTCTACTTCCAGAGCACACCCGACGACACTGAGCCGGGCGCCTATCCGCCGCCGCCAAACCTGCTTCTCTACGCGGAGGAGAGCGCCGCCGCGTTCGCTCCAGCGGTCGATGATGTTCCGTCGATCGTTGACGAGGATAGCTCCTGGCCTCCGCCGCCGCCCTCGCGACGGGTGGCGGTCGTCAGTGGTGCCCACGAGGAAGCGCCCTTCGGCGTCGTCGATGACGACACGGGGGCGTGGTTCCGACCTGCAGCTGCACGGGTTCCCGTTGCGGCGGCTACGGCCGTGGACGAGTTCGTTGGCACGCTGCCGGTGGATGACGAGGTGGTCCAGCCGGTCACGCCGCCGCGGTTCGACGTGCTGGCGGCGCGTGCGTCGGCCGCCGCGTGGGCGAATGCGGACGAGCTCTTCTTCGCCGGCATCGTCGATGACGACCCGACGCAGCTTCAGCCGCCCCCGCCGCAGTGGACCGTCCGGATCGGACGGGCTCCTGACGACAGCGCGGCCGGCCTCTTCCGCGGCGCGCCCCGCCCCCTCTGCGGCCACCTGTCCGAGCGATCGGAGGTGACTGTGGAGTTCGCCGAATGGGCCGAGGGCAACACCCTGCTGCGCGAGTGGCCGGACGCGGTTGCCACCGTCACCGAGGGCGAGGCCGTCTCCGCTGTCCTGACTGAAAGGCGCTGCTGATGGGATCGACCCTCGCCACCGCCCTGGAATACGACCAGGGCAAAGTGATCGCGCTGCGCTGGGATCTCACCGAGAACGCCGGTGCGTGGAGCCCCTTCATCCAGTACCAGGTGAACGACTTCGCGAAGTACCAGTCGAAGACGTGGAAGGCGCTGCGCGCGTCTCTCGGCTCCGCGCCGAGCGAGGGCGCCGACTGGACCGCGGACCCGGCGCGCGTCGATCCCGACACCCTGGCTTTCGCGGTGACGCCGCCGGGGTACTCAACCAAGGTACACACGCTCATCTCGGCGGGCACCATCCTCGAGAAGCGCGGCGCCGGCGTCTACGAGGCGCGCATCAACACCACGCCGGCAGCGGGCATCTGGAAGGCCGAGCTGCTCGGGAGCGGCTCGGGCCAGACCGCGCTGCCCTACTACGCCAAGGTGATCGCGGGCGCCGTGGCAATGCCGTTCACGCCCGGCGTCGATTCAGGCTCGTATTTCAAGCCCCTGCTCCACACCATCACCGCGCAGGAGATCAACGCGGCGGTGCCGGTTCAGGTGGCCTGCGACGACTTCGTACCGACGAGCGCGGTCGCCTTCGTCGTCGGCGGCGCCAACGTCTCTGACCTGGCGAACTGCGATGGAAGCAACTACTGGGTGAACATCGCCATCAGCGACGGGGTCAATCCCTCGCCGTTCAACGCCGGTGACACCCTCATGATCTTCGCGATGAGGTAGCCGATGCTTCGCTTGCTCTTCTCGCTGCTCGGGGCCTTGCTGCTCCTTGCGCCCTCTCCGGCCGCCGCGCAGTCACCGCCGCTGCGCACCATCATGGTGAACGGCACGGCCGTCACCGTTCCATGGTCCGTCCTCAACTTCACTGGCACCGGGGTCACCTACAGCAACGACGCGCTCAACAAGCGCATGGTGATCAACATCTCGGGGGTCTCGGGGTCCACCTCCCAGAACTACCTCTTCGCCGGCCCCACGTCGGGAAGCGGGACTCCGTCCTTCCGATCTCTCGTCCTCGGAGACCTTCCTGGGACGGTCAAGTCGAGGCCCTACTTCGACATCCGCGACTATGGTGCCGTCGCCGGCTCCGACGTGGCGCCGGCGGTGCAAGCGGCGTTCGATGCGGCGTGCGCCGCGGGCACCGGCACGGTCGTCATGCCGTCGCGCGACTCGTCGGGCGCTGCCGTGGTGTGGCTCTGGCAGTCGGCGGTCAGCGTCAACTGCGCGCCCGGCGGCATCGGGCCGTTCCCCATCCTCAACCTCCAGGGTCCGAGCACGGTACTCGTCACCGCTGGATCGGGCGCTCCCTACGTGGCGCTCACCGTCTCCAACGCAAGCCGCTTCACCGTCGAAGGGATCAAGTTCTACGGCACCCGCGACACCGCCCACCCGACGACCGCGCCCAACCCGCTCTCGGGGGTGATCTCGGCCACCAAGGTGCGGGTGCTCCGCTGCGAGTTCAACGGGATCATGCTCGACCGGCCCGTCGGCCCGCTGTGCCTCTTCCCCGACAACGCGGTGGTGTTCGGCCAGGACGTCGAGGTCGACGACGTGGTCTTCGCCGCGGTCGGGGGCTCCTGCCAGGCCGTCGTGCGCGCCAAGGACTACGTCAACCTCTCGGTGCGCAACACCTACTTCATCGACTTCTTCACCCTCGACAACGTGAACATGATTCCGGCCTCCGGCGACTACGTCTATTCGTCGATTGTCGCGCTCGACCCCGACTCAACCACCGACGTGAGCCACTTCGGCGCGAGCCGGGTGCTCATCGACAACGTCCGAATCGACGAGGGGACCGGCGGCGGGGGCGAGCAGGTGATCATCGCCAACACCTTCCCCGTCTCCGGCCGCCCGCCGGTTCCCTACGTGCAGGTGAACGCGGTGCAGGAGATGGTGGGGCCGTCGGCGAGCACCACGGGGCTGCGGATCGAGGGCGCCAAGAAGGTCCACGTCAGGGACTGGCTCGTCTACCACGGCAGCGTCTCGAGCACCGCTCTCCTGCTCCGCAACGTCGACGAGGCCACCATCCAGGGCACCTACACCATCGCCTCGGGCGGGTCGATCACGAAGGTGGACGCCGACAGCTCAGTGGGGGTGCTTCGGCTCATCGACTCGCACCTCAGCGCGTCGGGGGTCACAGCGGTGCAGATCATCCAGGAAAAGTCTGCCTGGCCGTTCAACCTCTTCAACTTCACCAACGCCACGCGCCCGGCGGCCAATGCCGTGCGGCCCGGCGCGCTCATCTGGAACACGCAGACCAGCCAGGTGCAAGTGAGCGACGGCGCCAACTGGCTCATCGTCGGGCCGTAGCCCGGGCGGTGCATCCCTCAACTGCGCCTGTCCCGACAGGCGAGGAGATCCCATGCGCAAGATCCGTCTCGCTCTCGGCCTCACGCTGGTTCTCGGAGTGGGCCCCTTTCTCCCCACCGCCGCGTTCGCCCAGGCCGACGCCGTCGCCGCCGCTGATGCAGCGCCCGTCGTCGCACCCGCACCGCCTGCCGCCGCGCCCGTGCCGCTCGACGACCCAGCCGAGCTCGCGGCCCGCGCCGTGACCGCGGCCGACCAGGGCGACTGGCGGGTGCTGGCGGTTGCGCTCCTCGCGCTCGCCGGCTTCCTCCTCCGCAACAAGACGCCAACCGATGGCGCGGTCGGGGTCTTCCTGCACAGCAAGAAGGGCGCGCTGCTCGTGTCCGCCGTGTCCGCCGGCATCGGATCGGCCGTTCCGGCCCTGCAGGGGGGCGCCAGCGTGCGAGCGGTGGTGATCAGCGCGGTGGCCTCTGCGGTCGGCGCCTTCATGGGGTGGCTCACGCCGGCGCCCGCGGCCGCCAAGGGCGGTGCAGCGGTGGCCGTGGTGGTGGTGCTGATGCTCGGGGGCTGCGGCGCCGCGGCCGGGGACGGCCTGGCCACCGTGATAGTGATGGGCCTGCTGGCGGGGGCCCTCGCCTTCGCCGTCCACGCCATACGCTCGAAGGGCATTCCGATGGTCGTGCTGGCGCTCGCCACGGGGCTGGCGGCCTCGAGCGGCTGCGGCGCCTCGCAGAAGCAGGTCTTCTACACCACCACGATCGCCACCGTGCAGACCCTCGACGAGGGGATCGGCGTTTTCACGAAGTGGGCGGTCGTCGAGGAGGACCACATCGCCGATGGCGCGATCGACGCCTGCAAAAGCAAGGCGACGATGACGCTCTACATGGCCTGCACCAACGACTTCACCGGACCCCGCCGCGCGCCCATCGACAAGGCCAAGACCGCGATCCGCGTCTACCAGGGCGCGAAGGTGGCCGGCACCGGCGCGGCGAGCGTTGACCTCGCAGGCGCGGCGAAGGGCGTGGTCGAGGCCCTGGGAGCCGTTGGCATCAAGGTGGGGGGCTGACCGTGGACTCGATCGCCGTCGCAAAGACCGCCCTCGAGATCGTCCGGCTGGGCGGGCAGACCGTCGCCGGGCTCAACCTCAACCCCGTCGCCACGCTTGCCGCTACCGCGGTCGCCGGCGCCACGCAGGTGGCCCTCAACGCCATCGACAACGCCGAGAAGAGCGAGGCCGAGGCGCTCGCCGCGCTGAAGGCGACGCTGGCCAGCTCGATCGCCGCGGTCGACCAGCGGCTCGGCGACCTTGACGCGGCCCGGCGCGCCGCCGACGACAAGATCGCCGCCCACGCCCCGCCTGGGCAGTCCGACAAGGCCGCCGCCGACCTGGTGGCGGACGTCAAGGCCGAGCCCGGCTCCACCGCACCCTGACGTAGCAGTAGAGGAACCGGCCCCCGCCCCGACTGCGAATCGGGGCGGGAGCCTGACACGACGGGCGCCTGTAGTCGCCTGCCGCGCTGCCGGGGATGCTCCCGCAGGCCCGGTGCGCGATCAAGCCCGTCCTCGGAGCCTGGTCATGCTGCTGCTCGCGCTGCTGGAGGCTGGGGCGTCGGCGTCGGAAGTCGCGGCGCAGGCTGGGCCCGCCACCATCTTCACCGCCATCGTTGCCGTTGCCGGGGCTGTGGGTGCGCTTTCCCTCGGCATCGGTCCCTCGCTCAAAGTCTACGCAGAAGCGAAGGCCGAGGAGCGCAAGGCGGCCGCCGAGGCGCAGAAGGCCGCCGAAGCGCAGAAGGCGGCCGCCGTCGACGAGAAGAAGCTCGCCGAGCACGTCCTCGCGGTGTTCCGCGCCTACTACGGCGACCGCGTGGTGCAGCTGCTCAAGCACCACCTCGAAATCCACGACGCCACCTTCGGCAACAAGGTGACGGGCACCGACGGAATCAAGCAGCACGTCGAGAGGCTCGAGGAGCTTGCCCAGTCCATCGCCGCCGAGGTGAGCGAGATGTACCGCCATCAGGCCGAGGCCCGACACCAGCAAGAACTTGTCGCCGCGGCGGAGCGGGCGATGGCCGGCGGCGGCACCAACCCTGGAACCGGAAGGCGCTGATCCATGACGGTATCGTCTGGCCACGACTCCCTCTCGCCTGCGTCCTCGGCGGTGCCTGCGGCCATCGACGTCGAGGAAGTCACCGATCCGATGCACGCCCTGCCGATCGCGGCGCAACCTGACGAACCCGACGAGCCCGCGCGACTTCCGCCGCCTCCGGCGGGCCCGCGCCGCCGCCACTCGTCCTACGGAGCCACCGAGGCGTTCTGGCGGCGGGGGCTGCCGCTGGCGCTGGTGTGGATCGCGTTCTGGCTGGGCCTGCTCCACAAACAGCAGCTCGCGCGGGCCCTCGGGTTGTGACCGCCATGCCCACCAACCGCATCACCATCGGCGGCATCGGCGTCGAGCAGGTCGGGCTGGCGTTCGTGTGGACGGGGCCGCTCGCCATCGACGCGGACGGCGCACCCACCGCGTATCACCCCGACGGCAAGAGCGGCCTCGACTTCCTGGCGAACGCCGGCAAGCCCGGCAACTGGTACGGGATCGTGACCGACACGGGGACGCGCGGCGGGGCTCCCGTCGTCCAGGGCCAAGGCGACCCGTGCCCGGGGTACTTCATCTCGCCCACCTCGCTCTTCGACCCGACGAAGAAGCGCACCGACCCGCGCCGCTACGTCGACAGCTCCACCGTCCCCTACCTCGCCGTGCCGCCCGAGCTGCGGACGCTGGGCGTGGGGCTGGGAGACGTCGCCCTGGTCGAGTACCACGGCAGGTCGTCGCCGGCGATCGTTGCGGACGTGGGCCCGCGCGGGAAGTTGGGGGAGGGGTCGATCGCGCTGGCCAAAGCGATCGGCGTGCCCGAGTCCCCCCGCCGTGGTGGCACGGGCAACGGCGTCCAGGTGACGCTCTGGCCGGGGACCTCGAAGGGGTGGCCGCGGAGCCTCGACGACATCGCCGCCCAGGTGCAGGGGCTGCGGGCGGGAGCGCCGGCCTGATGCGCGAGTTCACCCAGACCAACACCTCGCCGGGCAACTGCCACCAGACCGCGGTGGCGTGCCTGCTTGAGGTGGGCCCCGAGAAGCTGCCCGACCAGGTGGAGATCGAGTCGAGCGGCCGCAGCTGGCACAACGCGATCCGGGCCTACCTGTACCGCCACCACAGCGGCCTCATGCTCTTCGACCAGGTCCGGTTTCCTCTGTTCGGCGCCCTCGCCCCCACCGGCCACCACCTGATGGTCGGGGAGACGGTGAGGACGCCGGAGAGCGGCATCCTCCACGTCGTGGTGGGCTACCGGGGCCGCGAGGTGTGGGACCCGCACCCGTCGCGCGCCGGCCTCACCCGCTGCACGACGTGGGAGTTCCTGGCGCCCATCGAAGAGGGGTGGCGCGAGACCTGGGACCGGGTGCCCTGCGTCTGCCCGGCCTGCGCCACCTGACCACCGCCGTCCCCGACGGCACGAAGGAGACCTGATGCGTCGAATCGAGCTCGTCACCAACGGCGGCGACCCCCGGATGGGCAGTTCCCAACGCGTGCACCTTGCGTGGGTGGAGATCGCCCCCTTCGTCAGCGCCCGCATGCCCGACGTGGTCGTGTGGGGCAACCGCTGCTTCCAGCGAGAGGTGCGGCCCGACTCCGACCAGCGCGACGCCTTCGACGCCTGGTGGTACGTCGAGTGCTTTGCCGTTATGTCGCTGACGCCGTCGCCGGGCCTGCCGGTCTGCAAGCACGGCAAGGTCGCCGACACCTGCGGCGACTGCGAGGCCGAGAACCCGACGCCGCTGCGCGCGGCGCCCCCGCCGGTCGACCGCACCGCCGTCCAGCTCACCGACGGCTCGCCGGTCACCGCCGACCACCGCGAGATCCGCCCCGACGGCCAGCAGAAGGGCTACGTGGTGCTGTCCGACGAGGAGCGCGCCAAAGGGTTCGTCCGCCCGGTCCGCAGCACCTACGTCCACGAGAAGTGCGGCGGCATCACCACGATGGGCCGTTCCCTCGCCGAGACCTACGCCCGCGATCCGGCGTTCTACTCGGGGACCTTCTGCGCCACCTGCCGCAGTCACTTCCCGGTCGGCGCCGAAGGCGAGTTCGTGTGGAGCGGGACCGACATCAAGGTCGGGACCTGATCGGTAGCCGCTCGGTAGCCGCCGAGGCCCGGATCGGGCCGCTGCCGGCAACTTTCGAGCAACCGAGGACGTGCCGTGCCCGCCCCATCCCCGAAGCCAACCCCCACTGCCCGCCAGATCCTCGCCAAGACGCACCCCAAGCACCTCCACCACGGCGCCAGCTACCAGCGAACCAGGCCCGATGGCGCTCAGGTCTACGCCTGCGGGTGCGGGGACGCGCTGGTGGTGAAGGCCGCCGATCTGGCGAAGCTCTGAGCCGCTGAACCAGTCCTCACATTTCGTCCCGAAAAAGAGGAAACGTCCGTCGCTGGCGATGCGCGCCTGCGGCGCTCGCCGAAACAATCCAGCACAGGAGACCCCGCCCATGAAGACCCTGCTGATCGCCCTCGCGCTGGCTCTCGCCAGTCCCGCCAGCGCCGCCGCCCCCACCGCGCAGCACGCCGCCGGCCCCGCCGCCACGCTCGGCCACGGCTGGGTCTACCTCGGCAGGCTGGGCGCCGACGGTCGCATCTCGTTCGCCACGCTGAACGGCGCTCCGTCATCCATGAAGGCCAGCGTCGAGGGGACGACCACCCGCAAGCTCGACAAGCCGCTGAAGGTCCAGACCATGGAGGGCCTGCGGCTGCGCGGGAGCCCGTCACCGACCGCCGAGGCGCTGGGCCGCATCCCACGCGGAGCCACCGTGCGCATGGTGGGCCTGTACGCCAACTACGGCTTCGTATGGGCCGAGCTGGACACAAGCGGCGCGAGAGTGATCACGGCGAGACTGATGTCGCCGGCCGTCGACGGCTTCACCGGGCGCTCGGGCTACGGCCCAAGTACCGCCAGCACCACCAGAACCACCAGCCGCCGCGGCTGACCCCTCCGGCCCCGCTCCCCGCGGCGGCCGCCCCTCCCGCCTCTGCCCCGTCCGGGGCGCTCCTCCCAGCCAGCTCCTAATTCGTGTCGAAGTAGTAGATCCTGGAAACCGCGCACGGATCTTTCCGGGTTCTTTCCCGGTTCCTACCCCTCCACCTCATGCCCCGCGCGCACCAGCCAGGCCCGCACGCGCTCGGCAAGCTGCTCCGTGGTGAGACCTGCGGCCGGCGCCGCGTACAGCCTCTCGGGGATGGCCGGCGCCTGCGAGATGATCTGGGAGACCGCTCCCGCCGAGACCATCGCCAGCCGCAAGCGCCACGCCAGCCGCTTTCCCTCGTCACCCTGAGGGGCCTCGATCTGCACCGTGGCCGGCCCGATGTAGACGGTGACCCGCACGGGCGGGAGCGTACCTCCGTCAGCCGCCCTTGTCCTCCTGCAGCGGCAGCGACCGGGCGCGCAGCTCGGGGCGCTGGGCGAGGACGCGATCGACGAGCCGATCGAGCTTCTCGCCGGTCCGGCCCTCGTAGAGCTGCGGGCGATCGGAGAAGCGCAGCAGGAAGCGGCCGTCGGGCAGCTGGCGATAGAGGGCGCGGACGGTGGTGGGGAGGCGGCCTGTCACCGGTCGGACTCCGGCCACGCCTCGAACCTCTTGCGTGCCGCCCGCGTGTTGTTGATGCGCTCGACGACGCGGAAGAGCCCCGCCACGTAGAACGTCCCCCACTCGATCCGCTCGGGCTCGGCCCCGGGCGCCGGCTCGATCACGAACAGGCGCGAGCCGCGGTCCCCATTCGTCAGCACCGCCAGACGCTGCCACCCGGCGGCGATCCGGCCCTTCACGCCGTGGCGCCCGACCTTCTCCTGGTCCTGGAGCACCGGCCGCGGTGCGAGGCGCAGAGACAGGCCATCGGCGCCGCCGACGCAGACCGCCAGCCAGGTGGTCTCATCGGCCGCCGCTGCCTCTGCCGCCTCGCGTGCCAGCCGCTCTTCCTGCCCCCTCAGACCGCGTGGCGCGAGCTGGAATGCGTCGACCGATCGGGGGTGCAGGTAGTGGCGCCCCCCCTTCATCCAGCTCGGCAGGCGCTGCGCGGCGATGGCCTGACGCACGGCGTTCTCGTGCACCCCGAGCCGCGCCGCCGCCTCGCCCACGGTCAGGGTGTACTCCGCCGCCAGCGTCTCGACGTCGACCCGGTCCTGCGCGACGCGCTTGCGGAAAAGCAGGTCGGTCATCACCCGGTAGGCGGGATCGGCGAGCACGGCCGCGGTAACCGCGCCGCGAGCCGGGAAGATCGAATGGTCAAGGATCGGGTTGTCGCGCCCGTAGGCCACGGCAATCAGGTCGTCTTCGGTGGCCTTCGGGTCGGCCACCATGCCCTCGAGGCGCTCGAGGAAGGCGACGACGTCCGGCTTGGGGTCCTCGAGCTCGACGCGGTGACCGGTGAGCGTGGTGTGGGTGATGGTGTTGCGCATGGTGTCCTCGCTGAAAAAGGGGGCCCGGGGGTTGCCCGGGCCCCCGGTGGTTCACACCACCTCGGCCTGCCCGAGGTAGCGCAGGAAGATCGCTTCCTGCCGGTAGTGGGCCTTGGCGAAGGCCACGATGGCGGCGAGCTTGTCGCCGTCGAGGAGCGACGCCACCGCGACGCCGTAGATGCGGTGAGTGTCGTCGTAGCGGCGGCCTCCGTCGACCCAGGCGCCCGCCGCCGCGCCGGGGTAGAGGGTGAGCCCGCCGAAGCGGGCCAGCACCGCCGCCTCGAAAGCGGCGTGATCCTCCGCGCTGAACGCCGTGCCGGCGTTGTCAGCGACGGGGATCAGGAACTGCACTTCGAACATCGTGACCTCCTCTTTGGAGCGCCGGGCTTGCTGCCGGCCGGTCAGTCACCGTGACTGATGAAACAAGATATAACACCACCGGTCGCGGTGGTCAACAGAAAAAAAGTAGTGCCGTGATTTTTTTCTGGTCAGGCGAGGAGCTGCCGCAGGTGGTCGGGTACAAAGCCCCCGCGCGGCACCGCTTCCAGGCCCGCGCGGATGATGGCGGAGGCGTCGACGGCGCGCCCGGCGGCGGCTCGGGCCAGCTGCGCGGCGAGGGGCGCGGGCAAGCGCAGGGTGAGGCGCACCTCGTCCTCGAGGACCGGGTCGGCCACCTCGAGGGGCACGCGGTCGGCGGCGACGGCTTCAATCCACCACCTGAGCACGTCGGCCCGGCAGGCGCGGTAGATGGTCTCGCAGGCGTCGTCGAACGCTGCCAGGGCCTGCGCAGAGGCCCGGACCTGCACCACCACCTGGTCGGGGCGCGGCGGGCGGCCGTGGTCGCCGGCCTTGCGGCTCCCTGGTGCACGGCGAGTCGATGGCGGTGCGCTGTGCTCTGCTGGATCGGATGGGAAGTTGACGACGGCGGCGGGGCCGAAGACGAGGCGGGCTTCCGCATCGTAGGCGCGGGCCGCCACCTCCTCGTCATCGAAGGCCCCCAGGTACTTGCGCTTGCCAGCGACGGTGATCCCGGCGACCCACCGTCCATTGGTGAGCGTGACCCCCTTGTAGATGCTCAGGAAGGCGCCACGACGGGGCTTGTTGTGCGAGTTCTCCGCCAGGGTGCAGACGCGCAGGTTGCCGCGGACGTTGTTCAAGCCGTTGCCGTCGAGATGATCCACCACCGTGCCGTCAGGCACATCGAGAACAAAGTGGTGCAGGGACATGGTCACCGACGGAGCGATGCGGGCCGCTGCATAGTGGGTGGCGTTGCCGCCCGCCGTCCGATACGCACGCCACCGATACCGAGCCACGCGGGCGTGATCATCGTCGTCGACGGTAGCCACCATCGCGGCGCCGTCCGGTGTCACGACTCGTATCTCCTTCACGCTTCACCCCCGTGGCGCTCGAGGTACTCCCTGATGGCCATGCGCGCCACCGTGGCCTCCGACTCGCCGATCCGTTCGGCATGGCGGCGCAGGCTCTCTCGCAGGGCCTGTGGTAGACGGATGCCCCAGGGGGGCGACATGCCGCTTGGTTCGTCAGCGTCGAGGGATGGGCGGCCCCGTCGGGGCTTCTTGGTGCGTGCCATTCGTCTGCCTCCAAGGTCCAAAAGGGGCGGCCCGCGGTGGCGCCGCCCCTCGGTGTGGCGGCTACGCCGCCTCGGTCTCCTCGGTGTCAGCCTGCATGCCCTCGCCGCGGAGCAGGCCGGCCGCCTCGCGGGCGAGCCGGGCGGCGGTGAAGACCGCGTACTTGTCGCCGCGGAGCACCTTGATCCAGTGGCCGAGGTAGGGCAGGTGCTGCTCGTCGAGGAGCGACGGCACACCGAAGTCCGCGCAGAAGAAGGCGGCGCCGATCTCGGCGACCAGCTCCTCGGCGGCGTAGGAGTCGCTGCCGAAGCGGCCGGTGAGGTTGCGGGCCTTGCGGCTGGTGTGGCCGGTCCAGTGCACGTGCTCGTGAGCCAGCACCGCGATGTAGGCCGCCTCGCTGTCGAAGGACGCGCGCGGCGGCATGCGGATGACGTCGAGAGCGGGGACGTAGCAGGCGGCGGCGCCACCGTGCTCGACCCGCGCGCCGGTCGCGGCCAGCGCCGCCAGCGCCTCGGCGTGGAGGGTCTCCGGCTCGACCGCCGGCGCCGCCGGGGCGCCCGGCTCCTGCCCGGCCGCCCACTCGATCTGCGCGTGGTTGAAGACGGTGTAGGTGCGCAGCACGGGGCGGCGGCGGGAGCGCTTCTCGGTGGTCTGCTCCCCCTCGCCCTCCGGCTTGTCGCCGGCCTTGCGCTCGACGAACTGGAAGAAAGTGACGAGGGTGCCGTGCTCGCCCTTGCGGACGTGGCTCCCGGGGTAGTTCTTGCTGACCTGGTTGAAGGTGTACCAGCGGGGGTCGGCGTAGCCGCTGAGCCAGACCATCAGCAGGTTGACGCCGCGGTAGACGTGGCCGGTGTGGCCGTTGTGCGGCGCCACGGGCCCGGCGGCGTTGCTGGCGCTCCAGGGCTGCTGCCAGGGCGCGAGCGTGCGCTTGCCGGCGGCGAGCTCCTCGAGGGCGTTCACGATGCGGTCGGTGATCTCCTGGTAGTTGTCGCGAGCCATCGTCGTTCTCCGTCGTTGATGAGGAGAACATAGCGCTCGCTTCGATATTTGTCAAACAGAAAATTACGAAAAACATTCAGGAGGGAACGGAGACCACTCGTCCCCGTCGCTGGCGCGGTACCGCCTCGCTCGTCCCTCCCCCCGGCGCTCGGCGCCGCAGAGGAGGCAGATACAGCGCCCTTGGCTGTCCTGGAAGGCGTGGCCGCGGTCGTCGTCGGCAACGAGATCGGGGTCGATGGCGTCGGGCGGCGGCTCGCGATCGTCGGGGGGATCGGTCATCTGGTCTTGCTCCCCTCTGCTGGCCGCAGCCGGTCCGCAGGGCTGACGCGCCGGTGCCAGCAGGGCACACAGCGCAGGCACAATCGCTCCGAAGTCCGCTCCGCTCCTGCGCAACCGAGCGGATTTTGAGTCCCCTGCGTCTGCCATTCCGCCACCCGGGCGTTCTGCTACTTCACCGTCGCTGACGCCCTCCTCGCATCCACTCCCGCCTCCGTACCTTTCGAGCCCGTTCCGGGCACAGCGGCACCCCCCGAAGGCACATTCCTGGGCACACTGACGCTGACGGCCGCGACGGCTGCGGCCCGGGCGTCGGAGAACGTGTGCGCGTAGCGGTTCACCATGTCGAGCGTCTTGTGGCCGAGGATATCACGGATGACCGCGAGCGGGACGCCGTCGCCGTGGAGGTAGCTGGCGAGCGTGTGCCGCAGGTCGTGCGGACGCAGCTTCCCGACCTTCGCGGTCTCCCGGGCGTTGTGCCAGGCCGTGTAGTGGTTCGACTCGGCGAAGACGCGGCCAATCGCCGGGCCGGGGCCGCGCTGCACCGCCATCATCCACAGCGCCTCCCACGCCCCCTCGTTGAGCGGGACCGATCTCGGCGCCCGGTTCTTCGTGATCGGACCCGGAAGGTCGATCGCGCCGGTGGCGTAGTTGATCATCTCCCAGCGCACCATCGTCGCCTCGGTGGGTCGCATGCCGGTGTTCGCGCGCAGCAGCGCCCACGGCAGCACCTCGCGCCCGCGGGTGCCCCCGAGGGCCGCCAAGAAGCGCAGCAGCTCCTCGCGCGTGAGGATGCGCCAGGCGGCGGCGGTGTAGTGGTGCTCGGGGTTCTTCGCCAGCGGCGCCGCTGGCATGATCTTCGCGACGTTGGCCGCGAACTTGAGCACCTGCCGAAGCGTCGACAGCTCTTTGCAGACGGTGCCGGCGCCGACCTGCTTCATCCGCTCGGCCCGGAACCGCTCCTGTGCTTCGACGTCGATGGTGCGCGGGTCACACTCGGGGCTGAAGAAGCGGCCGATCACGCGCAGGTGTTTCTCGCGCATCTTGTCCGTCTCCGACGAGAACGCCCGACCCTTCGACCGCGCCTGCTCTTCCTTCCACTCGAGGAACTTCACCCCGAGGATCTTGAGCGTGTAGTGGCCCTCGCGCTTGCGCTTCGCCTCGAGCTTGTCGACCTCGTCTCGCTCGACCCGAAGAGCCTCGACGCGCGTGCGCTTTCGTGTGGAGAAACGGACCACGTCTCCGTCGACGTAGAGCTTTGACCAGTAGTACGGGGAGCCGGGTCGTCGGTAGAGGGACACTCGAGGGCCTCCAGCGGGGCGCGTGGTTCGAGAGCCGCGAGCAGGTCTGCGCCACGATACCACCGCTTCCGCCCCGCGGCGCGGTGGGCGACGTGGCGACGGAGCCAGCGCTTCTCCACGCCGAGAAGGGCAGAGGCCTCCTTCTCCGGATAGAGGGCGTTCTCGGCGAGGACGGCGGGCACCGCTATGCGCCTCCCGTGGCCAGCTCGCCGCCGTCGACCACCTCGACGCCATGCCGCCGCCCGACCGCCACCAGCAGCTCGGCGAGCACGCGGCGGTGGCACCTGGTCGCTGTGCCACACCAGCAGCAGAGCACCACCCGCCCGCGCCCGAGCAGCTCGCGCCACGCCGCGCGCCTCCGGCGGTAGCTCGCCCGCATCTCCTCGACGTAGAGCTCGCGGTACCAGGCGAAGGCGAAGTCGAGGCGCTCTTCCTCGGTCGAGCCGATCGGGGCGCCCCTCTTCCGCTTCGCGAGCCGCTTGCAGGCGAGCCCGGCGTCGAGGAGGTCATCCGACGGCGCGAACGGGTCGGCGGCGGCGCCCCCGCCGCGTCGGGTGACGTTGAAGGCGTCGGGCCCGCGGTAGCCGGCGATCTTGGCGCGGGGGTTGGGAAGGCGCGCCGTGTGGACGAGGAGGCGCATCAGCTTCCTTCCAGCAGCAGCGCCACCAGCGCCTCGACGTGTTCGTCTTGCAACCCGCGCTCGAAGTTCGTCTGCACGAGGCGCGGCGTCAGGTGCACCATGTCGCTGTCGTCGTCGACGATGGCAAACGCCTGCACCTCAGCGCCAGCCTCGTCAAGCCACTGCTGGATCTCGTGGCCCCGGTAGCGCGGCGCGCCCTCCGGTGTCCTGTGCAGGCGCGGTGTGGCTCCGATGATGGGACACGGCGGCGGGAAGCCGGCCTCGATGAGCACGCCACGCAGGTTGGCCAGCGAGTTGAGGATGCGCCACGTCGAGGACACCACGATTCGCGCGCCCGTCCGCCTGATCACCTCGGCGAGGCGCGCCACCGCCTCGGGGTCAACGGCGCGAAGGAAGTTCGTCGTGGGCGGCTGGCGCTCCATCCACGCGTGGCTGTTGAGCACGCCGTCGAAGTCGAGGAAGAGGACGCGCATCAGTAGCCGGACGCCTCCATCGCAGCCTCGCGGTCCGCCGTCAGCGACGCCAGCCGAACGATCTCGCCGCGCGGGAAGGTCAGCATCTGGTACGGCCGCCCGGTGACCACGTGCACCACGTCCCCCACCAGCGTGACCTTGACGATCGGCGTGGACTCGCCGTCCACGTCCAGGAACAGCCCGTGGCGCAGCTGCTCGGCGAGCCGCTCCTGTGGCAGGCCCAGCAGGTCGAGCCGCAGGTACCAGGGCTTCGTGGCCGGGAGGCTGTTGCTTCCGAGCTCGCCGACCCACTCCTTCGGAACCGGTGGCCACCGCTCGTCGTCCCCGTAGCCGTCGCCGTCGCGGGATGGCGTGCGCTCGTAGCCGGGCACCGGGAGCCATCGCGCGCCGGTGAAGATCTGGCCGGTGGAGCCTGGCCACCAGGGCGGCTGCACCGCGTGCGGAACCCAGCGGTTGCCGTCGAAGTCACCTTCGCCCTGCACCTCCGACAGCTCGCCCGGGTAGGGCGTGCGGTTCGGGTTGGCGAAGCAGTTGACCTCGTGGCGGCGGATGGACATCGGCCGCAGCGCCTTGCGCTTCCGGCAGTGCTCGCAGCGGTAGAGCGTGACCTTGGTGGTGATCATCTACTTCCCCATGGCGACGAGCCAGCAGGACACGCACCGGCGCGCCCGCGGTGGCCTCGTCGGTTCGCGGCGGCGCAGACACCAGACGCTGTGCCCGCACTCGAGCGTGACGAGCTGGACGAACCCGCCGCCCGGGCGCGGCAGGCACTCCGACGAGCGCACGGCGCGCATCGGCTCCTCGGGGATGACGGCGCCGGCAAGGTCGACGGGACGAGGCACCTACTCCACCTCCAGCAGCTGCCGCAGCGACGGCGTGACTTTCTGGTCGCCGTAGATGCTGGCGCCCTCGATCGAGCGGATGTCGAGCTTGAAGCCCATGGCTTCGGCGATGGCGGCGGCACGGGCCCCGCAGGCCAGGCACACGCGAAGCGCCTCGCTGCTCCCGGGCCAGAGCATCGCGAAGATGGCGTAGGCCTCGCCGCAGTCGCTCGACTCGCATAGCAGGGGATCAGGCTGCATCGTCGGCGCCCTCCGCAGCCAGCGCGCGCCGCGCCGCCGCCAGCCCCGCGCACAGGTCGGCCGGCGAGCCGTCGGCCTTGAACGCGCCCGCGCGGGTCACCGGCGGCGCGTAATCGCCCGGCCCGCGGCTGAAGCGCGCTCCCGTCGGGTGGGCCATCGCGACGATCCGGCGCATGCCCTGGTGGCAGGCGAAGGAGCCCGACGAGTGCACGAGATCCTCGATTGCCTCCTCGCTGTTGTGCTCGTAGCCGGCGGCGCCGGTGCGCTCCGGCGAGCCGGTCCGGAAGGCGCAGTCGGCGCACATCTTGGTGCGCTGGTTGGCCGGGCCCTGCTGCAGAGCCTGCTGCTCGCGATCGTGGACGGGGCGCCAGCAGGTGCAGCCGGCCGGGCCGTCGATCGCGGAGCCAATGCAGCACGGCAGCTCGCCGTTGCCGACGTCGGGAAGTGTGGGGTCGCGCATCAGCCGGCGCTCCTGCGGTCGCGGCGCCGCTCCGCCCACTTCAGCGTCGCGCGGACGACAGCAACCGGCTCGCCCAACTCCGCCGCTAACCTCGCCACGCTCAGCTTGGCGTCGGCCTCGTACCGCTGCAAAAGCGCCTCCCCCTCCTCGGGAGAGAACCGGCAGCGGGCGTGGCCCTTGAGGGTGGAGCCGGCCCAGGGGATCCAGGGCTGGTCGCAGCCGTAGCCGCAGGGCTGGGCCATCACTGCTCCTTCCACGAGCGCGCCTCGCCGTCCCATGCCGTGAGGGCCGCTGCGAGCCGCCGCGCTCGCTGATGACCAGCGGCGCTGTTGCCGGGGAAGATGTCGTTGCCATCGAATACAGCCTTCGCGCACGCCGCAATCCGGCGGAGCACGTCGATCTCCTGGCCGACGCGGCGCTTGCCGTTCATGCCGTTGCCGACCCTGCCTTCGAGTGTCTCCACCCGGCCGGTCAACTCCTCGATGCGCGCCACCAGGGCGTCCTTCTCGTCGTCGTCCATCAGGCGTTCCGCGCAACGAACGGCGCTGCCCGGCGGAGCACCTCGCGCGCCCGCTCGACGTCGAAGGTGTCGGCGGCGGCGCGCACCCCGCTCTCCATGTCGATCCAGAAGTCGCGGTGGACGCGCTGGGCCACGTCCTCGAGCACCTGCGTGACGTTGTCGGGGGTGATGCCGCCGGCGAAGCCGACGCGAACGAAGGACCGCGGGGTGGGCCAGCGCTCGGGCACCGCGCCGCGGCCCCCCGAAGGGTCGAAGAGGACGCTGGCGCGCCCGGGCGGAGCCTCGGCAGCGATCTTGGCCGCGCAGTTCTCCGCCCAGGTCAGCTCCGTCACGCTGCGGGCCTGCAGGATGAACTCGGCCGCGGGGTAGCGCTGGGCCAGCTGGCGCGGGCCCGGGTCCTCAGGGTTCCAGCCGTTGAGCTGCACCCGCTCGAAGGCGCCCGAGAGCCCCCCGACAAAGGAGTGCTCCCCTGCCAGGGCGTCCCGCGCGATGGCGCCGCAGAGGTGGGCCGACAGGCGCATCCCGGGCCCAGCGATGGAGAGGAGCGTGTCCAGCCACTCCTTCGACGGGTAGCGGGGCTGGCCGATGCGCTTCGCCGAGAAGAGGAGTCCCCACTCGACGAAGGGGAACTCGTGCGAGAGCGCCACCAGCTCGCCGGGGTCGACGCCGTCGTCGGCGCCGGTGATCGTCACCATGGTCAGCATCAGCCCACTGCCTCTCTGCGCGCCTCGCGCGCGTCCATGTCCTCGGCCGGCCGCCCGTCGTCCCGGCGCACCCAGATCCCGGTCGAACCCAGGACCCACATCCCGGTCGCCGCAGCCAGCAGCGCGGTGAGCAGCGACTCGGCGATGGCCTTTGCGGCGCCCACCGGCACGGCGTTTCCGATCCGCTCCCGGTGCTTCGCCCGGCTCTTCCCCGCCAGCTGCAGCGGTGCGCCGTCGAGCGTGGCGGGCAGCCCCTGCAGCGCGGCGAGCTCCAGGTCGGTGAGCGGCCGGTGCCACGTCCCGTCCTTCGGGGACAGGATCACCGGCACCTTGCCGTCGGGTAGCTGCTTCACGCCCTGGTCGAGGAGGCGCAGGGCCTCGGCGATCGTCATGGGCTGGTAGCAGGGCGGCAGCGGCGCGCCGGCGGCAATGCGCGGGTCCGCGGCGGCGGTGGCGCTGGCGGGGGCGGCCTCGGCCCAGCCGGCGACGCGCGTGCGGCTGTCGGCCACCGCCAGCGGGCCGTTGTCGATCTGCCCGTGGCCGGTGACGGCGTAGGCCGGGCGGGCGGGGTCGAGCACGCCGTAGGCGCCGCTGGTCTCGCGCGGGGTGCAGCCGATGGCGATGCGCGGGTCGCCCACGCTGGCGGCGCCGCTCGTGGGAATGGTCGCCCCGGTGACGGTGGGGGCGGGCGAGTCCCATGCCCCCATGCGCAGGATGTCGTTGAAGGCGGGGCCCTTGTTCCCGAGGGGGATGCGCGGGTCGGCGACGGAGGGCGCGCCACTGCCCGGCCGCCCAGCCCCCATCACGGTCGGGCCCGGCTCCTCCCACTCGGTGACGGCGTACTTGTTCCGGTGGCGGGTCGGGTTGTCGCAGAGCGCTACCCGCGGGTCGGCCACGCTGTGGCTGCCGTTGCTCGGGTAGCTCTCGCCGCAGACGGTCGCGGCCGCCTCGTCCCAGCCCCCGACGCCGTACCGCCCGCCGCCCCAGGTCCCATTTCCCTCCGCGCTGAGCGAGTTCGGCAATGCGTCGGATTCACCCCGATTTGGAAGGTTATCCGCGGCCACCCTCGGATCGGCGACCGCCGCCACCGCGTTAGAGCTCGACACGCGGGCGGCGCCGGTGACCGCCCCGAGCGGCTCGTTCCAGTCGCCCACCCCCATCAGCCCCGGTGAGCCGTTGAAGCGGTCCGCGTTGCGCGCGGTGGCCCCGTCGTAGGCGATGCGGGGATCTCCGACCGACCGCGGCCCGGTCGACGGGTGGCCACCGCTGGTGACGGTGGCGCCCGGCTCGGTCCACTCCTGCACCCCGTAGGCGCCGTCGTGCCAGTTGACGCGCTCGTCGGCGACTGCAGCGGGCCCGGTGCGCACGTCGGCGCGGCCGCGAACGGTGGCGGCGGGCTCGCCGGCGTCCATCACCCCGAGGGCGCCGCGGCGGGGTGCGTGGTCGAGGGCGACGTGGCCGGCTACATCACCTACAACTTGTTCCTGTTGTTTTCCCGGAACCAGCCTCGGGTCGGCCACCGCCCCCGCCCCGTTGCCGGGCCCGCCGATGACGGTGCGCGCCGGCTCGTCGAACGCGCCCACCGCGTACTTGCCCTTGAACCAGTGCACCTCGCCGTCGGTCTTCTCGCCCTTCTGCTCCCAGCGCTTCCGCGCCTCGGGGTCGCGCGCCTTCATCCCGGGCAGGTCGCGCCAGTCCCCACCCGGCGGGATGAGCGCCAGCCGGATCCAGTTGAGCAGTGACAGCCGCGGCAGCCGGTGCATGGGCCCCGCCGCCTCCGTCTCGGGCAGCGGCAGCTCGGCGAGGATGTCCCCGCAGCTCTTCCCGGGCTTCAGCGGCGGTCGGAACACGTAGGCCGGCACGCGCCCCGGGTGCCGCGCCACCAGCAGGTAGCGGCGCCGGTGCGCCCCGAGGTCCCCGATCCGCCGGAGGTCGTGCGCCTCCTCGTGGAAGACGTACCCGTAGCCCCCGAGCAGCTGGCGCACCTGCATCAGCCACTTCGCCCCCCGGCTGGTCACCCGCGGGACGTTCTCGAGGACGATCAGGCCGGGCGGCGTCGTCCAGGTCTCCAGCAGCAGGAACAAGCCCTTGAAGACCAGGCTGTTCATCTCCTGGTACTTCTCCGTCTCGGCCGTCTCCGACGACAGCAGCCCCGAGTGCCCCTTGCAAGGCGGCGACGTGAAGACGCAGTCGGGCGCGGTCTCGCCCCACGCGGAGCGCAGCTCGGCCGGCGTCATGGTGGCGAGGTCGGCGGCGGTGGCCGGGCCGGAGGCGATCCGCTCGTAGTCCTCACAGGCGAGGGCGTCGAAGTCGACGCCACCGGCGTTGGCGAAGCGGGCGTGGTCGCCGCCCAGGCGCGCCTCGGCGAGGTCGAAGCCGCGGGCACCAGCGCCCAGGCCGGCGAAGAGGAAGCCAGCGCGGAAGGTGTGGCGGCTCATCTCACGCCACCCCCATGAACAGCGGCGCGTCCCCTCGAATCCGCCGCTCGCTCATGGCCACGTAGTCGGGATTCAGCTCGATCCCGATGGCCCGGCGCCTCAGCCGGGTGGCGACCAGGGCGGTGGTGCCGGCGCCGCTGAATGGATCCAGCACGACCGCCGGATTGACGCCCCCCCCCGCGCACTTACACGACTGGCGCCACCCCACGGTCGGCGTCACCGACGGCGCCCACGGCACGCCGCGGCCGAGGTGGTCTCCCGGGCGGTCTCCTTCGCTGCCGTCGGCGATGCTGCGCTGCTTGTTGCCGGAGCGCGGTCCTTCGACCTCCACCTTGTCGCCGACCACGCGCTCCCACGGAGCCCCGCACGCGGAGCAGACGCCGTGCTCCGACGTGCCCGCCTTGATGCAGGGCTCGACGAGGGCGGGCGGGAACGTGGCGAAGTGCGCCTCGGGGAAGGGCTGCGTGCCAATGGTCCAGACGCTGCGGCGGTTGCGGAGCCCCGTGGCGCTCGCTTCGTTGCCGTGGGTCTCCCGGGGCTTCGCCGCGCTGTTGACGAACGAGTTGCCGCCGGTGTAGCTGCCGCCACCACGGAACGAGCGCGCGTTGCCTTTGGCGGCGGTGATCGGTTCGCGAATCGCCTCGGCGTCGTAGAAGTAGGTCGGGGACTTCGACAGCAGGAAGAGGTATTCGTGCGCCTTGGTCGGTCGGTCCGTCACCGACTCCGGCATGGGGTTCAACTTCGACCATATGATGTCCGAGCGCAGGTAGTAGCCCGGCTCAAACATCGACGGCGGCGCCGGGAAGTCCACGTCGCTGCTACCCGTGCGATGCAACAGCTTCAATGCAGCATGCGCCGCCTCCGCGCGCTCCCCCGACGACGGGCAGCCAATGAGGATCCGCGCCTGCTGCTGCTTGGCGACGAGGTACGGATACAACTCGCGCACGAAGTCGCGGCACTCCGCGGTGCGCAGGTTCCAGCGATAGATCGTCTGCTTGCGGCGCCCGTCGGTCTGCTCCGGTCCCTGCGAGCAGATCGATCCCTTGCCGACGAGAGCCATGATGCGCTCGACCACGGCAAGGCTCGTGTTGGCGATCTCGACGCCCGGTCCGTAGCTGTCGCTCTGGCGCTGGTATCCCTGACCGTTGCTCTGCCCTGCCTTGCGCTTGTGGATGAACATGCAGCCTTCGGCGTCGAGCATCGCGGCGAGCCAGATCCGATCCCGCTCGTCGCGGATTGTGCCGGTGTAGTAGGGCGCGCGCAGTGCTTGGGCGACGAGCCAGGGGATGCCGACGAGGTCTTTCTCTTTCAACCCCTCAGGCACCGCGCCGCTTCGCTCCCTCGCCTCGTCGCCCAGCCCCGCGCGCCCGGTCTCTCGACGGCTGCCCCACCGCGTCGCGTAGCTGTCCCCGAGGTTGAGCCACAGTGTGCCGTCCTCCCGCAGCACCCGCCGCACCTCGCGGAACGCGTCAACGATCCGCGCAACGAATTCGTCGGGCGTGCCCTCGAGTCCGATCTGACCGGCGACGCCGTAGTCGCGCAGCCCCCAGTACGGCGGGCTCGTCACGCAGCAGTGCACCGACTCCGACGGCAGCGTGCGCAGCACCGCCAGGGCGTCGCCCTGGAGGATGCGGAAGGGCTGGGCGTCGAGGATGTCAGCCACTGGAGCCCCTCCCCTCGAACGCCGGCCGCATGTCCGGCAGCAGGACCGACACCCGGCACTCGGCCCCGCAGCGCGGGCAGTCGGTCTCCCCCACGTTGTCGGTCTTCCGCTCCAGGCTGTCGGGAGGGGTCAGCTCGGCGCCGCAGATCGGGCAGAAGCGGATGGAGTCGACGTGGGCCACCTACGCCGCCTTCCTCGGCTCGCGCAGGAGCCCCGCCGGGTCGAGCGGCAGCAGCACCACCGCGTCCAGGCGCGAGAGGATCCCGGCCCGGCTCGGGTGGGGGTCGTGCACGACCTTGTTGCCCCGGGCGATGACGCTGTGCTGCCAGGGCAGCTTCGTCTCCGGGTCGACCTCCCCGTTGGCCCGCGGGCTGGTGCCGCTGAGGATGTAGAGGCCCCGGAGGAAGCCGTAGTCGTCGCCGTCGCCCGCCTTCAGGAGCAGGGCGTAGAGCCCCCGCGGCCGCAGCCAGCGGTTCACCGCCCCGATCCAGTCGGCCTCGCCCATGAAGTAGGGCACCTCGGCGAGGTCGATCTCGAGGAGGGAGGCGAGGCAGGCCGAGAAGCAGTTGCCGCCGGGCATGCCGAAGTTGGTCTGGTCGACGGGCTTCATCGCACCCTTCCCGCCCGCCTCCGCGCCCAGTGCACCAGATCGCCGCCGAACCACAGCCCGACGGCGACGGCCGCCGCGCCCAGGTCCAGCACGAATTCCGCCGCCTCGCGCGCCGCGATCACCGCCAGCTTCGCCACGCGACCGGCGAGGATGCGGTGGAGGTCGCCGCGACAGGCCGCGCACTCGCGCAGGTGCCGCCCGAAGGCGTGGCGTGCCGGCGCGTCCATCCGGTCGCTGGCGTAGTAGGGCAGGAAGGCGCAGAGGTCGCTTCGCGAGGTCATGGGGTGGCTCCTTCGATCGCGCGCAGCCGCTCCACCTCGGCGACCGCCGCCTTCACTGAGAGGCCTCCCGCGGCGGGCCGGAACGGCGGCAAGAGGTGGAAGGTGGGGCAGCCGGCGCGGTCCAGGGTGATCGGCGAGACGGGCGTGCCGCGCAGCGCGTGGAAGCGGTGGGCGTCCTCGGCGTCCCAGTGGCGAGGCAGGTTCACCGGCTTCCCCGTCGACGGAATACGCCGGCCACCTGGTTGACCATCTCCGACCCCACCGGCGGCGCCGCGGGCATGGTGCGCCGCAGCAGCCCGCCCGGCGCCCGCTCGAGCAGCTCGACCAGGTCCACCGGCGGCGGCAGCTTCAGCGCGGCCAGCTTCCTTCGCTCTGAGGAGTAGTGGGGCATGGGTCCCTCGTGTCGGTGCGGTTGCTGAGAGCTACCGAGCGCTCGCACACTCGTCATCCTGCGTTCGTGCTAGTACATAGTCAAGCGCAATCTGCAGAGCCCCTGCTCCCCCGTCGCTGGCAAGGTCTACGGCCGCGCCACTACGATGACCTCGATTGCCTGCCCGGTCTCCGCCCCCTCCCAGACCGCCGGCTGCTCGTCGAGGTAGAGTCGGGCACGCCCGTCGTAGATGCTCCGCACGTGCCCGGTGACGCGGGCCAGGATGGCCGGCCTGGGGCGGCGGCCGATCACCATCGGCTCGCCGGCCGGGTAGCCGAGCTCGGCCTCGATCCGCGAGGCCTGCTCCGCCTCGGCGAGGTAGTCACGCGTGCCCGCCACATCCGGGCAGGCGGAGCAGGGAGCGCCAGCCAGCCCGAAAGACCCGCAGCGGCCGCACTGGGCGAGCGGCTCGGGCACCGTCGTGGAGTGCGGCAGAGCCAGGCAGACGTGATGCTCGTCGCGGAGAATCGAATCGCAGCGGGCGCAGGTTGCCATCAGGACGGGTTCCCTTCGGCACCGGCGGGCGGACCGATCACAGCCAGGGCGGTGCGCAGCGCGCTCATCGGGGCCTTGATGGTGGCGGTGACCGAGACCACGTCCTCGTCGCGGGCACCGGCGTGCCGGCGGTTCACGTCCATCAGCAGGCTGCGGAGCGGCTCAAGGAGCGCCTGGACGTCAGGGGACGGCGCCGACTCGGCCGACAGGCCGGTCTCAGCAAGCGCGGCCCGCAAGCCGCCGCACGCCGGGCAGGCCTCGACCACATCGCCGGGGAGCCGGACCAGCTGGCCTACGCCGCCGCAGTAGGCGCAGTCGACCACCGACCGCCGGATCCGGTTCAGCTGGCCAATAGCCGCGTCCCGCTGGGCCTCCAGCTCGTGCCACTGCTCGCGCTTCTTCAGCAGGCCCAGCAGCGACTTCTCCAGCTTCTGCTTCGCATGGGCCTCGGCCTCGCGAGCTCGCTTCACCTCGCCGAGCAGGCGCAAATTGCTCTCGGTCTTGGCTCGCTGTGTCTCGGCCTCGTGGCGCCATTCATCGCGCTGCAGGAGCGCCTGGTTCAGGAGCGCGGCCCGTTCGTCGCGCTGGGCGTCGAGGGCGTCCCGCTCCTGCTCCAGCGCCTCGATCGCGGACTGGGCGGAGCCGAGGGCCCCTTCCGCGGCCGCAACCTGGGAGCGCAGGCCATCCACGGTGGCGGCGACCTGCTGGGCGTAGACGCGGGTTGCTTCCACCAACTGGGCATGGGCGGTGGTGGCCTCGATTACCTTGGCCTTGGCGGCGGCAAGCTCCGCGTCTCGGCGCTCCTCCCAGCACGCACAGCCCGCGTGGTGTGTGGTGCCGGGGGTGTCTTTGCAGGTGGCCATGGTCAGGGCTCCTTGTGAAACAGCCGCTCGCAGATGGCGCACACGTCGTCGCGGCTTTGCTCGCACCGGATCGGCTGCACGTCGTCGGGGTCGTTCTCGCACGCGCGATTCCACAGCGACTCCGGGATGTGCTCCGGGTCCCAGCAGGCGGCGAGGTGTAGGCGGCAGTCGAGGCAGTAGACCTCGACCGTCTGGTCGCAGGGGCCGATGGCAACGCGAAGGTGCTCGCAGGTGGCCATCACGCGCGTCCCTTCGCGGCGAGGGCTCGCCCGGTGCGCTTCTTCGAGGCGGACCGCTTTCGGTACCAGGACCACCACGCTGGCGTCGTCGAGGAGCCCAGGCGCTCGGCGCACGAGGGGCACTCCATCGCCTGCCGGGTGTGGCCGAACTCACAGGCCGGCTCAATCGCACGCCGATGGTCAGCCACTCGCGCCTCCCTTCGCGGCAGGGGAGGCGAGGGCACGGAAGTGCCGCTCTGCCTCATCGAATGCCGCGGCGCGAGAGTTCATGTCGGCAATCGCCGCCGCTTCCGCTCCGAACCTAGTGAACGCGCGACGCAGAACCGCAGCGCGCGCCTTCATGTTGTCCGCCGCCTCCTCCAGCGCCTTGCCCCGCGCCTCCACCAACTCGGCCTTGAGGCGGGCCACGTCGGCGAGGGCGGCATCACGCTCGGCGACAACACGCTGCGCCGCCGCGAAGATGGTCTCCGACTTGCGGCTGCCAAGTACCACCGCGATGTCCAGCAATTCACGGAGGCCGCGGTCAACCTCGTCAATCTTTCGCGCGTAGCTGGCCTTGAAGTAGTCCCGCTCCGCCTCGGCGGCGGCCGCCCGCGCGAGCAGCTTCGCGTTGTCCAGCAGGACACTCGCCAGCCGCGCTCCTCTCGCGCCTATTGCCGCGGGGTCGCCTCCGTGTGACCGAAGTTCCTCGTCTACTTCACCCGCGCTCATCCGCGCGATATCTAACGCATCCATCAGCGCCGCATCGCTGGGATGGATCGGCTTGCCCTTCTCGCCGGGCATGCCGACCAATTGCGCGTCGAACTGCGCGATCAGAGCGGCAGCATCGCCTCCAGCACCTCCCTCACCTTCGCCCGCAGTTCCGCCTTCTCCGCCTCCGGCAGCGCCGAGCAGTTCCCGTTCCCATCTGCCCTCTGCCTCGGTTATCCGGTCGTTATCGACTGTCTCTAGCTCGCGAACCGTCGGCCTCAAGCCCTCCGCGAGAAGGGACCTGATGACGGCGATTCGACGGTTGTTCTTGGCGGACTTGCGCGCCTCCCTGATGTGCTGAAAGAGACGCGATCGCGGGTCGAACGACTGTCCGACGTAGAACGGGCAACCATCCCTAGGATCGATCAGCGCGTAGATGGTCGCGGGCGCGCCGCTGCCCTTTAGTCGATCAGCCGGTCCAGCCTCAGCGCCGTCCTCACTGCTTCCGCCACATCGATCCCCCGTTCCGAGGCTCGCGCGATCACCTGCTCCCGCTCCCGGGGCGTCATGCGCACCTGGGGCAGCAGCGCCGTCCGGGGCTCCGTCGAGGTTGGCTTCCTGCCGGCTCCCTTGCGGGCTCCGCCGTGGGTCTTGGTCGTCTTGGGCATGGGACACGGTATCACTCCTCAATCTCAAGCCGAGCGTCCTCGGCGTCCATGTCGGTCGACGTGGCCTCGATCACGCCGATGCAGCGCGCACCATCGAGGTCGTCAAAGGTGATGCCGTTGCCGCTGGCCTTGGCTTCCAGCCACCGCCGCCACTCTCGGCGCGGCATCCGCCAGATCATCCCGAAGTCGTTGATTAGGACGGTGCGCGACTTCCTCACGACCGCACCGCCTTGGCAAGCTGACGCTGCGCCGCGGCGGTCATGACCGAGTAGAGCGCCTCCATCTTCTCGCGGAGCGCGGCGGCCCTGACGCAGCGACCAGTCAGGAGGGCGGCCTTGCGGGCGGCGTCGATGGCGAGGTAGTCGGCCACGATCGGGAAGGTCTTGTTCGTCGTGTTCATGTCTACAACCTAGCGCCCCCGCTTGAATCCGTCAAGCCAAAATCAACCGTGCGTGTCGTTCTTCTTGTCTGCCGTCGCTGCCGCAAGCTCCGCCACCAGCCGCCCCCTCACCTCGTCCCACTCCGCCACGGCGCGGGCGTAGCGGTCGGAGGCGGCGGCGAGCTGGGCGCGGAGGGAGGCGTTGTCCTGCTCGGCCGCGTCGAGCATGTCCAGTAGCCGCAGCGTAGCAGCGGCGCGGATGACAGCCGGGTCTTTGACCGGGCCATTGAAGTTGCAGGCGGCGCGGATGCTTTGGCGCTCCTGGGCGCTCAGCGGGCCGATGTTCGTTCCGGTGCTCATGGCTTGCTCCTCGCCGCGGCCAGTTCTTTCGTCAGCCGCTCCACGTCGGCGGCGAGGCGGGAGACGGCGGCGCGGGCCTCTGCGGCTGCCCAATCGGGATCGGGACCGATGAGTGCGTTGAGCAGCGCCAGTGCGTCCCCCGTCCCCGCGTCGTGCCGGCGCGCGGAGGGCTGCTGCGCACCGCGCCGCACCTTGGCCTGCGGGCAGTCGGGGTTGGCGCACGCCATGCCGTCGCGGACTTGGCGCTTCCACGAACGCCCGTCCTCCCGGCCTGGTCGCGGCGTGCCGCAGTCGTTGCAGCGCCCGTCGAAGTCAGCGCCGCCCACGGGCTCTCCGATCGCCGGGGGCGCTGCGATGGGGGCAGGGCCCACGTAGTCAGCCATCACACCGTCGACGATGGTGGCGATCGCCGCGGCGCTGAGCTTGCCGATGGCGTCGAGCTTCTCCATCGTCGCGTCGACGGCAAAGACCACGGCGCTGCGCACCACGTCCCGCAGGTCGTCCACCGTGGGCGCAGGCTGCGGCGAGGGGGTGGTGCCGAGATTCCAGCGTCGCACCAGCTCAGCGGCGAGCGCCTCGTCAAGCCCGTCCATCATCGTGGCCACGTACTTGCGCGCGCTCACCGGGCGGCGAGGTCCGGTGCGGATAACGATCTCGCCGTCCTCGCGGTGTACCTCCAGCGTCGTCGGCCACTGCCCGGCCGCACACCCGCTGGCGCACGCGCCCACCCACGAAGACCGCGAAAAGCTGCCGTCGGAGACGGTGCGGACGCCACCCAACACGGTCGCACCGACGGCGAAGGCGTTGCCGCACAGGATGCACGCGCCCGCGTTCTGCGCCTCGGTGGGGCCGCTCCACTTGATCGAGTCGGTGGGCGAGGCCGCCGGCCCCGAAATCACCTTCTCCAGCTCCTGCCACTCCGCCTTGACGTAGCCCTCGGTGCCGACCGCCTTGGTCCAGAGGCGATGGAAGAGGTTCCAGGGCGTGACGGGCTCGGGTGGCGGCGGGTCCGCATTGCCCTTCGCGTCCTTGCCGTTGCACAGGCAGCCGGTCTCGCAGCACCAGATGGCGCCGTCCTGGTCGGGGATGTGCGGGGCGAGGTGGCGGCACACGGCGCAGCGAGGAGGCGGCAGGGTGGTAATCGTCTCGGGGGCCGCGCCGGGCGGCTCCAGCGGCATCCACCCCCGCTCGCTGTGCCAGTGGAAGCGCACCTTGTTGTCGTCGTAGCAGAGGAACTCCACCTCCAGCGGCACTGGCGGATCCGAGGACCACACGAGGCTGTGCTCTGCGTCGAGAATGGGCTGCATGTCGACCGGCAGGACACGCTGGAGGTGGTGACCGGCGGACAAACCATATTCGGCATGCGTGACGCCGTTCGTACGCCTCGCCGCCACCTGGGTGCGCACGTCCCCGAGGTTGGTGATCTTGTACCAGTAGATCAGGCGCTGGCCCGCGGCAGCCTCCAACGTGGTGGTGTGCATCGTGGCGGGGGTGGGGGTTGATTCGGTGCTCATGATCTGTCTCCTGCGTCGCCGGCGTAGCAGTGCAGGCGAGCGCGCGTCTCGGCGTCGGTGGCGTGGAAGGTCTGGCACGGCTGGCACCACGGCGGGCGCTGAGGGGCGGGCTCGGCTTGCGTCGGTGCCTTCGGCGCCTCCCACGGGACGCCGCACGACGGGCAGCGCTTGACCCCGCTCGTGACCTTGTGGCCGCAGAGGCGACAGTGCTGATGCCACAGGCGGTCGGGGCAGATGGTGCAGGTCACTTCCACAAAGTCACCCTCTTTTCTGCTCTGCCGGGATTCCCAGCGAGGCCTCAGCCATTGGCCACCGCCTGCATCTCGGAGAACACGGGGTGCAGGCTCCACCCGTCCTCGCTGGTCGGACCCTGCAGCAGCACGCCGTCGAGCGTGCCGAAGCGCTGCGCGTCGGCAGCGGTGATGTCACCCTCGTAGAGCAGGTACTTCAGCTTGTGCCGCCAGCCCCCGCGCTCCGCCGCCGTGCGCAGGCGGAGGAGGAGGTCGGTGGCGTACCGCGACCAGGCCCCGCGCCCGTCGGCGCTCTCGTAGACGTCAGTGAACCACTGCCAGCCGGCCGACTCCTCCCTGTAGCCCGCCCGCACCGCCCGCCAGTTGCTCCGGTCGTTGAAGGGCTCCGCCCACACCGTCTCGCAGCGATCGGGCCGGATGGCCTCGACGAGCCGCTCCAGCCCATCGTCTTCCAGCACGTCGGGGAAGATCGGGCACAGCATCCCGAACGTCGGCACACCGGCGTCCTGCAGCATGTTCGTCGCGGTGACCCGGGCGAGCGGCGGCGGCGTCCCCACCTCGACGCGGCGCGCCCATGCGTCGTCGAGCGTCCCCGTGGACAGCCCCACGACCACCCGATCGCGGTGCTCCACCAAGAAGCCTCGCACCTTCTCCGACGTGCCCACGACGCTGTTCTTGGTGAGGATGCGGACCCGGAAGGACGTGCGCTCCATGAGCATGCGCAGCGCCGCCGAGGTGGTGCCGCTGTGGAGCGGTGGCCCCGAGAAAGCGTCGGTGAGCATCGACAGCACCAGCGTCTCCCCCGCGCCCCACGTCTTGGGGCGCTTGGCGAGCTGGGCTTCGAGCTTCTCCAGCACATCGGGCCAGGTGAAGGCGAGCTCCGGTGAGCTGCTCGGGTAGAGGCGCCTCCCGGTCACGTCCTCGGTGATGTCGGCGAACCGCTCCCGGTTGATGCGGAGGTAGTTCCCCGTATTGCTGCTGCAGTAGGAGCAGCCGAAGCCGCAGAGGGCCATCAGGTCGAGCTTCCAGGTGGCGAGGTGCTTCTTCGCGAAGCCCGGGGCCCGCCTGATCGGCTCGGCAATCGAGGGCACCTCGACGACGAGGTTACGGGCCATTGGCGGGCTCCGTTTCCTGCGCGGCGCTGACGCTCACGCGTGCGCCCCGATGCGAACTTCGCTCCCGTCGGGCTGCGGGTGCCTGCTCACGTCGAAGCAGCCAAACGAGCTTCCCTCGTCCATCCACCCGATCCACTCGTTGGCCAGTGCGGCGGGAACGTGTGCCACCCAATCCTCGTCTCCCCCGTGCGGGGAGAGTGCCTGGTACTCCGCAGGGGCATCCTCGAACCGCCATACCCGAATAACCGGCTCGCTCACCATCGCCAATGCGGTGCGGAGATCGGCGGCCTCTACGATGGGCATGGTGCCGCGCAGCTCGCACATGGCGAGGATGGAAGTCAGGCGGTCGATGACCTGCTGCCGATCGGGCGTCACGGGCGCACCGGCGGGGCGAGGCGGTCGATGATGGCCAGCGCCACGGGATACCAGCCGAGTGCGCGCCACGTCTCCACCTGCTGGCGCTCCTCGGGAGTGAGGAGGTCGGCGGGCTTGGCCTCGCACTGTGGACAGTGCGTCTTTGCGGGAATCATCACGCCGTTGGCTCCGAAGGTCGCGGGGCTGTACGTCAGCGACGACGCCAGCGCATTGCAGTTGGGGCACCGCATTACCTCTTCCCCTTCCTCGGCTTCCCCGTCCGCATCTGCGGGAACTGCCGCGACACCATCTCGCCGCTCGCCTTCAGCTCGTCCTTCAGCTTCCCGAGCGCCGCCTTTGCCGCGTCCGACGGCACCCACCTGGTGGTGCTGCCCTCGTACCGCTCCATCCCGTTCGACAGCGGGATCGGCGTGCGGCGCGCCACGTCGTCGGCGGCCCCGAGCATCGCCTCCGCCGCCATGCGCACCAGGCGCGCGACCGAGTAGGCCCGGCCGATGGTCTCGAGCGACAGCGCGGCCTTCTCCTCCAGCGCCAGCGCCTTCGTCTCGTCCCCGCTGGCGCGCTCGATGTCGGCCTTGCGATAGAGCCAGAGGGCCTCGTCCTCGCGTCGGCTCAGCTCGCCGCGGAAGTGGTCCTTGAGCAGGTCGATCGCGCCCTCCTCGCTCACCTTGGGCGGCAGCAGCGCCAGCAGCTCCACCGGGTTGATGCGGGCGAAGCGCTCGACGTCGCCGCGGATCGCCGGGCAGTGCCGGGCGGCATCGCACAGCTCGCACTGCGGGCCGGTCGACAGCATCCCGCGCTCGAGGAGCGCCATCGGACCGCCGGCCAGGTAGACGCGGCGCGCGCGCTCGCGGGACTCCATGAGCTGCCCGAGGCTATCGGCGAAGCCCTCGAGGGCGATGCTGTCGCGGTAGGCGCGGTCGGTGGCCCAGCCGCTGGCGATCGGCCGCATCAGCATGGTCTCGGCGTCGTCGGCGCCGGCGACGCGCACGCCGCAGAGGGCGTAGAAGTCGGTCTGTGCGCAGGTGTCGGCGCGGCTCCGGAAGATGAAGCGCTTCAGGTCGGCGACGAACACCGTCGACGGGCTGCGCATGCCGATGATGTCGGTGGTGCCGAGGATCCACTCGCGCGGGTCCAGCGCGGGGTAGCCGGCGGCGCGGCCCGAGACCCGCACCACCTCGCCGGTGCGCACGCGGAGCGCGAAGCCCACCTCGTGCTCGGCCCCCCGCGGGATGGCCGACAGGTCGATGGCGAGGAAGAACTCCACCTCGGCGTCGCGCTCCTCCTCCGGCAGGGACTTCACCACCAGGGCGGCGGCGGACTCGGGGTCCATCTCGGCGGCCAGCTCGACGAAGCGGTGCAGGCGGCTGCCGCCGGCGGCGTAGGGGTTGGCGTGGCGGACCTTCGGCAGCGCGCCGGAGCCCAGGCACACCATCTCCTTCTCGATGGAGCTGGCGGTGAGCTGCGTCGGCGGCAGGTCGGCCGGCTGCAGGGTGAGGGCGGCGGTCATCGCGTCACCTCCGCCGGCGTCCCGCCGCGCGTCCATTCGACCGTGACCTTGCCGGCCACGTCCTCGACGACGACCCAGCCCAGCGCGATCCACCGATCGGCGAAGGCGCGCAGCACCACCTTGCGCGGGCGGACAGGCGGGTTGCGGCGGAAGCACTCGAAGTAGGTGGCCTGCTCCGCCGGGGCGCGGCCCGCCTCGAGGCGGCTGGCCAGGTCGGCGCTCTTGTCCGCGTCGTCCATCACGCGCTCCGCTTCGGGCAGCCGCAGGTGTCGCAGGCGCCGGTGATCTCGTCGTGAAGGCCTCGCATTTCGAGGAGGAGGTCCGAGAGCACCGACTGCCACTTCTTCGCCTGCTCGTAGAGCGGCTGGTCGCAGGGGATGGTGCTGCTCAGCATCTCGACCTTGTAGAAGGCGGTGTCGACGTGGGCGATGGCGTCGTGGAGGATGACGCGGTCCTCGGATTCGAGCGGCTCAGCCATGGGAGTCCTTTCGTCGGAGCCAGCGGAGGCCAGCGCACGCGGCGCGGATCACCCATGCGAGGACAATCACCACGTCGACCAAGGGCCAGACGAGAGTGAAGAGGGTGATCCCAGCAGGCGGGAAGCGTTCGTCCTCCCGGCTGGTCTCATTGAAGAGGCGAAACAGAGCAGCGGTCTGCATCATCCCGGCGAGGTAGAGGGCGATGAGAAGGTCAGCCACAGTCGCGCTCCTTTCGGCTGGCGGTGCGCAGCCGCCGGGCGAGCGCCTTCCACCTGGCCGCGCGCTGGCGGGCGCGGTGGAGCTCGCGCTCGGCCGGGTCGGTGGCGGCCCGGAGCTCGAGCTGGGCGCGCAGGGCGTCGCGCTCGCGCGTGATGCCCTTGCAGCCGCGCTCCAGGGCGGCGACCAGGTCGCGGGCGGTGGCCAGCTGCTTGCGGGCCTCGTCGCGCTCCTGCTGGCGCTCCTGCCACAGGCGGGCGGTGTAGCGGCCGGAGCCGTTGGCGGTGTCGAGCTTCAACTTCAGGGCGTCGAGCTGCGCCTCCAGCTCAGCCACCCGGGCGCGCTGCCGCTCGGCCAGTTCGGTGAGCGCCGCGAAGTTCCGGCGGACGTCGGAGAGGGTCGCCTCCGCTTCAGCCTCCCGGAGCACGGCCACGGTCGACGCGCCGATCACCGACCCCTCCACGTGTTGACGAAAACGAGGAGGTAGACCCCGATCGCGAGCGACGCCCATGGGTGAGCCACGATCCAGTTGAGAAGGTCGACCATCAGAAGACCACGTCGTCGGTGGGGTCGGCCGGCGCGGCGACGGCCGCCGGGCGCTTGCACCCCTCGCCGAGGGCCACCCAGCTGGCGCAGTCGGTGCGGCAGTCGGGGCAGGTGCCGTCGCTGAACTCGGGCACCGGCGCGGCCGGCGCGGGCGCCTCGGGGTACTTCTTCACCATCTCCGCGAGGGTCACCGACGCGTTGCTCCAGGCCGTGACCTTGGGCCCGTCCCAGCCGAGGGCCTCGCTCTCGCGGACGCTGTAGACGTAGTCGCCGACGTTCTGCGAGACGAGGACGCGGGCGGCGGCGAGCAGCGCGGTGGCGTCCTCGGGGGTCACCTGCGAGCCGGCGCCCGCCGCGGTGGGCGCGGTCATCCGGCCGGGGCAGACGCCGGCGCACGGAGAGCAGCCGCAGCCCTCGCAGGACCCCTCACGCTCGCCGACCTCGAGCAGCTCGACCGCTCGCCGGAGCTCGCCGAGCAGCTCGCGGGCGCGGCCGGGCTCTCCGGGGAAGATGCGGTCGATCTCGTCGATCAGCGCCATGGGGCTCTCCGGCTGCTCCTCCTTCGCGGCCCGTTCCAGGAGCTGCGCCATCTCCTGGTCGTCGGCGTGCTCCGCCTCCACCTCGCGCAGCCGCACCATGGCCTCTTCGGGGTTGTCGAAGCGCTCGTCCGCGAGGCCCAGGACTTCGGCGCGCGGTCCGCGGAAGCTGAAGCTCTCGTCGTCGTTCTGAGCGAGGAGCACCTCAGCGACCAAGAAGCCGATGTCGACCGTCGGCCTGAAGGCGACGGCGTACTCGAGGAGGCCGTGGGGGTCGGAGTCGGGCGGGCAGGCGCCGTCGTCTTCGTAGCTCTCCTCGTCATGCGCCGACAGCGCGGCCACCGGCGCCCGGCAGTCGGCGTGCGGGCAGGCGTACTGGTTGCGGCGCCGCGCGTCCTCCTCGCTGATGTCGGTGATGCTGAAGATGGCAGCCCCGGCGTAGGTCGGCGCGCCCACCAGGTGGCCCCTGGGGCAGAGCATCTCGATGCGGGCGAAGCGCGCGCCAAACTGCTCCACGTCGGTGAGGCGGCCCATGTGCTGGCGGTGGCCGAAGACTTCCAGGCAGACCCAGCGCTCCGCCGCGAGCCCGATTGTGACGGTTCCGGTGGTCTCCATGGCTCAGGCCTCCCCCGTCAGCACGGCCAGCTGGCGCACCCGGAACGGCAGCGCCGCCGCGTCCTCGATGGCCATCCGGCGCCGCCACTCCTTCCGGTCTGGGAACCAGGCGAAGCCGTGCGCCTTGACGACGTCCTTCTGCTCGAAGGGCGCCAGCGACACGAACTCGGCCTTCGGGCGCAGGCCGCGCGCCAGCATCGCGCCCAGGTCGGCGCCGAGCTCGCGGGCGCGGGTGAACAGGCGGGCCAGCAGCTCGCAGTCGGCGAGGGCGCGGTGCGCCACCGCCACGCCCAGGTCGTGCTCGAGCGCCAGCGCCACCAGCGAGGGCTCCGGCTTCGTCTGCTTGGGCCACTGCAGATCGCTCTTGCTGCAGACCCAGGGCAGCAGGCGGCGGACCGGCTCCGGGGTGAAGCTCTCGTCGAATGCGGCGTGGTGCGCGACGAAGGCGGTGGCGCCAGCGGCCATCTGCATGACGTGACCCCACACCGGCCCGGCGGCGGGCGCGTCGCGGAGCGCGGCCGGCGGGATCCGGTTGATGTTCTCGCAGGGGTTGTCGGGCGCCTCCATCAGAGAGGAGAACGACTCCAGCGCGGTGGCGTGGTCGATGCTGTAGAGCACCGCGCCCACCTCGAGGACGCGGTCGACCTTGGGATCGAGACCGGAGGTCTCCGTGTCGATGATCAGGATGGTTGCCACGCTCGCCTCCTACAGCTCGTCGGGGGCCGGCTCATCGGCCGGCGGTTGCTGTTGCTGCTGCGCGCGCTTCCTGGCCGCCCACCCCCGGGCCAGCTTCGCGTCGCGCAGCTTGTAGGTCTTCTTCTTCGGGTCGGACTCCTGCGCGGCGAAGTCGTCGAAGACGATCGCCAGCAGGTCGAGGAAGTCCGGCGGGCACTCCGAGAACTTCGATCCCTTGAAGGACTCGCCCGCCCAGTCCCGCGGGTTGAGGCGCACCTCGGGGTCGCCGTACTTGCCGGCCATCTCGGCGTCGGTGGCGATGGAGCCGCCGGCCGACGAGCCGCCCGCTGGCCGCGGCGCCGCGCCCAGGTGGTTCACCAGCAGCGCGAGGCCGCGGAGGATGCGCTCGTCCCGCTCCTTTTCCTCCTTCTGGCCCGCCAGGATGGCGTCGAGCTTCTCGTCGATGGTCGGCATGGGCTACGGCACAACGTCCACGCCGTGGCGCGCGAGCAGCGCGTCGTCGACGTTCACCAGATCGAGGATTGCGACGTTGGTGGCGGGGTCGTAGCTGGCCTGGAGACACGGCCCATCGCCCCCGATCGGCTGCAGCTCGATGCCGCACTGGAGCTTGAGGTAGCCGGAGAGCGCCACAGCCTCGGCCGTCAGCATCCACGGCTCAACTCGCATCACCACGTGCGGCTCCGGCCGCGCCCCCTCCATCCCGGCCTCGACGTTGGTGACGCCGTCGCCACTATCGCAGGTGTCGAAGCCCCACGACTGCAGTAGCGCGACGGTGCGGACGATACCGGGGGTGAGACCGGGAATGGAGGGCGTGGCCATCGCTACCCGTCCTCGCCCGGCTCGCGCGGCGGCTCGGCGGCCGCCTGCTGCTGCGGCTGCTCCTCCTTGCTGGCGATGGTGGCGGCGGCGTTGATGGCGGCCTCGGCGACGCGCTTCTTGGCCGCGGCATGCGCCTCGCTCACCGCCTTGGGCCGAGCCTGCGGCCAGATCTTCAGCGCCTCCTTGGCGATGGCGTCGACGGCGGGCTTGTCGGCGGCGGTCTCGAGGGCGCGGACGATGCGGGGCTCGTTGTCGTCCACCACCTCGGCGTCGACGGGCGGCGCGGGGGCGCGGGGCACGGCGGCGGGCGCGCTCGGCAGCGGCGTCACGTCGCGGCCGGTCACCTCCTCGCGCTCGGCCTCGTCGTACAGGCCCATGATGACGTCGGGAAAGACGGCGCGCGCGGCCAGCGCGGCGGCGCGGTGCCGGCACATGGTGCCGGGGTACTTGGCCCAGTTGCTCTTCGGGTCGATGTTGCCGTCCTTGCCGCCCAGCTGCGCCCGCTTCGCGTCGTCGACCGTGAAGCGGAAGACCAGCGGCTGGCCGCCCTTGCGCTGCACGGTGTAGGCGGCGGAGGTCTCGGTCTGCTCCGTCAGGTCGAAGCGCTCGCACTGGGGCGCCCGCATGCAGAGGGCGACCATCAGGTCGGACGACATGAAGATGCGGCCCTCGACGACGTACAGGCCGCGCAGGGCCGCCGTCGGCGGGATCCCCAGTTCGGAGCCGGTGGCCATCACCAGCATCACCTGGTTGACGTCGCCGTAGGCCCCGAGGATCTTGCTGGCGGCGTAGGTCTTGGCGAGGGTCATGGCCTCGCCGATGTCGCGCGGGGTGTAGGGGTCGAGCGCCACGGCGCCGATGCGCGCGAGGGCGGTGCTTCCGTTCTGGTTCTGCGTCTCCATCTCGTTCTCCTCTCGGGTTGCGCCTACAGCTGGAAGTCCTGCTGCCCGACCACCGCCGCCAGCGTCTCGGGGTCGGCGTCGACGATCTCCGCTGTCAGCGGCGCGCCGTCGCGCACCACCTCGCGGATGGTCTGGATGCCATGCTTGATGGCCAGGGCGTCGATGCGGGCGCGCGCGGCGCGGCCCAGCCGCTCGGCGTTGCGGATCGTCACCAGCCGGTGCCCCTGCGCTGCGGCCATCCGCACGTCCAGCTCGATGCAGGCGGCGTCGTTCAGGATGCCCACCCGAGCCTCGACGAGCCCGTTCATGCCGTCCTCGACCATCACCTTGCCCTCGACGATGGACAGACCCTCCACCGGCAGGCCCTTGGCGGCGTCGGCGATCTGCTTGAGCTTGTCGGCGTCGATGGCGTCGATCTGCTTGGTGTGGTCGGCGTAGCGCGCGCGGTCGGCCTCGATGGCGGCCACCTTCTTGGCGCGCTCGGTGTTCTGGCGGCGAGCGTCGGCGGCGCGGGCGGCGCGCTCGCGCACGGCGCGGTTGTGCTCCTCGGTCGCGCGCCGCGCGGCGGCGTTCTGCTCGCGGGCGGCGGCGATCTCGGCGTCGATGGCGCTGGTGTCGGGGTCGACCAGGGAGGCGGCGGCCTCTTGGGCGGCCCGCGCCTCGGCCTCCATCGCATCGTGGCGCGAGCGAGCGGCGTCGAGATCGCGCTGCAGCTGGCGCAGGCGCTCTTCCATCTCCATCACGTCGGCCCACGCGCTCTTGGCGGACCGCGTCGCCTGCTCGGCGTCGGTGCGAGCCCGCGCGTTTGCCGCCCGCACCCGCTCCACCTCTCCCTTCTTCGCCGCGATGGCCGCCACGTCGACCACGTCGACGATCGGCCGCTCCTCGCCGATGGCCTCCGGCTCCATCTCCGGCAGCGCCTCGCCCGGGTCGCCCTTGGCCTTGATCTCGAGGCCGATCTGGTGGCGCGCGTCGTAAAGCTTCTGCCGCCGATCGTCGAGCGCCTTGGTGTCGAGACCGGGCGCCAGCTTCTTCACCGTGGCGACCTGTTCGGCCGCGGACATGGTCGAGAACGTGCGCCGGCCGATCGTCCCGCGCAGGCCGGCCAGCAGCGTAGTCGGGCTGCCCTTCGTGTCGCGGCCCTCCTTCACCGTCAGCGCCGGCTTGCCCGTCCGGGTCTTGCTGCGCCGCACCTCGTAGTTGCCGAAGCGCACGCCCACGACGGCCTTGTCAGCGTCGTTGCGAATGATCTCGCCGTCGACGTCCTCGCCCATTGCCCAGGCCAGCGCTTCGGTGGCACTCGACTTGCCGGTGCCGTTGTCGCCGAAGATCTCCAGGCTGTTGCCGTTGGGCTCGACGTCGAACTCGGCGATCCCGCGAAAACCCTCGACGGTGAGCTTGATGAGCGGTCCAGGTCCCTTGCGCATTCGGTCCCCCTACAGGCTCGGATTGGTGAGAAGCAGCACCGCCACACCCACCGCCGCGAGCAGCAGGAGCCCCGCGACCAGGGCGAGCGGCCACCAGGGCGGCGGCGCCTGGTAGCGCACCATGCGGGGCTGCGGCTGCGGCGGAAGGTAGGCGGGCTGGCTCACGGCTACGCCGGCCCCTTCGCGCCGTAGTGGTCGCCGGCAGGCGAACCGTTGGCATTGCGGTAGGACTGGCCGTTCTCGCTCACGGCGTGGCTGCCGGGTTCGCCGGAGGGGATGGGCTTGCCGCGGCCGTACTGGTAGAGCAGGTCGGCCGCGATCTCGTCGCGCCCGGGCAGCTCGTCGCTGCCGTTGAAGGCGCGCATCTCGGCGATCGTCTTGGCGACCCCGATGAGGATGGTGCGGCCGGCGGTGTCCTTGCCGTGCATCTCGATGACGACGTCGACCAGGCGCGCCAGGATCGGGAGGCCGGAGCCGCGGCGGCGCAGCTCGGCGACCAGCGACCCGTGCCGCGCGCTCAGGCTGTCGCGCTCCTTGGCCGTGCTGGCGAGCTCGGTCTCGAGCGCCTTGCAGCGCGCGCGGAGCAGAGTCACTTCGTTCGGTGCGGTCGGGGTGGTGGGCTTTTTCGTCGCCATGGTCGTCTCCTTGTTGCGGTTGCTGTCAGGCCCAGCGCAGCGCGGCCGGGTTGATGGCCTCGAGGCGCGCCTTCGCGCGGCGGAGGTCGAGCTGGTACTTCTTGTCGGCCTGCTCGGTGGCGGCGCGCTCTTTGGCGCGCGCCCGCTCGACCAGCTGCTTGAGCAGGGCGATCTGGCGGTTCAGGGGCGCGACCTTCCGCTCGTACTCGAGGTCGGCGGCCTCGCGGGCAGCGTTGCGAGCGTCGAGCAGCGCCTCGCGCTCTTTCACGTAGGTCGCCCACGCGGCGGCCTTCTTGTCCTCGGTGTTCTTCGTCGCCATCGTCATCTCCTTGGGTTGTGCCGCTTCACCGCCGCGCTGTAGGCCGCGCGGGTGACGGCGACGCGGAAGCTGTCGTTGCGCCACATGGCGTCGATCTCGTCCTGCGGGACGTCGGCGCCGGTCTCGATCACGGTGGCCACCATCGGCTCGACCAGCGGCTCGCCGGGGGCGCGGTCCGCGAGCCTCACCAGCACCGCGAACCGCATCGCCACCTCTGCGTCGCCGCGGCAGAAGCTGGCGTCGACCTCGACGACGGGGCCCCTCGGGTCGGGCACGCAGGCGAGGGCGAGCTGGTGGGCGGCGGTCATCGCCCTGCGCCTCGGATCGCCCGCCAGTAGTCCTCGACGCGGACCTTGGCGATGCGGCGCCCGTCGAGCGAGCGAAGCACCAGGCCCTCGACGCGCCCGCCTTCGCCGTCCAGCGCGCACGCGGTCCGGCCCGCCATCCGCTGCACCATCTCCCACACCCCAGCCAGCGTGGTCGGCAGGCCCCCGCTGCAGATCCCGACCTCGGGAACGAGGGGCAGGCGCACCATGGTGGCCAGCGCCGCCAGCGCGCCGACCGGCAGAAACGGCTGATTGCCCTGTTCGCGCCATGACGCGCGTCGGCTCGGCTCCATGACCAGCACGTCGGCCAGCTGCCGCTCGTCGTAGACGATTACGTCGAACAGCCGGAACCCGAGCTGCTTCGTGCTGGTGTACTGGCGCGCCGCCGGCAGGTCGCCGCCGTAGACCTCGCCGAAGTAGACGACCGCGCCCTGAGCCGGCGGCACCTCGGCGCCGAGCCGCTTCGCGATGGGTTTGAGCGCGGCGACGATGCCCAGCTCGGGTGTCTCGATGCGGTCGCCCCGGGCGTAGATCAGCTCCTCGCGACTGCCGAGGAAGTAGTCACCGCCGGGGAGCAGCACGATCCGGCCATTGGTGCCGTCGACCTTCTCCGTCACGTGCACCGGTCCGTCGAAGGGGACGGCCACGTCGTCGGTGAGCCGGCCCTTGACCTGGACGTGGTACGTCGGGATCGACGGGTACTTGGTGGCGCTGTTGAGATCGGAGAGGTTCATTGCTCGTCGCCCTCGCGCGTGGTCAGCGCCGCCAGCTCGGCCGGCGTCAGCCAGCCCTTGCCCTGGCAGAACTTGCAGGGCGGATTGCCGCGGCGCGGCGGGCGGCCCTTGCACTTCCTGCAGTCCACTGCGTTCTTCGGGCGGTCCATCAATCCTCCTCGGGGCTGTCGTCCACGCCCTCTTCGTCGGCGTCGTCGAGGCTCTCGATCCACCGCTCCCGTGCTTCCTCGTCCTGGCGGTCGATGCGTTCGTCGTGCTTGCGCAGCTCCTCGGTGGTCATGCGGTCTCGACCAGCCCGGCCTTCCGCCGAAGGCGCTCAATCGCGCGCTCGGTCGGGCGGGTGCGTTCGGCCCACCGCGTGACCACTCGCTGGCGGTCGCCGACCGCCGCAACCTTGTCGGCCGTCGCCGCGCCCTGCTCCTTCGCGTGCTGGCGCTGCTCGGCCAGCTTCGCGTCGCGGGCGGCCTCGATCGTCTTGATGTTCTCGCGCTCCTCGCGGGCCATCCGCTCGTAGTGCTCGGCCAGCCGGCGACGCTGGTGGACCTCCACCGCGAGCTCGCTGGCGGCGTCCGCGGCGGCCTGCACCCGCGCGCCGGCGCTCAGCTCCGCCGCCTCGTGCTCGGCGATGCGGCGGTCGATCGGCGCCAGCGCCGCCTCGCGCTGCTGCAGGAGTTGCTGCAGGCGGCCTTCCAGCTTCACCAGGCGGCCGTTGCGCTCGCTCGGCGCGGGCTCGGCGGTTGTGGTCTTCTGCGCCGCCTTCGCCGCCGCCTCCACCGCCCGCCGCTGTTCCTGCGGGTAGAGCACGTTGGTGATCTGGTCGTTGACGCAGCCGCAGGGGTGCGACACGCCCTTGCGCACGACGCGGTAGCGGGCCGAGCCGCTGCAGCGCCGGCAGCCGAGCTTCGGGCGCACCGCGAACGTGGGTCCGTTCGTGGCCACGATGACGCGCCGGCACGACTTCATCAGCTCGTCGAGGGCCGGCAACTCGGCTTCGGTCATAAAGCCGGGCGGCACCTGGATGAGCGGTGCCGGGCTCCGCAGCGCCGCCTCCATCGCCGCGCGCTGGTGCGCATCGACCGGAGGTGGCGCGGCCGGGACCAGCGAGGCCAGCGCGCTCAGGTCGATGACACCAGCGTCGCCCTCCACGTGGTAGCCGGGCATGGCCGGGATGGTCTCGGGCGCCGGGTCGGGCGCGACCAGCACCGTGGCGCCCGTGTGCTCCCGCGCCGCCTCGACGAGCGCGTTCAGGTCGGGAGTCCGCTCGGGTTCGATTGTCGTCGGTCCGTTCATTCGGGCACCACCATTCCGGGCAGGTAGACGCTGCGGACCTGGACGCTCCCCGCGTTGAGCATCAGGGTCTCGTCTCCGTCGGCCCGGTGCCGCAGGTAGACGAGCGCGCGGACACCGCCACGTGCGCGCAGCAGGAAGCCGAGGATGATCTTGCGGCGCCCCTCGTCGACGCTCTTCGTCTCGTGAATCAGGCCGCCGGCGCCCTGCACGGCGGCGCCGCGATAGAGAATGCAGGTCTCGGGCTCGAAGAGGTCGGCGCGCAGCGCGTCCACCGAGACGTCGCAGCGCACGGTGAGCGACTGCCGCGGCGCGCCGCTCCGCAGGCGCTCGTGGCGCTCGGCGTGGAGCCGCTCCCAGACGTCGCTCGCGCTCGACTGCGCGCGCTCGACCATGGTGACTTCATCCTCCCCGTGCGTCATCTCCAACTCCAAACGCGAGCCATCGCCCGCATCGCTCAGCCATTCGCCCGGCGCGTGCGCCTGGGCCGTCAGTCACCCCAGACAGCCGCCGCGCGGCCCCCGCCGCGTCAGGCGATCGCCCTTCTTCACGATGCGAACGCTCCTCTTCGCCGCCTCCACAGCCGCGCGCGCGTCCTCGACGGTGCAGCCCGTGCGCTGCTGGTAGAGCTGCTCCGCGCTGACGCGGTGGCCGGCGTCGAGCAGCTCGCGCTCGATGGCGCTCAGCTCGCGGCTCAAGCGGCCCTCGCCACCGGCTGCTCCTGCGGCTCAGGCTCGCCGAGGGCCAGCGCCGCGACGAACAGCGTGCCGGCGACGTCCAGCTCCTGCCCCTCCGGCCACCGCAGGATGTGCAGCGCGGCCAGCAACCCCTGCAGGTACATCTCGTCAGGGTGCGTGTCAGCCTGCGGCCACCGCTGCTTCACGGTGACGATGCGCGTGGCCCAGCGGGTGATGAGGCCCTGCAGCACGTCGAAAGGCGGGCTCACGACTCGATCTCGGGGCAGAAGCGGGCGCGGTACTCGACGAGCATGGCGTCTGCCTCGTCGGACGCGGCCTTGGTGAAATAGGCGCCCTCGGTGTACGGCTCGCAGTTGACGCCGCCGCCGTGGTGGCCGATAGACAGCCGCGCCGCCGCGAACCGCACCCACGCCTCGCGCGCCTTCTCCTCGTCGCGGGCGCGCTGGACCGTGACGGCGTCCGTGATGCCGTACCATCCCCACGACTCGCTACTCCCGTCGGAGCTGGTGTCGGAGGCGCCGCGCGGATCGGCCCAATAGTCGCCGTCGATGTCGGGGCACCACCCCCGACCCTGCAGGTAGTCGGCGGCCTTCACGACTCAACCTCGACGCCGTACATGCGGAGCCACGCGGCCTGCGCCGTGGCGGCGGCCTGCATGATGTGCGAGAGCGCGGCGTCGGGGTCGAGCTTGGCGAAGCGCGAGGCCGCGTTGGCGATGGCGTCGGCGACGCAGCGGCGCTCCTCGGCGGCGTCGCGGGCCTGCTGGATCTGGAAGGCGCGGGACAGTGGGTAGACCGACTCGAACGCAGGATCGAGCCAATCCAGCTCACCGTCGCCGTCGTCGCCGCAGCCGTCGGGGGTCCTCCACCAGCCGCGCGACTCCAGGTACTTCTCGGCGGTCACGGTCGCACCCCCGCCGCCCCGAGCTGGTTGATGGCCTGCCACAGCCCCTCGTAGAGCCGGAGGTACTCCTGCTGCTCCTCGCGGCTGAGGAACTGCCACGTCGAGCCGGGGTTGATCTGCTCGCAGACGCCCCACAGGGTGCCGGCCATGCCAGCCGTGTAGCGATGCTCGATGCGCTGGTCGGGCCGGAACTGCCTGGCGATCCGTTGGACCTGCGGATAGAGGCGCGGGCCCATCCACCGCTCGCCCTGCGGGTGGCCCAGAAGGAAACGGAGCATGGCGTCGAGGTGCGGGGCGGTGGGGTCGGGCGGCGGCGGCACCGCGGCGGCGACCACGTCCTTCGCTGACCGGTGCTCCGGATTCAGCGTCGGCGCGGTGTGCTGGTGGTCGGCGCCGCGGACGTAGTCGTAGCCGATGACATCGAAGGTCCCGGAATTGACCTTGAGTCCGAGCGAGCGGAGCGTCTCCTCTATCTGGCTCTTCACCTTCTCGGAATCTGCCGCCGGCTCGTTGATGACGGTGACGGTGAGCGGCGGCAGGTCGCGGAAGGCGCGGGCGATGGCTGCGGGGTCGACGTCGCGCCACGGCGCCAGTGCCTGCTCGGCTGCCTTCTTCTTCCGTAGCAGGATCTCGCGGGCGCAAGAGCGAGCATCGACCGACCACGGCGCCATGTTCCCGCTCAAGGCGGCCGGCCAATGCCGTGTGCGGTCTGCGTCTGCGGCGGGCCACTGGCCGCGCGCATTCGCGTAGTCGATGCATTCCCGGATTTCGGCCTCGGTCAGGTCGTCGAGGTCCATCGTCCCTCCCTGCGCGCCCCCGCGCGCTCGGTGACGGCCGCCTGAGTCGCCGCCCCAAGCACCCGGGAGGGGTGGGGGCGGGGGACGAGAGCTTGAGGCAGCGGCTGAGGCAGCCGTCGGTGTTGGTGCGACGCAGCCGGGGAGGCCGAGACCCCCGGCGCGCGCGTCGCCGCGCCACCCTCACGCGGGTCAATATCGAAGCGCGCGCCATTTGCGTCTGCGCGCCCCGACTCGCCGCTCGGCAATTGGTAGAAGTGGGCGATGGAGGACCCGCACTCCTCCTTCCCGTTACCCCAGACCCAGTGCGTACAGGAAAGGGCCTGGGACTCGGGCCTGCTGACGCAGGGCACGCCGGGTCTGCGTGCTGTACCGCCCGTGAACTTGTGCGCCTTGGTGGCGCTCTCCGTCCTGCTCGCTACGTCCGTGGTCTCACAGGCCACGCCTCCGGGCGGCAGCTCCTCGGCGGCCATGTCGAGCGCATCGGCAGGAAGCGGGGTCGTCCCGGCCTGCACAGCGGCGGCGTGGTGGGTCCGGCCGGTGCGACCGCCGAGTCCCGCGCCCCAGAGGGGCCGGCTGCAGCAGCGAGAAGCGCCAGCAGAGGAGGTGAACCGCACGAACCGCAGACTAGCTCTGTGCTAGTACGTTTGCAAGCGGATTCTGTGCGAGCGCTAGAACTGCCCCGATTATCGGATGTTGGCTGCGGTCAGGCGGATGTGCTGCAGGTCGCGCAGGCGCCAAAGCATGAACGGCGCGGGCACGTTGAACTTGCTGGCCAGTCGGTCGACTTCGTCCTCGAAGGCCTGCTGCAGCGGCAGCTCCTCCGGGAAGAGGTCGTCGGGCGCGTACCGGTCGAGCACGTCGAAGGGCACGAGCAGCTCGCCGGCGAACAAGTCGCAGGCGATCTCCACAATCGAGGTGGCCAGGTAGCCGGCCGCCTCCAGCGCCCGCGCTGCATTATTGCATTCGCGCTGCTCATGCAAATGTGGGTGCTTCAAGTCGGTCAATAGGTGGTGGAACTCGTGGGCGATGCCAACGCGCTGCGAGGACTGCGGCTCGTCGCGGTTGTAGAAGATCGTCCGTCGACCAATGCCGGCCTCGCACATGGCGATGACGCCCTTTGGGAGGCGCGCCCCGGTGATGCGGACGTCCGGGAAGCAAATGCGCTGGACGGTGTTGGTCGAATAGTCCGGCTCAGCGCCAATGAACCCGCAGCGGTGACGAACGATATAAGCCCGAGCGGTGACGGCAGCATTGTCGAGAAGTGGCAAGGAGGCGGCCCCCTTTCAGTCGATGCTCAGGGCACCGATACTACTCAGGGGAACGACGGAGCGCCTCCGGAAAATGTTGCGTTTCCAGTATCTTGGTTAGTTCTGTGAGGTGCCTTTCAAGGCGTCTTGTTCGATCGACGCAACTTGCAACATCTACCACGGGGCACGAGGACTGCCCATCAGTGCATGGAGTCGCCGGGCTCAAGCCGGTACGCGAATGGCGTGTCCGTCTATCAGGAGATCGGTCGGCGCGTCTCCGCACTTCGTCGGGAACGAGGCCTCACGCAAGAGGCGCTCGCCGAGCGCGCTGGCACGAGCGCGCCGTACATCGCGCGGATCGAGGCCGGCGACCGGCGCCCGACGATCGACGTGCTGGCGGCCGTCGCCAGGTCGCTTGACGTGCCGCTGTGGCGGCTGTTCGCGTCGACGCGGTTGACGGGGCAGGAGCGCGGGGAGGTGGCGACTCGGCGGGAGCTTGCCGATGCTCTGGCAGGGCTGGACGATCAGACCATTCGCCTGCTAGTCGAGGTGGCGCGGCGGATGCGGCGCTAGACCTTCTTGCCGCGGCGCATCTTCGCCTTCGCCTCCAGCGCCCGCTCGAGCTGCTTCCGCTTGGCGGCCTCGATGGCGGCGATCGCCTCAGCTCGTAGGTCGTCGTCGAGGGCCACGGCCTTGAACGCGTAGCGCGGCTGGGGTCGCCAGCCAGGTGGGCGCGGCGGCGGTGACGCGCTCAGGAAGTCGTCGATGGGACGCTCGTAGAGGGCCGCGAGCTTTCCGATGGCGCCCAGGCGAGGGTTGCGCTGGCCGATCTCGTAGCTGCGCAGGGTGTCGATGGACATGCCCGCCAGCTCGGCCGCATCGTCGGAGGTGAAGTCGCGGCCGATCGCCTCGCTGAACTCCCGTCGGAACGCAGCCAGGTTCCGACGGAAGAGCGCCGCCTGCTCCTTGGTGAGGTTGCCGGAATCGCGTGGTTGGGCCATCGCGGTCAACGGTACCGCTGTCTCCGTCGGGAAGAACGCAATTCCGCTTTGTGCTGTTGCCATTGTACTAGTTCCTTGCTAGTCTGCGCTGCCGATGAGCAAGCGCTCGAAGAAGAAGCAGCCGAAGAAGCTGAACGACTGGCCCAATCCGCTGCCCGCCTACTTCTCCAGCCACCCGAAGGACATCCACGCGGCCTTTGCTACTCGGGCCGGGGTGAGCATCGACACCCTGCGCGCGTGGATCCAGTGGAAGCGCCGGCCGGAGCTGGAGGGGCGCCGGGCCTGTGAGCGGGCGAGCTTCGGGGCCATCCCCGTCGCGGCATGGCTGCGTCCGGGGGAGCGGGACGAGGACGGCAACGTCGGCGCTGGCTCACCGAGCGCCGCCTCCAACGCCGCGGCCTGACCATGGTCGCAGCGCTGCTCCTCCTGGCCGCCACCGGTCACCACGCGCTCGCCATCGTGGGCGTTGGCGCGCTCGCCGTTTGCGTTGGCGCGCTCGACTCCACGCTGCGCGGCGGCATCCCGGGCCGCTCCGTTGACCCAGCAGCGGCGCGCTGGTTTGGACCCGCTCCGCGCATGGGCCTGCCGCCGCACCTCGACGCCAACCACACCAACAGCTTCGGCCCGCTGTAGGGCCACCGGAGCCACCGCCATGCCGTCACCGTCCATGCGCTCCAACATGAGACACGACCGACCCGTCACGGTACCGGGAAAAGGTGACGGGGTCGGAACGGGTGCGGATCAGGCGGAGTTCGAGTTCCAGCAGACGGCCGACCCCAACGCGCTCGCCGAGCAGATCGAGGTCGTCTACTCCGCCGCGATGGAGGCGGCCGAGCAGTTCGGTGGCGTTACCAAGCTGGCCGCCTTCGGCGAGCAGCCCATCCCCAAGCTGTCCGCTCGCTTCCGCCGCGGCGACGACGGAAAGGGCAACCGCCAGTACGGCCGCTTCGACGACATCGCCATCATCGCCTGTGACCGCGAGGCGCGCACCGTGTTCCTCGCCGCCCTCGCCGAAGCGTGGGGCTTCGAGCCGCCGCAGCCGAAGCGTGTCCTCACCGAGCGCGAGCAGCTGGTGGCTCTGCTCGACGAGCTGGCCGACAGCAACGGGATCGGGAAGGACATCCTGAAGCGTGCGGCCAAGCGGGCGGGCACGGACGCCGGGGCTTTCCGGAGGCCGCGATGACCGCCCCCTACCTCGGCTTCGCCGCCTACTACGCCGGCATGTTCGCGTGCGCCTCGGTGCTCGCGTGGCGCGGGAGTCCCGGGTACGCGCTGGCGCTTGCCATCGTCTGCTCCCTGCTCGGGCCCGAGGTTCGGGCGAGTCGCTGATGGAAGGCCGCCGCCCCATCGCCAAGCGCCGTCGGCGCCGCTACCGCTGCCGCAACTGCGGCAAGCCGGCGACCTACGTCCGCAAGGACGGGAGCGAGGCGGCCGACCGCGCGCACGACCTCTGCCAGGTCTGCTTCAACGCGGCCCGACGCAAGGGTGAGCGCGCGGCGAAGAAGCTGCTCGCCGACAGCCCGATCGACGACGGCAGCGGGGGAGGGACGCCAGCATGACTTTCCCTTCGCGCCACGCTTCGCGCCCGCTCGGCGACCCCGTTGTCCCGCCGTCCGCCCCCGGCGCCGCCTGCCGCATCACCACGCGCACCGGCTATCCGCGCACGCCCCACGTCACCAAGCGGGTCGGCGAGGGCGTGGTGGTCTGCGCCCTGTGCGGCGCGGCCTGGAGCGAGGGGCGATCGCTGCGGCCTGCCTTCGTTCAGACCGCGCTCGCCCAGCGGGAGTGGAGCCGGTTGGCGGTCGAGCGCCGCTCCGCGGTGGTCGACCACTACCAGCGTCCCTTCGTCCAGTGGTTCAACCCCGCGGCGCTGATCGACGTGGCGCTGGGGATCTGGCGGGGCCGGCCCTGGCTGGTGGTGGGCGCGCTGGCGGTGTTCTGGCTCGCGTACCTCGCGACGCGGCTGGCGAGGATGGCGTGAGCGCCACCGGCAGAGGCGCGGTCCGCAAGCCGCACGACTTCTACGGGACTCCGCGGTGGGCGGTGGACCGCCTGCTCGACGCCGTCGACCTGCCGGGCGGCGCTTGGCTGGAGCCGAGTGCCGGGGACGGCGCCATCATCCGGGCGGTCAACGCCCGCCGCTCAGACGTGCGCTGGCACTCGGCCGAGGTGCGCGGGGAGTGCCTCGGCATCCTCCGCCCGCTCTGCGCTGTCACGACGATCGGCGACTTCCTCGAAGCGGAGATGTACGGCGACCACTTCGACGTTGCCATCCTCAACCCGCCGTTCTCCCTGGCGCAGGAGTTCATCGAGAAGTGCAAGGGGCTGGCGCGGTGGGTGTGCGCGCTCGAGCGCCTCAACTTCCTCGAGGGCGAGGAGCGCTGCGAGTGGCTGCGGGCCGGCCCGCCCGACGTCTACGTGCTCCCCAACCGGCCCAGCTTCACCGGCGAGGGCACCGACTCGATCGCCTACGCCTGGTTCGTGTGGCCGCCCGAGCGCGGCCGGCAGGCGGGCCGGGTGCAGGTGCTGCCGGTGACGCCGGCGAGTGAGCGGCGCGTGCCGAAGCTGGTGCTGCCCGAGGGCGTCGACGAGCCCGCTCAACAGGAGCTGCTCTGATGCTCTCGCGCCCGTTCGGACCCGAGGAGGCGGTGCGCGCCTGCGCCTGTGGCCACCGCATCGTCTGCCGCGTCGGCGACCGCTGCCCCCGCTGCCACACGCCGCTCGTCTCACCCGCGCCCGACCCGCAGGCGGTGCAGCAGACCATGACGCGCTCGGCGCGCCTGCACGGCCGCGAGCACCTGGAGCGGCTGGCGCCCGTGCTCGGCGTGCCCGGCAAGCTAGTGAACGACGGCAGTCGCGTCTTCGGCGTCCTCGAGGGCGATGCCGCATGAACCTCGTCGCGCACATCGAGAGCACCGAGGTGGTGTCTCCGCCGGCCCCACCCGTCACCGCGGTGCGCATCCCTGGGTTCCTCTTCCTTCCGGGCACCGTGCACTTCGACCCGATCCAGCGGGTCCGGGCCTGCGAGGACGCCTTCCGCGTCAGCCAATCGCTCTCGGTCGAACCGTCCCTGTGGGTGGTGGAGACGCGTCGATGCTGAGGCAGATCGTCAACCGGTTCTTCCCCGATCCCGTGCGGCTAACGCCGGTGCAGGCTCCCGCGCCGGCGGTGGTGCTGCTGTCGCTCTGGATCCTGCGGGCCGAGCTGCTGCGCGTCATTGATGGCCGCCGGGCTGACTGCACCGCCCTCACCGCCCACGACGTGCTTCGCGTGCTGCCGTCGATGATCGACGAGGCGGCGGAGGAGATGAACGCGTCCGCCTTCGCAGAGCAGGCCGCCCGCGACGAGGCGGACGGGTGGCCGCGGTGAGGAGACGCTGATGGCGAAGAAGCAGACACGGCGTGCGATCTCGATCCGGGGCGTCACCTACGCCGAGGTCCGCGCCCATTGCGATGCGGGCGGCGAGTCCATGAGCGAGTACATCGAGCGGATCATCGCCGCCGACAAGGTCATGTGCCTGCTGCCCGAGACCGGCTCCGACGAGAAGGTTGAGCGCGAGATCGTGCGACTGGCGTTGGCGTGCTGCGAGGAGCGCGACGACGCCGCATTCGACAGCCTGAATGATCAGTTTTGGAGCCTCGCCCATGCCTACTCCGATCGTCTGAAGTCTGGCACTCCTGCCTCCGCTCCTGTCTATGAACTGCGCCGGCCGCTCGACGCCGACCGCGCACGGCAACCAGCTGCGGCGCCGGTAGCGGCAAGGCCAAAACCGCCGACGGCGGCCCCAGTCACCGCAACTGCGGCGACGGCCGCACCAGCGCAGCGGGGCGCCGCCACCACGGCCGAGCTGCGCGCCCTCGTCACCGAGGAGGCCAACCGCCTGATCCCGCGCCTGCCGACCGGGTACTCGGCGGAGGACCTCGAGGTCGCCGGGCGCGCGGCCGCCGCCGAGGCGGTGCGCACCTTCAATCCCGGCAACGGCGTGCACCTGGTCGACGCGGCCCGGCCGCTCGTGCGCCGGGCGATGACGGATCGGCTGCGGGACCTGCGGGAGGAGGCAACTGCGGCGCCTGCACCAACGGCGACTGCGACGGCAAAGCCGGCTGCCGCGAAGCCCGCTCCCGTCGTGGCAACTGCGGCGGGTGCGACAACGACTGCAGCAAGGCCCCCTGCAACTGCCGGGACGTCGCCTACCGCGACGTCAAGCCCGACAACTGCAAGGGCGATCCGGCGCCCGGGGTTCCACTCCAAGGGCGGCAGCGTCAGCGTGTCCCAGCGCGCCTGGGAGTGGCTGGAGCAGCAGAGTCGGCCCGTATCCGTTCACGACGTGGCGGCAGCGATCGGCGCGAGCATGGGTGCCGTCACTGTCGCGTGCCGCAGCTTCCTGCTGCGCGGCTTCCTCGATGGGCATCCCCAGGCCTACCGGGTCGCCGCGGACCCCAAGCCTTCGCAGCCACGGACGCCGGCTGCACCGCCGCGCGCTGCGGCGCCCGCGGCCTCGGGACCGGCCTGCCCGTGCTGCGGCGGAAAGTCCCTTGGCCCGGGCATGCGCTGCGGAGCGTGCGTCCTCGGCTGCCGGCCTGATGGCGCTGGTGGGTGGCGGCGGGGCGAAGGGTGCCCCGCCGCTGCGGCTGCGGACGTGGAGCCGCCATCGCCTCTCCCCCGTGAGTCGTCGATCAAGGCCGGCCCGCCGCCCGAGCAGACCACCATGCTGGGCCGCGAGGCGACGCCGCCGCCGAAGGCCGCCTGGGATCAGACCGGCGACCCGCGCGCCGCGATCGAGCGCTACGTCGAGACGGTCAAGGGCGACACGGGCGCCAGCCGAGCGCAGATCGTCATGCCGGCGAGCGTCTCGAAGCGCGTCGCGCAACCCTGCTGCCCCTGCTGCGGCCGGGCCACCATGAGAAGCGGCGCGCGCTGCGGCACCTGCGCCATCAGCTGCCGCCGCGATGGCGACGGCTGGAAGCGCGGCAAGATGTGCCCGGCTGGCAACCGCGTGGTCGAGGTCCTCGAGCCGCTCGAAGACGAGGACCACGCCGTGGACGACGAGGTCGAGCCGATCGAGGAGATCGAGGAGCGCCCGCCGCTCCGCCGTGCGCCCGCCGGCTTCCGCCCCGCGCTGCGCCCGCCGCCTCCGATCCCGGAGGGCCGCAACGCCACGGTTTCGCAAGGCCGGCCCGCCGGCGCCCGCGTGGAGCCTGCCAAGCAGCGCTCCGTCGAGGACACCAAGAAGCTCGTGAAGGTCGACCCGATCGCCGCGGTACATGCCGGGCGAGCCGGGGTGCAGTTCTAGGCGCGGGCCAACCCGCCCGCCGAGGGAGAGCACCACCGTGATCGCTACTGGACAGGCACGCTTGCCGCTGGAGGTGAACCTCGCCGAGGTCACCGAGCGGTATCTCGTCTATGCGCTGGTGGACCCGCGCACGGACCAGGTGCGCTACGTCGGCAAGACGATCCGCGGCATCGAGCGGATCCAGGAGCACACCCAGAAGTCCTCGACGAAGCGGGAGCAGACTCACAAGGCGCGCTGGATCCGGCAGCTGGCTGCGGAGGGGTTCACGCCGACGGTGCGTCTGCTGGAAGTGCAGCCGACGCGGACGCGCCTCAACGAGGCTGAGGTCAAGTGGATCGCCTTCGGCCGCGAGCAGGGGTGGCCGCTGACCAATCTCACCGATGGCGGAGAGGGCGCGCTTCGCCGCAGCGCCTCCACCATCGCGAAGTTCCGCGAGAAGATGATCGGCCACCCTACGTCGCCGGAGACCCGGGCGAAGATCAGCGCGTCCAACAAGCGCGCGTACGCCTCGCCCGAGCTGCGCAAGGCGGTTGGAGACCGCGCCCGCGGCAGGAAGCTCTCCGACGAGCAGCGCCTTGCGATCAGCGAGGCCACCCTCCTTCGCTTCGCAGACCCCACTGCGCGTGCCCAGCACGGCGATGCTCAGCGCCGTCGCTTTGCCGAGCAGGGCGTATCGGAGGAGACACGGGCCAAGCTCAGCGCCGCCGGAAAGCGCCGCGTCTTCACCGAGGAGACACGACAGAAGATGCGCGAGGCGTGGAAGCGCCGGAGGGCGGGATGAGAGTCCTTCGCCCCTACCAGGTCACCGCTGTCGAGGCCTCGCTCCGCGAGCTGCGGGACCACCGCCGCGCGCTGCTCGTCATGGCGACAGGCGCAGGCAAGACCGTGTGCTTCGCGTTCATCGCGGAGCATTGGAGGTCGGCTGGTCGCATCCTCGTCGTCGCCCACAGAGAAGAGCTCCTTCGGCAAGCGGCTGAGAAGATCGCGGAGGCCACCAGCCTCTCCACTGGCATCGAGCAGGCCGATCGCCGCGTGCGCGAGCCCCTGCCCGACGTGGTGATCGCGTCGGTCCAGACGCTCCTCAGCCCGAAGCGCCGGGCCGCCTTCGCGCCCAACGCCTTCGACCTGGTCATCGTCGACGAGGCGCACCACGGCACGGCGGCCAGCTACCGCGAGGTGCTCGGCCACTTCTCCACCGCCGCCATCCTGGGCGTCACCGCCACCCCCGACCGGGCCGATGGCGCCCCGCTGTCGACGGTCTACGGCCGCACGGTCTTCCGCTACGGCATCCGCACTGCAGTGCGCGACGGCTACCTGGTCGACATCCGCCGGGCCATGGAGGTGATCGCGGACCTCGACCTGTCCCGGGTGCGGGTGCGCGCCGGCGACTTCGACTCGGCCGAGCTGGAGGCCGAGATGATCAAGGCGCCGGCGGTGGCCTCGGTGGCCGACGCCATCCTGCGGCGCGCCGGCGAGCGGCCGACCGTCGCCTTCTGCGCCGGCGTGGCGCACTCCAAGGCGGTGGCCTCGGCCCTCAACGCCCGCAAGCCCGGCAGCGCCACCTTCGCCAGCGGCGAGGAGCGGGACGGCGTGCGAGACCTCCTCGAGGGCCGGGCGCGCATCCTGTGCAACGCCGACCTGACCACCGAGGGCTTCGACTTCCCGCCGCTCGCCTGCGTCGCCCTGGTGCGCCCCACGAAGAGCGTCGGGCGCGCCACCCAGCAGGTCGGGCGCGGCACGCGGCTGTCGCCCGAGACCGGCAAGGCCGACCTGCTGGTGCTGGAGTTCGTGGGCGGCACGGTGGGCAACCAGGTCACCGCGGTGGACGTGGTCGGCTGCGACCTTCCCCAGCGCGTGCGGGCCGCCGCCGAGCAGCTGCTCGACCAGCAGCCGGGCCTGTCGGTACTCACCGCGCTCGAGCGAGCCGCTGCGGCCGCCGGCTCCAGCCTCGCCACCACCGCCGCGTCGGCGCGCCAGCGCGCCGTGCTCGACCCGATGAAGGTCATCCTCAAACTCGACGGCATGGTGATGGAGGCGCCGCGGCCGGGCGCGAAGCCGGCCACGGCCGAGCAGGTGAAGCTGCTCGAGGCGGAGGGCCTGCGCCTTGCCGGCCTCGACGTGCGCCAGGCCGCGATGCTCCTCGCCGGCATCCGGTGGCGTCGCGGGCACCGCGACCGTTGGGGGCGGACGGTGCCGCTGTGCTCGCCGACGCAGGCAATCGCGTTGGCGGGGTTGGGCTACGACTACGACGTTTCTGCCGTCGAGGCGACGAAGCGGCTGGCCCAGATGCGCGCGGGGGTGGCGGCGTGACGGCGGCTGCACAGACGGCGAAGCCCGTGCCTTGGACCACCCCTCGGGTGATCGAGGCGCTGCGCGCCCGCTACGCTGCGCCGGCCTTTGCCCTGCTGACGGAGGTGCCGGACGGCACGGGCACCCAGAAGGTCCGCACCGCCGACGCCATCGCCATGTCGCTCTGGCCGTCGCGCGGCCTCAGCCTTCACGGCTTTGAGGTCAAGGTCTCCCGCGGCGACTGGCTGAAGGAGCTGGCCAACCCGCAGAAGGCCGAGCGCTTCTGGCGCTACTGCGACTTCTGGTGGCTGGTCCTCGGCGACGCCGCCATCGCTCGCGAGGTGGAGCTCCCGCCGACGTGGGGCCTGCTGGTGCCGCGCGGCGACCGGCTGCACGTGGCTCGCGAGGCGGTGCTGCTGGAGCCGGAGCCGATCGGCCGCCCATTCCTGGCGGCCCTCTTCCGCAAGGTGGCGGATGCCGCGTGCTCGCCGGAGGAGCTGGAGCAGCGAATTGAGGCTGCCCGGCGCGACGGTGAGGAGCGCCATCGGTCGCACCTCGAGTTCGACCTCAAGCAGCTCCGCGAGCGCTACCAGGAGCTGGTCCAGCAGGTCAACGACTTCCAGGCCGCGAGCGGCATCACCATCGCGCACCGCTGGGGCCCGAACGCCCAGCAGGTGGGGCAGGCCGTCCGGCTGGTGCTCGGAGGTGAGAAGGCCACGAAGGACTCGCTGAGCAGGCTCACCGCCATCCGGCATCAGCTCCAACACATCGACACCCAGATTGCCGAAGTTCTCGACGGCCATGCGGCCGCGATTGACCCCGACGACCTGTAACCCCGAGCAGGAGAAACCCATGGCCCGCACCAAAGTGACCGAGACCCCCAAGCCCGAGGCCCCGCCCCCCGTCGCCCTCCTCCGCGTCGAGGAGCGCAACGAGCGCGTCGACATCACGCCCGAGCAGAAGGTCGAGCGCATGAACGTCTCAGCCGGCATGTTCCACGAGGCCAATGCCTTGAAGGACGAGGCCGCCGACTACGCCGAGAAGGCGAAGAACACCAAGAAGAGCTACGAGGCCAAGCGCGCTGAGGCCGAGAGGGTGCTCTTCGACGCGCAGTCCGGGACCATGCTGAAGCCCTACCCGGTGATCGTGGAGCGGCATCCGGTCCGGCCCGCCGAGATGATGGTCTGGCGCGTGGCCGACGGCCTGACGGCAGCCGAGCTGCTCGAGCTGGAGCCGGTCGAGCAGCCGCGGACGGAGGAGGAGCACATCGCCGCGCGCGAGGCCCAGGGCTGCACCCTGATCGAGAGCCGCGCCATGAACCCAGACGAGTTGGCGGTGGCCACTGCCGAGGACCGCGCGCGGGCCAACCCGCCGTTGCCCGGCGTCGACCTTGATCCGCCGGCCATGGCTGGTGATGCAAGCACCACCGACGAGCCTGGGCACGAGTCGGATGACGACGCCGACGAGGAGGCCGAGGGCGACGCCCAGGAGGACGAGGAGGACCTCGACGGCGATCCGGACGACGACGGCGAGGTGGACGAGGGCGAGGAGGAGAGTGACGCCGACGGCGACGACTCCAACGGCGACGAGGACGGCGAGCCCGCCCCGGCCGCTGCCCAGGCGCCCGCGCCGGCCCGCAAGGGCAAGCCGGCCAGCCCCAACGTCATCGCCCGCGTGCGCATCGCCCTCAACGGCCTGGTCGCCGGCGCCACGCTCTCGATGCCCGAGTTGGCCGAGAAGACCGACCACCACCCCGACGACATCAAGCTGGCCATCGAGCAGCTGATCGAGGAGGGCTTCGCGGTGAAGACCGGCAAGGCCCGCGGCACCAGGTACGGGCGCGCGCCGGTGGTGAGCGAGGCGCCGGCCGTGCCGCCGGTCGACGCCGAGAAGGCCGTCGACGAGTTCCTCGAGATCTAGCGCGTCACCCGGCCCATGATCACCTTCTTCGCCAGCGGCGTTCCCCAGCCCAAGGGCTCGGCCAAAGCCATTCCCTACATGGGGAAGGACGGGCGCCCGCACGCGTCGGTCAGCAACGACGCGGGCGACAAAGCGAAGACGTGGGCCTCGCTGGTCACCGACGCGGCGCGCTCCGCCTACCAGGGCGCGCCGCTGTCGGGTGCGGTGGTGGTGCTGGTCACGTTCTACATGCCGAGGCCGAAGGGGCACTTCAACAAGAAGGGGCTCCTCCGGCCGTCGGCGCCGGCACTGCCGACCACGAAGCCGGACCTCGACAAGCTCACGCGGTGCGCGATGGATGCGCTCAAGGGCGTCATCCTCGCCGACGACAGCATCATCACCGACCGCGGCGAGAAGAAGCGGTACGCGACGGGGAGCGCGGGGGCGGAGTTCGTGATCGCCCCGGCCAAGGTGGAGCAGCGGCAACAGCACGTCCAACCCCAGCAGCCGGCACTGGCCGGAGTGGGATAGATGCAGCCCCCTCGCTCCATCGCCACCGTCTACAACGGCGTGCGCTATCGCTCGAAGCTCGAAGCCGACTGGGCGCGCGCTTTCGACGCGGCCGGCATCCGCCACGCCTACGAGCCGGAGGGGTGGGCCTTTGGTGGCGACCTCTGCTACCTGCCTGACTTCTACCTGCCGGAGTTGCGCACCATCGTCGAGGTGAAGGGCATCCTCGACGCTCGCAGTCGGCAGAAGCTGGAAGCACTCGAGCGCGAGGCGCACCTCAACCACGTGCTCCTGGTGCTGGCCGAGGCGCCAGCGGGAGAGCGCTGGGCGCGGGTCGGGCGCGGCTGCGAGCTCGACTACTTCGACGGCTTCAACACCTGCAGCAGCTGTGGTCGGCAGCAGTTCTTCTCGGTATCCGGCTGCCGGGTGTGCACGCCGGCGCACGCGGACGCCAGCCGGGACTGGCAGCCTCCCTACGACGACGCACAGTGGGTCGGGATCTTGCGCTGGTGGGCGCGCGAGATGGTCAAGCACGGCCGCATGGACGACGCCGAGCAGTTCATCGAGGCGGCGGTGCGGCAGGGACAGGGGGCCTGATGGCGCGCCTCGACCTGCCCGAGAACCAGAAGTTCAAGCGTTTGGCGCTGGCGCTCAACGGCATGGCCAGCGGCATGGGCGCCCAGCTCGCGCGGGGCCTGCTCGAGACCCTGTGGAGCGCGGCCTACGAGCGCGCCGACGACTTCCTTGGCGACGCCTTCGACGTGACCCTGGCCGCCGACTGGAAGGGCGACCCCGAGACGTTTGTGCGCCTACTGGTGGCCGCCCCGGCGGGCAAGGCGGCCGGCTTCATCCGATTCGACGAGGGTCGCGGTGGGTACGTGATCCACGACTTCGACCAGCACGCCCCCCAGTGGGTGAAGGTCAAGATGGCCAAGAAGGCGGAACGGGAGGCGGCAGGCCAGACCCTCTCCGACATCCGCCGCGCAGCCGCCTTGAAGAGCAAAACCGCTCGCGCCATGCAAACAGCAGAGTCTTTGCCGGCAACCGAGGAGCAAACCAATAATCGTTTGCCGGCTAAAAATGACAACGGGACGGGACGGGACGGGACGGGACGGGTAGAAGAAGAGCTTCCGCCCGAAAAATCGGGCGGTGGCGCCCAGGGTGTAATTCCGGGTCTGGCGAGCAACGGCACACCGGCCTCGCCGACCAACGGTTCACCGAAGCGCCGGGGGCGTCCGCCGGGCAAGGGCAGGAGCAACGGTTCACCGGACTCGCTGCCTTTCACGATCGCCGACGCCATGAGCGCCGTCGCCCACGGCGTGCTCGTCAACCCGTTCCCTCAGGAGCCGAAGTTCGCGACGAATCTGACCCGTCTCATTCGCCAGTACCCCGACCTCTCGACGTGGCGACGGATCGCTGATTGGTTGGCCTCCGGCGGTGACGGCTGGAACACGGGACGGCGCGGCAAGCCCGACCTCGGCATCCTCATCGCCCGGTTCGGCGGGTGGATGCAGCAGGCGAGCGCGAAGCAGCAGAGCAACAGCGACCAGGTAGCGCCGCCGGACATGGACGGCGACTTGAGCGGCTTCCCGCCGCTCGAGGCAGATCCCAACTGGAAACCCAGGGAGGCATCTTGAGCACCATCGACTTCGACGACGAGCGCCGACGGAGAGACCGCCAGCGTGACGACATCAAGCGGGCGCTGTCGGACCCGGGGCGCGTGGCCGAGCTCCTAGGGCTCACGGAGGGCTCGAAGCGCCAGCAGACCGGGCTTCTGGTGCGCTGCCCGTCGCACAACGAGCGCGACGCCAGCTGCTCGATAACCCGGCACCCCGCCGACGACCTGTTGCGCGTGAAGTGCCACGCCTGCGGCTTCTCGGGTGACGTGTTCCACCTCGTCGCCGCCGTGCGCGGCCTGGCGGTGGACCGAGACTTCGCGGCGGTGGTCGAGGAGGCGCGGCGGCTCGCAGGAATCGCCGAGCTATCGGCGCCGCAGCGCCCATCGGCCCAGGCCTCGACGCCCGACCTTGACGCGGCGTGGGCGGCGCTACCACAGCTGGACGCAGCGGGTCGCGAGTACCTGCGCGGCCGAGGCCTGGACGGCGCAGCCGAGTACTGCCGGACCGTGCCGCAGGTGGCGCCGGCGCAGCTCGGCCAGCTCGCCCGAGAGGGATTCGTGCTGGCGCAGGCGATGCGAAATAGCGCCGGCCGTGTAGTCGGCATCCAAGTGCGTCCGGTCGACCGGAAAGATTTCCGCGTCGTGGGACAGAGCGGAGCGGGCGTGTTCGGCCAGGTGGACCGGGTCGAGGCGGCGCGCGTGGTCGTGCTGTGCGAGGGGTTCACGGACACCCTCGCCGCCCTCTGCGCCCTCGACGCAAGCAAGCCGTCGGCGGTGATCGGCATCGCCGGCGTCAATGCCGTGTCGGCCCTGCACGGGTTGCCGCTCGACGGCAAGAAGGTGCTGGTAGCCACCGACGCCGACACGGCCGGCGACAAGGGTGCGGCCGCGATCGCTGCAGAGCTCGACCGCCTCAAGGCGTCGCCGGTCAGGGCCCGCCCGACCGCCGGCAAGGACCTGTGCGACATGCTGGGGCTCGGGCAGGACCTCCGCGCCTTCTTCCGAGGCGCGGCGCGGGTCGACACGGGATTCCGGCCGGTCTCCGAGCGGCTCGCGACTGAGCGCGAAGCGCGGCTTGCCGAGGCGGGGACCAACCTAGACATCGGCCTGCCCTACCTCGACGCGGCAGTCGGCGGCGTCGGCCCCGGGGACGTGCTGGTGATCGGAGCGCACACCGGCGCCGGCAAGACCGAGACGGCGGCCAACATGGCGGCCGCCAACGCCGCGGCGCGGCGGCGGGTCTTCTACTTCGCCCTGGAGGCGGAGCCGTGGGAGATCGAGCGGCGCCTCAAGTACAAGATGCTGGTTTCGTCAGTGAAGGGGCATCCGCAGTTCAGCCGCATGAACTACCTCGACTGGCGTGCCGGACGCCTCGATGACCTGACCGGGCGCTACGAGCGCGCCGCCGAGGACGCGCTGGCGAAGCGGTACGAGACGCTCCAAACGTTCTACCGGGCGAAGGAGTTCACCGGGTCGAGGCTGCGGGCCATCGCCGACGAGATCCGCGAGGAGGCCGACCTAATCATCATCGACCACCTGCACTACATCGACAACACCGACGACAACGAGAACCGCGGCGTCAAGCGCATCGTCATGCAGATCCGCGACATCGCGCTCGACACGGGGCGGCCCGTGGCTTTGATCGCCCACCTGCGCAAGCGCGACCGCCGCAATGCGCCGCTCGTGCCTGACATCTCCGACTTCCACGGCAGTTCGGAGATCGGCAAGGTCGCCACGAAGGCGGTCATCCTCGCGCCCGCCTACGAACAGCCCAAGTTGCTCGACGGAAAGGGCAACCCGAAGAACTGGATTTGGCCGACCTACGTTCGCGTGGTGAAGTGCCGCCAGGACGGCAGCCGCACCCGGTTCTGCGGCCTCATGTGGTTCGACGGCATCGCGACCAACTACCTGCCGCAGTACGACATCGGGCGCCTCGAGAACGACGACACGAAGTTCAAGCTGCTCGGGCAGAGCGAGTTGCCGTCGTGGGCAATGCAGGCCTGGGAGTGGCGGGCCGAACGGCAGCGCTCCGGCGAGGCGCCGCGGCAGGGCTCGTTCGACGACAAGAAGGACGACGACGATGACCGCTGACCTCCACGACTTCGGCCAGAGCCTCGACGCCCTGATCGAATCCTCCAGCCTGCCCGCGCCAGCCATCCTCGCCGCCCTCGAGGGCCGCGTCGACCTGCTCCGCCATGCCGCCGGCGCGACCGAACGCGCTGTGCGGGCGCGCCGCGCCGCGGACCTCGCCGCGCAGCGCGAAGCAGCCGTCTCGCTGGTGGCCACGGCCTGCCACCTGACCCGTGACCACGTTAGCAGCATCCTTCGCGGCGAGGCCACCGGCTATGGCTCCCGGCGGGCCGAGGTGCTCGAGGAGGCGGCGAAGCACCCGGCGCTGGCGGACGAGCTGGCTGCGCTGCAGCGTGCGGAACAGCGGCGCGCTGCGATGGCAGCATCGCCCGTCGTGGCGCCGCCGCCGAGGCCGAACACGCGCGGCATCACCATCAACGGCAAGTGAGCCATGACCTGCATCGTCGGTATCGCCACCGGAAGTGACGTCGTGATGGGCGGTGACTCAGCCGCGCTCGACGGCTGGACTCACAACCCATGCGCGCACCCCAAGGTCTTCGAGCTTGGTCCCTACGTGATCGGCTTCACGACGAGCTTTCGCATGGGCCAGCTGCTGCGCTACTCCCTCGACGTCCCGGCGCCACCGACTGACGGGGCGGCGCTCCACCGCTTCCTGTGCACGACCTTCGTCGACGCGCTCCGCGACTGCTTCAAGGCCGGCGGCTGGAGCGAGAAGGACAAGGAGAAGGAGAGCGGAGGGCAGTTTCTCGTCGGCGTCCGCGGGAGGCTGTTCATGGTCGACCCGGGCTACGCGGTGCTGGAGCCGGCCAGAGGCTTCGCCGCGGTCGGCGTGGGAGACAGCTTCGCAATGGGGTCGCTGGCGACTGCGCTGGTGAGGACTGCGGAGGAGCGGGTGCGCGAGGCGCTGTCTGTGGCGGCGGAGTGCAGCGCAGGCGTGCGAGCGCCCTTCGTCGTCGTGCGGGGAGGTGGGACGCGATGAACAAGGCTCGAAGGTGGAAACGGCGCCGACGGCGCACGCGGCGCCTAGCTTGGCACCCTCCATTCTCGCTCGCGGTCACACCGCACAACCCCGACTTCGCACGGCCCGCGCCAGCGACGACGATCTACGTCGACCTGCTCGGGCAGAAAGGACAGCGTTGATGGAATCAACAGATGCCCTGTGGGTGCCCTGCAACGCCCCTCTGCCGCCGTGGCTGGTCCTCGACGGCTTCGAGTTCCGGTTGATGGAGCGGCAGGGGCCGAAGGGTCGCGAGGTGGAGGTGTGTGTCGCCGAGGTCGGGGGCGACTTCAAGACCTCGGCCAGCTGCGAGGCGCACGAGGTGAGCGAGGAAGTCGCCGTCGAGATCGCCGCGCACATGGCGCTGGTCTTGACCAAGAACAGCGTCGCCGAGCGGAAAGGACAAGGCTGATGCTCCACAACCTGTTCCAGTTCAACGCGGCCCATGGCGACGAGCCCGACCGCATCGTCACGCGGTCCTTCTGCGGCATCGACGACGCGCCAGGGATGATGCCCGGCCAGCGCATGCCCCCCGGCGAACAGTGCCCCGACTGCGGCGCCGTCTGCGAGCGCATGGTGGCGGCAGAGCACCAGCTCGACCGCGCTTTCGCGGTGGCCAAGCACAACCTGCTGCTGTCGTTCGTGCACGGCGGAGCGCCGAGCGACAAGGGCTACTCGGTGATCGGCGAGGACGGGCGGGCCCTGGTGTCCACGAACTACCGGCCGGCGCAGGCCGAAACGGCGCAGAGCGCCGAGAGGAGCTGAGCATGGAGACGTCACTTCGAATCGCAGGCCTGTCGATCAGTCATCCTTGCTCGCACCTCGTCGTGCTCCACTGGAACGGGATTCAGTGGGCCGTCGAGAGCGCGGTGATGCTGACCAAGGACTTGACCGAATGGCCAAATCCCTGGTGCCTGGTCGTCCTCGATGCGGCGTCCTTCTTCACGATTTACGCGAACCCCGGGAACGGGCAGACCGATGCGCAGGCGCTGGCGGCCGCTGGGTGGCGTGTCCAGCCGCCCGAGCGCGCGCCGGCGCCGCTCAATCCCCGCGAGGAAAGCCTGATCAGGAACTTCGACGAGCTGGTCGCGGAAGGGAGGCTGGTTGCCGACACGGCCGGCTTCGACACGTCGCAGTGGCGCGCGCTCCGCCTCGCCGCGTGGGGCGTGAGGCAGCAGCAGCAGCAGCTCCTGCAGAAGTTCGAGGCCGACACGAGGCAGGCGAGGCTGCAGCACCTGCTGCCGCACCAGCACGACCTGGTGGAGTCGCTGGACGAGTGGATCGAGACCAACCAGCCCATCGCGGTGGTGCTCGGTGACCGCCGCAGCGGCCGCAGAACCGCCGTCGAGGCGTGGGTGAGGACGCTGTCAATAAAGGTGGAGACGGTCACCGCCTCGCTGTCGCCGGAGGACGAGGCCACCTATGCAAAGGTGCGGCAGGACCAGCGCGAGCTCACCGTCATCTTCGACGCCGAGCGCATCGACGCGCGCTTCGTCGTCGACGCCCTCCACGCGGGCCGCGTCGTCCTCGTCAACAACCCGGTCCACAACCGCATGATCTCGTCGTGGCTCTTCCCGCTGGTGGCGGAGCTCAAGGCCAACGCCGCGCTGGGCACCGTCATCGAGTGCCGGCCGTCGCCGCAGGTGACCGTGTCGCCCGAGGTGGCCAAGCTGGCCAGCATCATCGACCCGGAGGCCCGATGACGGCCGAGCCCCAGCAGCCCGCGCCGCTGCCCGCGCGCCGCCGCACCTGCGAGCACGGCGTGGCGCTGGGAGCGTGCGACATCCCCTCGTGCCTCGACTACGCAGGCCACGTCTGCAGGACCATGCCCTGCCAGACGGTCGGCTGCGTCAACAGCCGGCCCGTGCCGCTGCCACCAGAGCTGGCCTTCAAGGAGAAGCTGCGCGAGGCGCACGAGGCCGAGCGCGACAACCCCAACCCTGCTGACTTCCCGCCCGAGGCCGTGACCATCTGGGAGGAGACCCAGCGGCTCGCGGCTCGCGAGTCGAACTCGTCCGCGATGCCGGGGGCAATGTTCTTCCGGGATGAGAACGACAACCCGGTGGGAACGACGGAGCCCTGGGAGTTCCGGCCCCCGCAGGCTCACCCTGACCTGCACCACGACGAGCCGATCGTGCTCGGAACCGGCGATGGCGCGCGCCTCCTATGGCGGCAGGCCACGCCGATGCACACAGGCGGAGCCAGGTACCGGAAGAAGACGCCGCGGAGCCGCGCCCGCATGAAGACCGAGCGCGAGGCCGCGGAGGAAATCGCCGAGCGCGAAGCCGCCGCACGCGATCAGCTCGCCGTGCTCACCGACATCGAGCGCCAGCTGGTCGAGCGCGAGGCGCGCGGGGAGAAGCGAGCGGCCATCGCGCGGGCCATGGGGCTGACCGAGCGGCAGGTGAAGCGAGGCCTCGAGAGGGCGCGGGCAAAGGTGCGGGCGAGCCGGACCACCAAGGCTGCAAGCTGAAGAGGAGCGACCGTGGCGCGAGAGCCTGCCATCGAGGGATACCGCGACATCGCGAGAGCCTTGTCCGAGGCCTGGGGCGTCACGGTCTCCGAGGACGCGGCCTATCGCGCTGCCACGCGCAAGGAGGCACCGCTGCCGACCGACGGCTATGCGGGCCGCGTGTGGACGACCAAATCGGCCGTTGAGAAGTGGGTGAACGAGGAGCGCCTGCGACGGCGGCGGCTGCCAGTGGCTGGCGGTGGCCAACTCGGTCTATTCGAGCTGGACGAGCCCGGTCCGAAGTAGCGGTGCGCGCGATGGGCGCGGCAACCGCGACAGGCGCGAGCGGCGCGGCAGCAGCGGAAGGCGCGGACCCGCTGGCGCGCCCGGGGGTCAAATGCGAGAAACGGGGCGTGCCACACGTGCGCCCGGCGTCAAGGTCGAGAGCACGGGGCCATACACCCCGGCCGGCTTCGGCTTGCCGGTGCGGCCTTCGGGCCAGCTGAGCCCTACGGTTCGGGCGGCGCGGCCGCGCATCGGTCGCGAATGAACTGGAGCACCCTGCAGGTCGGCCCGCCCGGCGATGCAGCGCCTGACCCGCCCGGCTCTGCCGGTCATCGAGGAGGGCGCAGCGCGCGAGGACGATGTGCACGTCGCCAGCGCGTCCCCGGGCGGCGCCGAGCCGAGGGTCTCTCGCTTCGTCTCACCGGGCGAGCGCGTCGAGTCCAAATGGCTGTGACACGGCCAGCCACGCCGCGCTCGCAAGGCATCCGAAGGTCGCGGGTTCAAGTCCCGTCGAGGGCCGGTCACCGCGGTCACACCGCGCCCGCGCCCTCGTAGCTCAGTCGGATAGAGCGTCGGGGGCCAGGTGGGACACCTTCTCGACTTCAGCCACCGCGCCGGCATGCCCGGGCACGCGGCGGGCCGCCGATGGCGACCGCGGCTGAGGTCGCTTTCGCCTACCCCGAGGGCGACGCCATGGACGAGCAACAGGTCGAGCTGACGCAGGCGCAGCATCGCTTCGCCCAGTACTTCGCGCGCTGGATGCGGAAGGCTCGGCGCCACGGGGTGGTGCTGGTGTGCACCGGCAGTCGGCGAGCTGGGATGACCTTCGAGGGCGTCACCGCGCGGTGGCTGGACGCTCGACGCTGACGACTGCGCGTGGGCGAGCCGGAAGAGATGACCGCACGAGGTCCCGTCGAGGTCAAGTTTCTGACCTGCCTCGGCGCGTGAAACGTTGGTGACGACGGCGGGCCATCAAGCGAATCGCCTGCCCGGCTTGTGGGCGCAGGAGATGCGCTTGACGGTTGCACGCTGGCCTGCTGATGGCCGGTGTGAACGGACGGTCACGCGCAATCCTTGCGACCCCCCGTTTTTGAGGGGCTGACCCCGACAGCAGCGGCGC